GGCCAGGTTCTCTCTCGGGCGCGGGCTGGTGAAAAAAATTTTTCGGACTCGCGACGGCCTCGAAGAAACCCGTAGAGGGGAGTGGGGGATGGGATTTTTTGGGAGGCCACGCCCACTGGGAGGCCACGCCCACTGGGAGGCCACGCCCACTGGGAGGCCACGCCCACTGGGAGGCCACGCCCATCGCGGTGGGGCCGCGATGGTGCGATTGCCTACTCAACGCAGCGGTGGTCGTCATAACCTTGATAATGGGGGGAACAGCTATGCTTTCTCCACCGCTTTTCCGCTACCCAGTACCTACTAACCCCCACCAAGTGGTTCTCTGCCCTTTCCCGCGTTACACCCATCCCGCTGCTTGAGTTGCCACGCTTCGCTACATTGGGATGCCCAATTTCCCGCCTTTGCTCTTCGCACTTCCAGCAGCAAATTAGCTCCTCCCCTACACAGGGCTTTTCCAACTTTACTCCACCAGCTTTGGGCTTTGTGCACACAGTATCCTAACCCCCTAGCAAGCCTGTTGTCTCCCCTTCCTCTGGGGGGGATTCATGGCTGCCCCTCAAATTAGATATCCCCACTCCCCTCTACGGGTTTCTTCGAGGCCGTCGCGAGTCCGAAAAATTTTTTTCACCAGCCCGCGCCCGAGAGAGAACCTGGCCCCCCACAGCCAGCGTGTCACCCCCGCAACCCGCGCGAGGCCCTGCCCACTAGATTTCCCAACTCACTGGGTTTCCCAAGCTTTTTTTCCAGCGGACTCCTCCCTTCTGGCTCTGGGTATTTAGCTTCCCTCCCACTTCTCATTCCACTTTCTCCACCTGCACCTTTTCCATCTACTCTCCAACTCGCCGCCATGAAACCAGAGGGAGTTTCGAGGGGCCGCGCCTCCTCTGTCTCCATCTCCATGTGCCCACCGCCACCCAGTGGGGCGCGCCGCGCATCGCTGGGCTGTGCGCCCCCTCTGAGTAGCCGGCCTGCATGCTGCGCCCCATCGAGCGCGTCTCTGAGCTCGTCATCCTCGCGAAGGTCCATGCCTTCGCTAAGCTCGTCCAGAAGCTCCAGCCTGCCTTCTACCGGCTCCCTGAGATCCATCACGCGGGACCCGGAGCGGCTTCCGTCGAGGCCGCCGTCCTACACCGCAATCAACCCAGAGTGTTTACTAGAACGCGGAGCAGAGCGGCCGCGGGCGTGGACGGCGAGCGTGATGAACGCCCCACCGAGTTACTCGGAAGCCCTGTGCCAGGCTCCGCCCGCGTACGAGCTAGTTCCTGAACTTTCTTATCACCCCACCCAAGACCCGCGCGGCGTCTACTCGTCGCGCTCTGACCCCCACCAGCCCTCTCGCAGAAGACAGAACCCGATATGTATTTTTATTATTGTTGTTGCAACCATGTTGTTAATACTGGGACTGTTGCTCAGTATAACGCTCAGCTCGTTAACAAACGGCAAGAAGGAGAAATAAAACAACTGTAGTACCGCACAGGTTAATCGCATTTATTTTTACATGCACCCCTTTCCAAACCCCCTGTAAACTATTCCGATCAGCACCAGAATCTGGAGCATAAGCAGAATGATGTTTATTGCGGCAAACTGCCTGCAGAAGGTTTTGCTGTAGAGCCGCCTTTTGATGCGTCCCATACGGCCACTCGGGTTCTTGTGTTGATCGCAGAAACCATCGAGGTAAACTTCCGATGGTGGTGCGGCCGCCTCGCGGTGATTCCTAGTAACGTTATCTAGATGTAGCACAGCTGGACTTTCAGCGTAGGCATCGGTACAGCGGCCCGTGGGGTCATCTTGTGTAGTGGGTGAGTCGGTGAGTACATTGCTTAAGGTGGAAGAACTTATGCGAGTGTACTCCTCGTTCTCTGAGTCGCTCTCATACCCGTAGGGGCTGACGCGAGCCGGACCCTGCCAGGCCGACGGGGGGAAGGCGACTTTGTCGTACCACACGGTGGAGGGGCGCGCATTGCGCTTCTTTTTAAACAGCTGTGACATTTTCTTAAAGAACAACTGGGATAGCAGCTGTCTTCGCAGAGACTCGCGTCTGGGACGTGGTTCAACGTTGATTGTGGTAGGGTTTGAAACGTGTATGCGCCTCCTCCACGTTGGATCCATGCTTAAACACTTTTGGGTAAGGGGGCGGGGTATGGGGGCGTATGCTTGAAACTCAATCCCCAGCGTTATGCCCGGGGCTAAAAAGCTGCGTTCTCACGCCCGAGGCGATTATTGCCCACTGGGTACGGGGCGCGCTTTTATATGTGAAACGTCCCCCGGTGTGACGCACGTACTACGGTAGTTCTAAATATCGTCCCCGTGGTTGCCTCGGCTGCACATATCGCCTCTGTTCCCGCCGTGCCTGGTGTCGCAGTCCCACCCCTGTAGCCGACATCGATGGGGGCCTGCTGCTCTACCAGACGCAATCGCTCACCGTCGCTATCCGCTCTGGCAGAAGAAACCGAGGTTGTCCTTCGCTGCCTGGCCGGAAGGGTTGTAGACCTCCCGGGTGGAGATGAAGTGCGAATTGCGCCAGATGTCGGGCGGCCCGGGCAAAACTTTGGCTACTTTAAGTTTCCCGGCCCGTCTCGCTTTGCCTATGTGAAGTTTATAGGCAGGGCGTACGCGCTAGGGAGCGGGCGTAAGTTTCTACTGTACCTATCCAGAAACTTTCAGGTCTTTGGCTACGAGGACGGTACCGGCCTACACATGCTCGCCAAGTCCCTACACGATTTTTTAAAGTTCAAAGGACTATCCGACAGGGACCTGGTTGTAGTTGACTCGGTTGCTTTGACCTCGCAGCTGCGACCCCTGACGCTTCCTATACGTTCGACCTCGGACGTAGAAACGCTAGTTGCCGAGGAGGCTACCACAAACTACACTTCTACGGAAAACCTACTGGGCCACACCAAGAGCTCCACGCACCGTCCATTGTGTGTATCGCTCTCCAACGTAAAAACAATTGAGTTGCCCCCCACGCAACCGAGTAGCCAAAGGCCCAAAGGTAAGGGAGGACGCCCTTCAGCTCGCCTCAAGTCTATCCGCGAGGAGACCGTATCGGGAACGGCAAAGCCCCGCGAAGAGTGCAACTCGCCCAGCGAGTACGACTGCCTCACGTCCGAGATGGCAGATTGCGACAGCGACTCGTCTGTAGCCTCCGTCTTTTTTTAATAAAAAACAAAACACCAAATACAGTCTGAATTTATCGTTTATTTGCTCGCTGGCGCTCTTTGGCTGAGGTGATACCCCTCGCCACGCTTAAAATCTTGGCCTGTGCAGCGTTGGCCGCCTGCCAACACTCTAGGGAAAAGGGGGTTTTGCAGTGGCAGTGGAAACACAGTCCGTTGATTGTGGACTCCTCCCCGTCCTCGTCGCAGTCGTATTGGGTGGCCGCGCTAAACGGGGCGCTGCACACGCTATGCTCGGTTGCCAATTCCTGCATGATTCTAGGGTTATTGAGGATGCTTCTGAAGTTGGTCAGGTCTGGGAGCAGGAGCTGCTTTTCCGGGTCCCTCTTCTCGAACACGCCGATGAAAAAGGCGTGGAGGCGCGCCTGCATATCGCAGCATGCTCTGATGGTATACGTTCTCGTGTTTAGGTAAGACCTGCTTCTGGCTGGCTGTGAGGTGGTCTCCCACGAGCTCCATGTCAGGTCAAGAGGTAGAGGCGACACCACGTTGCTGATGTCAACCAATAGCCCCAGCATGCAGTCGCTACTGTAACACCCGCCGTGGTCTCTCCCATGTGAGCCTATATCCCGCTGCTCCACATCGGGTGCGTGGTCCGCGCGGTTTGCCGGCAGCATATTTACGTGTATTGTTTTCCGCCCTGTTGGGAATTTGCTCAGCTGAAGGTATCAAGACGAAGTATCCCCAACTCAACAACCACCACTTTTTAAATTCAACTCGCAAGCGCCGCCCAGTTTATATTTCAAAACTTGACAAACCTTTGTAGAATAATCAAACTGTCTTTATTGATGAGTTACACAAAACAGGTCTCTGGAATACACACACCGCACGGTTTTTTTAAAAGATCTGGTTACAGTAAAAGTATTTGCCATGCAGGTAAACCGGAACTAGGGTGTAGGCCGATACCAGGCTGCAGGTATCGGCCTTGCACCGCCGCTTGTGCGCATCTATCGCCTCGAGAGTTCCCGCCAGACAAGCTCCGGGGACGTAGTCGGCTAGAGCGCGCCCCTCGGGTCCCAGTGCATCCCTGGACACAGTTTCGGCGCCGCTCCCGACAGCCCGAGCTATGCGCGCCAACATCACGAACATGAATGTGGGGACACACGCGACGTCAGACAGGCGCTGGTGGTCGCACAGCTCTGCGAGGGTAGGGCTTCCAGACGATGAGAGGTAGCACCGCATAAATGGTTCAAGTTTCAGGCGCAGGTTGTCCAGCAGGGCCACCGAAGAAGAGATGATAGGGTCTCTGGTGCGCATCGGTAGGTTTTTGGTGACGATCATTTTGCACCAAGTCAGGGTCTCGTCAGCAGAAGCTAGAGCCTCTAGGAGGTTTTCGCCCCGCATAACCGCGTCGCGCAGAGACCGCGCAGCCTCGGCCGCGTGGGACCGAACCTCGAAAAGCTTGTACAGGTTAACACCGTGCTCGACCAGCGTGTCCCACGTGATTCTCCTCGCCTCCGGATTGAACTGGTCCGATCCAAAGCCGAGCACAGGAGCCCACGGAGACGAGTTTTCGGCTCTAAATCCACCGTTTTTCACCGGAGTCGTTAGAGTCTCGCGCGCCCCGTGAAACATCTCACCTATGCGTGAGCTAGTTACGCGCTTGCAGACTTCCGCTATGGAGCTGGCAGCCGCCGCGTTGAGTCTATCCCCCGCGGAGCGACCGGGTGTACTAGAGCCGTGGTTGGCGTTGCCTCTTCGCCGGTTGCGGTGAACTCTGGCTACGCTTTGCGTTCTAGTCTTGAACCGCCACCTGTCAGACGGTCCCGCGCCGCCATGTCCAGAATCGGCAGAGCTTGAATCGCCTCCGCGTTGACCCAGGCGCATGTGTACCGGCAGGCTCGACCGCTTTGGCCAGCTCCGCGCTGCCTGGTGCGCCGGCACGTTTTCCTGCTCCGGCTTCTCCCAGCTGCGCTGTTGTTGCTTCCAGTTGTTGCGCCTGAAGGGTCGACGACGGTTTCTGCGCCCCTGGCCAAACGCCGGCCGCTCGCTCTTGGGGTTTTGTTGTTGTGCGCGCCTCGGGGACGCCGCGAAGCTCACAACGACGCTCTTTGGGGGGTCGCTGACAACATTCCTAAGCGCTGACACTGTGCCAACTGTTTGCGTTGGCCCAAAGGCGCTTGTGTTAACTAATCCGCGAGTCGCCTCCGGGTAAGTATCGCTCCCGGTGATGTTGTCTTCGGTGTCAGACCCCAATATACTCATTTCGTCATCCATGGGCTCACAGCTGCTCACACTAGAAAGTGCCATTGTCTTGATACAGCAAAGGATGTCTTCCAGGGCTGTAAGTTTAAAACAGCAAGTGTACCAAGAAAAGCCAAGAGTGCGGATCTTCTTGGTGGCAGGATTTTTATAGAGACTTAGAAGCCGCGCCCACTCACTCTTAGGACGAGAAGGACTCGCCCAATAGGCCAATTTGAATACGCTGTTCGTAGTGCAGCAGAATCGACACAGCGCCGATCACAAGTAGCAGATAGACCATTTTCCCACACAGGTTAGCCAGCACCGTAGAGCAGCAACTGGTACACAGGCCCTTCACTCCGTGGGTGGCGGGGGTTGGAGGGATTGCACTCGAGCCGGTCTTTGGGGGCTTTTCGTAGATAATAGCTACTATCTCTACTATAGTTACAGCCAACACAAACCCCCACGAGGCGAGTTTAAGATAAATGGGGTATATTTGAGAGCAGGGGGTGTGAACCAAGGTTACGGTTCCAACGACAAGGAGTCTAGCCACAAAATGCGTTCCCACTTCGAGGCCGATGAGCGCCAGGGCGGCGCTGTGTTCACAGAGAAATCCTATAGGGTCCCGTTTAAAGGTCCTGCTTAGAGCAACGCGGCGCAGAGACGCTTCGCACAGCAGCAGAGCAAACTTTGTGTAGTGCGTTTTGAGCACGGTGGTAGCAAGCGTATAGGTAGCATAGTTGAAGGTGTATCCAGTCGGCGATAGGAACTCATTTTGGTTTCTAAAGGGTCCAAGCAAGCGGCGCTCTTGACGCAAGCACAAGAAAGCAATGTAGATGAGCCACGCCCCGGTAATCATCTGCAGCTGCACGCTCCATAGGTAGGCCCTACAGTTGCGAGTGCCAACCACTATTCGCACTTTGTCATGCAGCTCCTTCATGTTCTTCAGGACGTCGAGCTTGGACTCGTTTACCCAGTTCTCCCTGCAGACGTAGTCAAATCCAGACAGGCCGTCGCTGAATCGCTTTGCTCCATTTTCTGGGTACGCATACACTATAGTGGAGTTATAGACTTCCCACTTGGCAGCAATCCCATCCTTAGAGTCTATAGAAACTGTAGCGTACACACAGGGGTTGTGCAGCTGGGCGGTGAGGGTATACCAGATGGTAAACACGGCATAGGCAGTGATCAGGCCCAGTACAGATAGGTATGCCGTCCTACCCCCGAATAACATGGCGCTAGCTAGCCTATTTGGCTCTGTCCACCTCTAGCGTAAAAATGGTGCACATCTTATTGTTGCCGCATTTTGTAGCAAAGCACTGTTGACTTATGGACGCACAGAGTCTGCCATGCACGTCCGCACTTATGGACAGAAACGTACGAGCCAATCCACGTGCCGATCGAAGGTGCTTGGCGCGCAGGCAGCTGAATCCCTGTGATCTGTAAGCGTTTCCGGATCGGTTGATTTGCATTAAAATCCAGTCAGGCTTGGTCACGACCGTGTGTACCCCAACCGTTTGATATTCGCCCGCTTGGTCGGGGAAGTGAGTGGCGAGGTGTGATACCACCTCACCGAGCACCACGTCGACAACAAACGCTTCCACCGCCTCGTGAGATTTTATAGACACATTGGCGCTCGACAGAAGAGACTCTAGCGTCGCGCGTTTAGTCATGATCGCTTCTCTGTTTCGAGCTACCTTGCGCTCAAAAAAGCTGACGTAATCTCCACCCAGGTCCGTGATTACGTGCGTTATTGTAGAATGGCGGGGAGCCGCGTGAAAGTGAAAATTTGCCGGGTTCGAATGCTCCGCTACAAACTCATCCACAGCGTTGCATTTTGGCGGAATCACATAAAACGGATAGAGACCTCCATAAACCTCACCAGAGTCGCCCACTTTGCAAAAAAATGGAAGGCGAAGGCTGCGGCCGTGCGAGTAAACCCCCGTGTCTATAAACGAAAAATCTCTCAAAACGGAGCACATGCTTTCTGTAAACGTGCGCTCCAAAACAACAGCTTGTTGTATAATTCGCGCTAGACCGCGCAGGGCTTCCGGTCCGGCCAGGAGGTAAGGGGGCGGCACTGGAACCGTTACACGAAACCCCATTTTTTCTGTACACTCGCACGCGTCTGTGTCAGCGAGCCGCTGCAGCGGAGTTTTTTCACCCTCTTTATTTTGGGGTGTATTATCACACGCGGCCTGTGGGTATTCATTGTCTACCATCATCTCATAGTAGTCCATCGGCTCATCAGTGTATTCCTCCATAGCCGCATAATCATCTATCAAGTCTGATTCCATGTAGCACTCCTCCACCCCGTCAACGTAGTCTGGTAAAGACGAGGGCTCTCCCCGGGGAAGCGCTCTAGAGAATTTAGGGGGACACGAGGTTTTGTAAAAATAACACGGGTAAGAGTCCCACTGTACCGAGGCATCGGAAAAGATGAGGGATAATGTTGTTATGATGCCGGCTCTAAAACCGCGCATTGCTAGGTGAAGCATGCCCAGCGGAACCCGCCTCTTGATTCCAAAGTCTACATCCAAGATGATATTACTGACCGCGAGCGACGAGTTGAAGATCTCATTGCGGTTGATGTACATTTGGGCTGACGCGTTAGAGGACGCCAGGGCTGTACGACCAACGCCGTTATTAGTGCGCGTTAACTGGAGGTCGCGCCATGCCAGCGCACAATCGTCCATTTCCTCAAACCCGGCTAAAGCTAAGCCTCCATCGTACACGGGTTTACCACCCTGGCGCGACAGATTTTGTGTTGTGGTTTCCCAGCGGTCATTGGCTATGACAGCGAATGCCTGGCGCTTGGAAGGCAGGGCCACGCGATAGACTGGGGTGGGGCCGGGAACCCCCTTTTGGCCAAATAGCACCTCTAGCGGCAGGGCTCTGCCGTTCACCGGTGGCGATGATGCAATGTGTAATAGCCGCCGAGATATTCCACACTGGGACGACACACCCGGGGAGAGCTCGTCACCACGTGACTGATCCAGCGGTGGCGATGAATTGACACTCTGGGGTTTGTTGGGTGAAACTACGGTCTGTATCCAGCCGCGGCCCGCCAGAGAGGCTTCCACCCTGTCTAGTAGCTTCAAGATTGGTGTAGAGGTGTCGCAGATACCAAGCGGGATGCTCCCAGTGGACATTGTCGTGGCCGATGGGGTGTAGGTTTTATCCTGGGCATACTGGCTGCCTATGGACGCCGGCAAACAAACCACTCTGGGGTTTACGTTGTGGGCGATGTAGTCTCTGATATTAAGCTGAATCCTCACCTGCGCAAAAAATTTCTCAATCGTGCCCCTTTTCAGGGACGAAGTAGAAGTTATGCGCTCGATGTCTGCTGGGTTGGCTATGCTGACAGCAAGCAGGTGATCATAGAGCTGTTTGCGGTTGAAGCTCTCAAAGTGGGCCAGATAAATGTAGGTAATAAACTCTCGGTCCGACACGCGTAGTCCCTGTCTGTCTGCCGCGATAAACCCCTCGAGCGCGCTAACCTCTGCCACGTCTGCCTGAATTCGCAGGTCTACGTACCTAGGTAGCGCCAGTGCGCACGGCCCTCTAGAATACCAACTCTGACAGCAAAACTTTGACAGAAGCGAAAATGATGTCAGGTGGGTGAGATCCAGCCCCGTGGGGTTTGGTGCGGCCGGAACGCTGTACGTTCTGATAAAGTCCTTTACGGCCTGCAGGTCGTAGGTGCCCCCGGATCTGGAACAGCGAATGGCCTGGAAGAGGTAGTATCTGGTGGCCAGCACAATCTCCCTTTCTCCAGGGCCAAACTTGGACGCGAACCAAAACGGTGTGGTGTTGTTGTTGCAGTATAGACGCCTAAACGCGGTCAGCACTTTATTCTCGTGGTGTATATACACGGAAGTTAAACCGGGGCGGCCGGTGCTGTGACAGATGACGGCGGCCTTGACGGATCCGCGTTGGGGGTCATACTTGGCAGCGGCTGCGGTTCGCCCGCTTCTGGCTGTAACATTCTCCGTCGTTATCGCTAGAGCCAGTATTAAGTCATTGTGGAGCAGAAAGGTGGCCTCTTCAGTTAGCGCCTGGAGCAGTATATTAGACGATAGCGGATGACCGTGTAATAGAGTCATTGCCAACGCCCGGGCTCCCGTCCACGTGGAAAACTCACACACAAACATTGGGCGTACGCGGTCTTGTGGCTCGTCACTAGCACCTCCCACCATACCGCTTAACAAACAAAAGCTTACTGATGGTTTCCGCTGTAAAAGCGCGGCCGCAAACTGATCCGCGTCTGACTGCTCAGTGGAGCTCCAACCGTCACCAGTGTCCGTGTTTAGCGCGCGGGGCTGTCTCCCAAACAGATCATCGAGCTCTGAACTCCAGTCGTAGCTTATAGCGTACACACTCTCCGAGCTCTCCTGTCCGGTCAAAAGCATCAGCGAATACGTGATAACGCAGCTGTCGGTAGCATAGAGAACTCTGATAGTTGGCTCTGGGTTGCGTAGCGCCATGTTTAAGTGGCTGATGTCAAGTCTATGTGGAATTAGAAACTCCACAACCCCAGAAGTTTATGAGCCAATTATTGGTGGGCAGAACCCGGCTACCATGCTCCGCCTACAGTCCGCTCTGGCGGCCGTTAATGCGCTTCTACCCGCGACCCTTACTATAGAGGATGTGATATCATCTGCGGACAACACCCGGCGCCTGGTCAAAGCGCAGACCCTTGCCCGCACCTATCAAGCGTGCCAGCATAACATAGAGTGTCTCTCCAGACATCGGGCTAGTTCCGACAACCCGAACCTGAACGCCGTGGTGACAACGCACATGACAAACGCCAAGCGTCTCTCGGATACCTGCCTCGCGGCCCTAATGCACCTCTATCTGTCGGTAGGGGCTGTGGACGCCACCACTGACACCATGGTCGACCACGCCATTCGCATGACCGCTGAGAATAGCGTGGTGATGGCGGACGTCGCAGTGTTGGAGAAGACCCTCGGCCTGGAGCCCCAGGCAACAGTCCGGGCGCACGACTTGCTGGCCCTCAACAGTGGTGTTTTAAATTCGGTGAATGCCGTAGCTGGGGTGGCCGACCCGACAGACGATGTAGAGTTTGCCCAGAGTGTACACAGCCCTCTCCTCCCCAGGCAGCTTAGCACCACGGAAGTAGTCGGTGTTGCATCTCCAGTAAAATCAAACCTCAAATCTAAACACAAACCCAAACGCAAAGCCAGTTTGGTTGCGGTGTAAAATGTAAACAAAAAACAATAAACTACTATTCAGAGTTTTTATAAACGAGTCTGGTTTTATTTTATATCTACATAACAGGCATCGTAATATAATCACGGGTAGTTTTATAACCCGGTTGAGCCAAACCCTCCATCAGCGCGGAGACTAGAGGGGGCCTCTCTATCGAAGTCGGTCGTGAACTTCCAAAGTACGGGGCTTTGGGGCGCCTTTGTAGTATCAGTTGGAGAGTACGTGGGAAAGGGGTCGTCGTAGTTTACGGTCTGCGGTATCAACGCATCGTCGATATCTTCCGTCAACAGTAGCTGCGCCACGCGCTGACCCTTAGTGATGGAAACGGGATACTTATTGACGTTAAGTATAAAGAAGCAGCAGGTTCTCCCAGCGACCCACCTAGTCGGTAGCACGATTAGACCCCTTCGATTCATAGACGAGCGCCCGAATATACACGGCGTGACTGCGGGGTTGGAATGAGCGAAGACAATCGGCAAGTCCACAAGGTGGCTCTCATCGGGTCCTATAGTTGCGTCTGCCGGCGCGCTGATGTCATATCCTGCATCCTCGACACGCTTCGGAGCAAAGTAATCGTAAAACAGGTTAGCTTCCGATGCACGCCCATCCTTGGTAGAGCCGATGCTGGTCACGTGGATCGCCTCTTTGGCTAGTTTTACCAGCACAAGACCCAAGCTCATCTGTCCGGGGGGCACGGATGTGTTGACCCCAGGTGCGAATTGTACCGCTTTCACGACGCCGCGATATCCAGAGTCGACTATACCGTAGGCGGTGTAATATTTGGCAGAGTTTCCAGGAAAAGTTACGTTGCTAAAATTCTTTGGCTCTGGTTCAACTGGCAACAAACCGCTAATTTGCGTGAGGACAATGGCATATCCGCTGGAGCAGGCAACCCGTAGACCTACGTCAGTGAGCACACTATAAAATTCGCCCGCACTTCCATGCTCAGCACTCAGCTCAACTGTGTGGTTGTTGATTAACACCAACAATCTCCCAGCAGCTTCTGCCCGCGCTCTCCATCTCTTACCACATTCAACCACCACGATGCTGTCCACGAGATTCGTGACGCTGGCCATTCTCACCTGCCTTTTGGTGGTGCTTGGTCTGGCTAGAGGGGCTGGTGGCGACCTAGGTGTGAAGCAACGAAGCGACGTTGCTAGAGAAGAGGAGAGACGCGACTTCTGGCATGCAGCCTGCTCCGGACACGGATTTCCAATTACCGCCCCGAGCACTGCTGCTATTCTATTTTATGTGTCTTTGCTTGCAGTGGGCGTGGCTGTTGCCTGCCAGGCATACCGCGCCTTCTTGCGAATCGTGACGCTGGAGATGTTGCAACACCTGCATTGAGCAACTATGTATGTATAACTCATCCCGGATATTGTTTCAACCGTTTGACTGTATAAAAAGGCTAGCGCTCTACCTACAAGAATCATTAGTGCTGAAGGTTCCTTTCGGGGTTTACAGCGCTAGTATTAGAGTTTGTTAGAGTTTATTATTAGCCCGTAAATATGTCAGATACGTGGCGTAGACGTCGCAGTGGCTGTAACGATGCTAACACTACGGAAGAGTTTGTATACTCTACCGTTCGTAGCGAGCATCGGCAACGACGGCCCTCTCGCGGAACTTTTGTTATGCGAGAAAACGACCTCTACGACAAACAGTGTGTATCTAAGGAAAATGACTTGTACGAAAGCGCTAGCCAAGACGACGACGACAAAGTTTATACCAGGCGAGGTATGGGCACCGCCGCGCATTATCGTGACTCTGAACACATATACGAAACGTGTGAGGGGGATGAATTCTACGATGCATGCGAATATTCTCTGGTTGGCGGTGGTAAACTGTCTACCTCCCATGGCCGCCAAAGCCCCGCAAAGACACAACAACCTTCAAGGGGTGCAGCAGCCGCACCACCCCCACGTGTTCCAACGCGACCACATACGCGCGCAGCGGCTACTTCCACAACGCCCCGACAACAGGACTGCGTTCCCAAACAGCGCGCCTCGCCTGGTGTAAACTCCATAAAGAGCGGTAAAAGCCTCGCGTTTAGCAGCACCCCAAAAACGCCAAAGAGTCAGTGGTACGGGGCAACTCACCTGTTCAACAAAAACGTATTTTGCGCTGCCGTGAGTCGCGTGGCTGCCGCACACGCAAGCGATGCCGCGTCCGCACTTTGGGACTTGGACCCACCCAAAACCAACGAGGACTTGGACAGGTTTCTGAAGGCAGCGGCGATTCGCATCTTGGTCTGCGAAGGCTCTAAGCTGCTCGAAGTGGCAAACGCTACCATGGAAAGTACTCCCGATGGATACGCGGCAGCTGGGCCCAACGGGTACGATCGTCGCCCGCGTACAGCTTCTAGACGGCGATCCCTGAAATGTAAACCACCGGCGGATGACTTTTTCGACGACACGAATTCCGGTTAACGCTTATTTGCATAAATTCATAACACTGTGCCCTCAATAAAATGTGCCTCTTACATATTTCTTTACCTTATTTGTCGTGTGCTCTGTTACCCAGCTGGTATTTTTACGCGCGCCCGCGGCAGCTTCAATAGTTATGTTTGCGGCCGAGGAAGAGTACGATGACCCCTATCCAGGGGAATCAGGCTATGATGACACCTGCGAGCTCATGGATATGGACGGTGCTGTCGCCAGCTTCGATGAGGGCATGCTCAGTGCCATCGAGTCCGTTTATTCCAGTCCAACTAAAAAGCGTCTGGCGCTGCCACCGCCCAAGGCCGCCAGCCCCAGCGCGCTATACCAGCGGCTACAAGGCGAGCTGGGTTTCCCGGAGGGCCAAACGCTTCTATCCGCTATGGAGAAGTGGAACGAAGACATGTTTTCTGCCCTACCAGGACATGTAGATCTATACACAGAAATCACCCTGCTGTCGACCTCAGTAGACGAGGTAGTTAGAGCAGGCCTCGATAGCTTGCCCACTCCCAGCCACTATAGCCCCGAGGTAGACTTGAACGCGCATGGCGACGAGCCCTTCCCAGAGGTTCCAGCCCTGGAAGACGACCTAGAAACATACGTGATATCGGCACAGCGCTTTTACCTATCAGAGCTTCGCACACGCGAAGAGCACTACGTGAGGTTGCTTAGGGGCTATTGTGTAGCGCTATTGCACTACCTATACGGTAGCGCCAAGCGGCAGCTTCGCGGAAGCGGCTCTGACGCATCTTTGATGCACAAGTTTAAACAGGTGGTACGCGACAGGTACTACCGCGAGGCCGCTAACCTGGCCAGGTTGCTGTACCTCCACTTGTATGTATCTGTTACAAGGGAGGTATCCTGGCGCCTGCATGCCAGCCAGGTAATCAATCAAGGTGTGTTCGTCTCGCTTCACTACACGTGGGCTCAGCGTAGAAAGTTCGAGTGCCTGTTCCACCCGGTGCTGTTCAACCACGGGGTAGTGATTTTGGAAAACGACCCCCTAGAGTTTCATGATCTACAGCGAATAAACTATCGCCGACGCGAGCTTGGACTACCGTTGATTCGCGCGGGGCTCATCGAGGAAGAAAACAGCCCCCTTGAGGCAGAGCCTCTGTTTTCTGGAAAACTACCCAGGACTATTGGCTTTCTGACGTACCAGATAAGAACCAAAATGGAGGCCTACTCAGACGCGCACCCGGCAACCCCGCTATTTCCTCTGGCGGAGCACTCGTACAGTAAACGAATAGGGGGACGCTTGTCGTATGGTACAACGACCGAGGCCATGATGGACCCGCCCTCCCCCAGCGCCGTGCTACCCGGTGACCCGGTCCCACCTCTTACCGTGGGGGTGCGTCAGACCGCCGCAACGCTTGCGATCCCGTCCAACCTCACGCTGCAGAGCATGGAAACCGACGGCCTTGACTACTCATCAATGTCAGGCGATGAGCTTAACCAGATGTTTGACATTTAATACAATAAAGTATGTTTCCAGACTTAACATGTTGGCCGTATTTTCCGTCGTTGCGTTACGTGAATAGGACGTAGTGGTGGGAGTGGGCGTGGTATGCGGGGGTTCTTTGTTTAAATTGGGCCACAGCGGATCAGTGCCAGCTTTGTTTGCATTGGGGGCCCGTGCGGCACGCGACACTCTTCAATTGCGTATCTTCAGATATCGCCCATTTAACAGTATAAAACTAGAGAGTATGGTGGTTTTGAAGCTTGTACGCCGCCTATAAAACTAGAGCGCTGTGCAGTGGTATGGGTGTTGCTATCTACACCAGATAGCAAGCGCTTCTTTTTCAAAACTTGGCGGTTGTACGCCCGCGATACGGAATCGGGTAACATGGACCCGCAGCACGGCGCGCGCGGCGGAGCTCCGATACGCAGACCTCGCAGATCCATAGAATCTCGCTCTCACCCATTTCGAGCTACCGGAAATCAACAGCGCACATACAGCACGCCTAGACTCAGTTATAGAGACGGTCTGTCTGGTCGCACCGCTTCGAGGGAGCCCCAGGGACAGGCTTCAAACCAGGACGAGAGTTCGAACCCGAGCACATCTAATGCTCAACAAAGCACGTCATTCTGGGGATATCTACGACGAGTTTTCTCCGACGATGTCCCCGCACAGCCACAAGCACCCAGACCCCGCGCGGACTTTGCTCCGCCTGCAGGCGAGGAGTCATCTAGCGAGGAAGAGGAGGAAGATGGTCCCGCTCAAGCTCCGTTGGACGAGGAAGACCAGCTAATGTATGCTGACCAGTACTCTGTAGGGGACTCTAGTGACGAAAACGAAGGGGAAGAAGACCCCCAGCTAGGATCTGACTATCCCTCGTCTGCCGAATCTAGTGGATATCATGACCATGGTGAAATGGGAGCCGGGGCGGAAGCCGAGAGCGAGTCAGAGTCAGAGTCAGAAATGGACGCCGAAGAAGAACACGATGAGGATGATATGGAAGTAATACGAGACGAAAGCTATAGACTTCCTCGTACATGGTTGGACAGGTCTATACGTTTAATGGACGAGGCACTAGCTCAATCTTCCGAAATGTCGAAAGCTATCACGAAATCTACTCGCATCTTGTACGATAGCCAGTTTACTCCCGGTGGTAGAGGCTACAAACAGACTACAACGCCCTCTCGGCGTCTGGCACAACTATCGCGCGCCGGAATGTACGATTCGGATAAAATAGTTATGACGGGGGACTACATGGAGGTTGACGACGATCCAGACAGCGCTTACCAGTCATGGGTGCGAGCAATTCGCACCCCGCTAGCGATGAACCCTTCATGGGAGGAAACAATTTCCAACCACACCAACCCATCGTTTTCCACCGACATCGACTATGATATAGACGAGCTAATTGAAAAAAACTTGGCGCGCACACCCCCTGTGTTTGAGGGATTACTGGACAGCGCAGAGTTTTTTTACAAACTGCCCATGCTATACACATACGCCACCATTACGCAGGACGAGGCCTACGAAGAGCGGCTAGCCTGGTCCAACACACAGGCGCTGCACGGACATGAACAAAGTTCCTGGCAGGCCCTCCTGGTCGATTACTCAAGTGGGGGAATGTACGTATCCCCTACTCCAGAACCTCGCGGGATTTGGCGGCGCGCGCTAAAACAGGCGATGGCGCTTCAGCTAAAGATGTGCGTTCTTGGACTGTCGGACGTCGTAACAAAGCAGGACGTTACGCACCACCATTCAGCGGTAACGTTTCTAGTGGACGCCCTTCTCAGAACCGCTAGGAATTGTTACTTGGCTAGCCGGCTTTTGGTATTTGCCTGGGAGAGGCGAAAGGAAACGGGGGCAAAACGCCCCGCGGAGCCGCTCATAGCACTCTCTGGGGTGGCCCTTTTGCAGCCTCTTCCCCCCGAGGTGTCGGAACTGCTTGAACAGCGCACGTTTGACATTGGGTTGCGCACCCCCAAAAGTGCGGTGTTTAGGGCCTTTTTTGGACCGCTGGTGTACTGGGCAGAACTGCGCCTGGCTCTCAGAGACCCCGCGGCCATAAACTGCCGCTATGTCGGATTTCATCTACAGACCTCCGAAATCTATTTGCTGGCGCGTGCCCACTCCGCAAGTCCCAGCTACACCAAAGAAGAACTGGTGGCAATGGAGGCGATTCTAACCCTCGGTACCCTTATGCTAGAGGTGGCGCTGCAGTGGGTTCACGTGGCCTGCGCACAGTTGCTCAGCGAGAACGACACCCTGAAAGCCTTTAGGCGGGTTAGCGCATCTATTCCACACGCCCTGGCGCCCCTTGGTAGCATACGCCTACACGACGCCGAGTTTGAGGTGCTCAGCAACCCAGATGTGATGGTGGCTAGAGACGAAACCGCCCTGAGCCAGGCGCTGTTTCTCGGCTACTTTGCCGTTAGGACTGCGCTGACCGCGTGTATGCGTGATTACTCAAACGAGGCCGACGGTGGATCCAAAGAAACCGTTACGGGGGTGTTTTTGGGCGTGGGCCTAATCCTTCAGCGCCTGGCCGGCCACCTCAACTTTCTACTCAACTGTTTGGCCGGGGCTGCACTGTATGGTGGCCAAAAAATCAACATACACTCGCTAACTCTGCCTAGATACAGCCTATTGGCGGACGTTATGGCCCCCCTGCTCCAGCAGCAGTCTCTGGTAGACTTTTGGCGGGCCCGCGATGACATGCTGGAGGAGCTGGAAATAACACCGCGACCGGGTCCTCCTACCCAGGGAAAGCGCGTGGTGTTGGAAATGCCACTCCCCTCGGACGATCTCCCCAACATGACCCCCAGCGCTTCTGTCAATAATGGCGCAGGCCTGGGCCGCATGGTGGACCTGGCCAAGCACCTGCAGCACTACAGAGAAACGATCATCGGGGAAGAAGCCACCTCCTCCGTGGGAAAGCGTGGTCTAATCAGAGCGGGTGTGGGCGTAGCCGCACTGCGTGGTAGGCGGAGAAAGTGAGAAGATTAACACTCGGAAGCACTTAATGCTGTTTACGTCCGGAACTTCTCTCACATCCCTTAAGCACTTCCCCAAAACCGCCTCTCCAGCTTACACGGCATCCAACCTGTTACCGGTCGTAGTGCCACTCCATATACCGACCAGCTTACCATGGACGGAGGGGGTTCTTCTTCATGGACCCACGTTTCCAAGAACCTAATAGAGCGGCGCGCCGTCAAGGGGTGCCTGCTGCCAACCCCAAGCGATGTTATGGACGCGGCTGTGATGGCCCTGAAAGACGTGACCGAGAGCGTCGTGGGGCAACAACTATTTTCGGTAGATCGTACTAACGCTCTGTCTGTTATTCACACCAACGAGGTTCCGGAGTCGATAATTGCCACGGCCATCGCACGCGATACATCCAGCGAGTACTTGAGGGAATATGAAAGTGCCGCTAAGTGTAACCTGGCCGCAACGGATCTATCGCAGGATGAGATGTGGGAAGTGGTTATCAAAAGCTACTGGCGCTACCTCCGAGAGTCCAGCGGCGCCGAAGTTGTCGATCGCGGCGCGGTGGGCCAGGCAACTCAATCTGTATTATCCGTGCTGCTTCTGCAGTCCACCTTCGGCAAAAAACGCCTATCCAAAAATCCCTTCAAACACAAGGGCCCAAACGTCGGCTACAAATCCAACCTTGAGGACCTGCGCTCAGCGTTTACCAAAATTGAAAAGTACATGTACTACATGCGCCCTAACGATCCCATGACGAAGAGCGAAGATACAGAACTTCGCTTACATGAGCTACTGGCGTACGTAGCCACATGTTATCGCTGGCTGTTGTGGTTTATGGACCTGACAGACGCCAAGGTGCTGAGAAACATAGACAAGGGGCCCGTAATCACACACGGCCCTCGTGAGTCTCGCCCCCCTGACGAACTCGTGCGGCGCCACCTCAAGAGCGGTCCGGCTATTTCCGCCGGAACGGGTGTGGCCCTGACTCTGTCAACGGCCACCGCCGACGCCTTGATAGTTTTGCTTAGAATGAGCGTTTCCTGGACGTCCCACTCGTGGAAGAGCAATACTCACGGTGTCACGGGCGCTATAGTGGCCGCGGTGGAGCTTGTTACGCTAATCCACCACCACTTACAGTACATTATTAACACTGTATTTGCAGGCTACGTGTGTTGGCTCGATGGCGGCGTGGAGAACTCATATCTAAACTCCGCCCTACGCAGCCAGGGTAGGTTCGATCATTTTGTTGGAAAACTAGTGCCCATTATGGCCACCCTCAGCTGGGCAAATATGGAAAAGGGGACAGCCATGTGGTTCAAATATGCGCTGGCCAAGAGTATAGTGTGCCACGGATCGCCTACTCAGTACTACTTAACCGTGCTAGAATCTATCGCGTCTAAGCGCACGGGATCCTGTCCTCCCCAGGGAGCAACATTTGGACGTAACCCCGCTGGTTTTCCCGGACAGTTTTGCTGTCCTCCCCAAGGGCCGCTACCGGCACCCCCCAACTCTAAAACTCGCGGCACGTTTAGGCGATGTCGGCCCGGCAGCGTGCGCGGCTCCAGGCAGATGCCCAACTCCCCTCCGTCGAATATAGTTTCCCCAAGGACCAACCCGGCTGTAGAAGGGTCTACGGCGGCTAAAAACGGCCAAGGGGCGGAGACCATCCAAGTACGCTCTTCTGGAGAATTTAACGACTGCATCTGGTATATAAACGGAGCGTATCCACATCAGCGCAGCGACAGCAGCTCCTCCGATAACAGCACGTGTTCCAGCACGGAGACTCAGTATATAACTCTACCCTCAACTCCATCGCCAACCGGGGACGTTGTGTACACCGATCCGCTCCTGGGGCCCGACGAGGAAGTAGACGCGAGTCCCCAACCCGTTGATCCTGTGAGCGACTACTCTGCGCCAAAAAACCCCGACTATATGCGCCCCCGCAGCACGCTGGTTGAGGAGATTTGGCAACTGCGAGACTCTGATTACACTCCCTACATGCGCCCCAGTCGTGCCGGGCGTCCCCGCGTGAGAGTGGAAGATAAAACTCTGGAACCATCTCCCGACGGGTGTACTCCACCAGCCAATTCTCCCGAAAACAATGCCGCCGCCTCCGTCGACTCGCCTCCAATTAGCCCTGAGGTTGTGTATGGTACATTTAGGCCAAGGGCTAAGTGCGTTTATGACCAATACGGGTTGACCGCACTTGCAGCCCTAAGCGCCTCTAGAGCAAAGGCCAGGCGGACGCGTCACGGCCCCACCCCACAAGATGTCGACAAGCGCGCCGAGGAATCTGCCGCGTTAAGAAACGACAGTTTTATCAGGCGGACCATGTCTACGACCGGACCCCCCAGAAAACACCCGGAACAGACGGAGCGTGTTAGCTCGCTGTAACCCCCACCCACTACCATTTATGCTTATATATTAATAAAACAATTCAAATGATAAAATTTTGTAACACTTTATTTATAGAAATACGCATAAACAATCTTAAACATGTTTTCGCGCGACGTATATAGCGCTGTGTATTTTAGCGCAGCGGTTTCTCTATTGCCGGATAAACGGGATGATGTGGTCCAGACGAAGCGCTTGGCGGGCCTTGTAGATCAACTCTCCGAGTGGGCTGAGTGGGCGGGCTGCATAACACACACCAACACCTTTGTTGGAGCATTCCACGAAGCTTGATACGTTGCAGTAGGCCAGCTGAGTATCGTTGAGGTTAAGCTTATTCATAACGAATTCGTTATCGCCCGCGTTGAGGCAGTCCAGAAGACTCATTATTAGGCCAGCGGTGTCATTGGGAGCCGCCATCTCTGAGTACTCTTCGCACACTGCCCCCATCCCGCTGATGTTGCTTGTGGTGGGTGTGTTCAACAACACGGGGCGAACACACTCATCCCCCAGACCAAAGGTTTCTGCCGGACACGGTGCAGTGCGTAGGGCGCCCATAGGTACTGTTAATATGAAGGTGGACACCAAAATGGCGGTTGTTATCAAAACCCCCAGCGCAAACATTCCCATCGTAAAGAAAAGGCAGCGGCATCTCGCTTTGCGTTTTGGTCTGCGTCGCTTTGTATACACAAACTCGGTGGGTGTAGGGGGAGTTGGCAGTGGGGGCGCAAACACCGGGACAGTTTTTGTTGGTAAGGGGGGAGCCTGAACATCGCCGGCTGCTGCTTCCAGCTCAAGTAATTTATAATCTTCCATCGCAGCTGTTGGGTCTCCGGCCATGTTGCTTTACTTAGACGTTATGGCCGCATAGAGATCAGCGTATACCGCAGAGTAAAATGGCTTTATAAATCTCACCGAGGCGCGATTGTAACACAAACCCAACGGTTTTCACCTAGCGCGTATAACCGCATATTTTTAATGCCATATTCTCGAGAGTGAGTTTGTGTGTACGGACGGCCAATGCGGACAACTTGAGAGCCAGACCGACTGTTGTACCAGCACTTCAAACTGTAGTTTTGACAAATAGGTTGTGTGGGGCGAGCTGTACGGCCTAAAAGTCAGCCTTCTTGTACGGCGCCTGCGAGGGTTTGGAGCAGTAAAAACAGACGGCTGTGATTAGAACGGCAAGCGCCAGCGCCGCGGCTCCGCAAGTAATTGCGATGATGCTCGTCAAAACCGGCTTGTCCTCAACAATTGGGGAGGCGTCATACACCACGGTGTCCGAAAACATAGGCAGGCCGTCTGGGTACCCCTCTATTATGCAGCTATACTCCCTCTCCCCATTCTCTTCTGAGAGGGGTCGGCGGCTTTGCATGTTGACCAATCCCGAGTGGCTCGAGCAGACTCCGGTTGTCATGTCTTGCGACGGAACCCCTGGTAGATGGTCGTTCACGGACCACGATACGAACACCCCGGTGCTAGGTACACATTTAGCCGTACAGACGGCGTCTCCATCTTCTACCGCAACGGACACGGTTGGGGCTACAAACACAGAGGGCGTGCCAGCCTTGGCTATGCGAGCAAATGACACTTCGTCCCTGTACCAGTCTATGCTACAGCGAAGACTGGGGGTGTATTCCTCATCCGGATCTACCGGGAGAGACAACGTAGAGATTCGCGTGATTAGCCCGTCTACCCACACGCTTGAGGCGTTCGTAACGTACTTTGTAAAGTCCACCTCGCGGGCATTTTTGTACCACCGCAGCTTTACGGAGCTGTGTGGAAAGTAGCTTGCGACGACGCACGTTGCCCTGTAGTTTTCCCCCTTCAGGCTCGGGTGAACGGAAAGATCGATCAAAGGTGCGTTGTAGGTTGAGACGGTAACGCTGGTACTGTTAACGAGCGTGCCATTTTTGGCATACAGGGACCACACGTAAATGCCGGCCGTCCGCCAATCTACAGATTTGATGGTCAGTGGAAACTTTGTCCCACCTTCCGTGTGGAGGGGAAGGTTAAACAGCTGGCGCTTGGGTAATCTGTCGGGGATAACTCCCAACTGGCCACCCCTTCGAGATTTTTTCCTCTCTGCCGTTGAGAATAACAGCAGCGTTTGATCCTTGGTGGCGTTATGGTTGATGTAGTTTTCCTCGTCGCCGGGTGGCGTACCAGAAAATGGGGTGCGCTGGTTCAAGTAAATTTCGAGTCGGTACTCACTATAATTTACGCCTACCGACGTTGTACAGTTCATATCGACAGATTTGTAGTAGGGCACAGATATGAAACTCTTGGTGCAGGTGATTGTAGTTTCATGGGAGTGTGTAGAGTCGGTACCGTTTGCGTTAGTTGTGTTGTCAGAGCCCGTACCGGGTGTGGTCGTTAGATTAGGAGTTGTGTGAGTTGGTGTCGCGGGCGTACTCTGGCTGGAGCTAGTGCTAGCTCCAGAGGCATAAGTTAATATCGCCCCTGCACAGATCAGATACGCAACTGCCACAAATCTCACGAGATTAGGCACCCACATCTCGCTGGGGCCGGGTGCTTGCTATTCCCCACGAAAAACGATAATAACTCCACTGGTCGGAGAGTTATAAACATACCATGCACCAAAGGGTCAGTTTTAAGGGGTTTTACTTTATGTGAATTCACCGACGTTAAAAGCAATATGCTATACAGTCGTTGTTATTACTAATTGGCATGTTTAATGTGTGATTATAGTTGCATAACACAAACCGGCGGCAACATACACACAAACAATAAGCCACCTCGAAATGTGAGTTGCCGCCAGGCGGCGCGCTCCAGTTACGCGCTTGCGAAGGTACAGCGCCCCCAATATGCCCCCGGATACAGTAAATGCGAGCGAGAGAGGAGCTGCCACGCCGTACCCAAAGGCTGCGAGCACCATGCAGACCGCGTGGGCCGTGGAGTGGATGCCGGCACTCGCCTCCGCCGTGTAGTTTACTCTTACGACAAGCTGCTCCAGCAGCATCGCAGAGACGTGTCCAACAGTCAGACAGAAGACAACATACGCCGGCGTTTGCCACACGTTTGAAATTCCGTAGACCAGGCGTAGAACGATCCATATTATGGGGGTTGCGTGGGTACCGACAGCAGGGGAGAAAATCACCCCCGGCATTTCCTTGAAAAACTTGAACAGCGAAACCCTCTCTTCCGCGACTTCTTCGATTTTGGGGACGGCTTCAACGTCAGTGACCCATCTGTAGTTAATTCCGCGGCCAAGGTCCGTAAAGGTGCGCATGCACGCATACCGTCCGATCCGATAGTGGCACGTGTCTCGAAGAGCAAGCCCAAAGTTTTGACAGGAAGCTATAATAGCGATGGCTATTCCCATCCCTATGGGTACATCTTTAAGCTCAAAGAGCTTCACGGAAACCCCTAGCACACATCCACCGATAATAGCCAGTAAGCTCGCTCTAAGGTGGGTCCCCGTCCCATTGGCTGCGCATATGACGTAAAATAGAGAAATCTGGGTTCCGGATATAAACACAAACAAAATACAAACTGTAACAACCATAAGTAAATGTTCCTTTTTGACGGCCGATCCCGCGACCCAGACACCGGCGGCCACTAGAGTGGCCAGCGCCTGCACCAATCTACATACGGTTACTATAGTTTCCATCCTAGATATGGGTACGCGGATCAGGCTCAACACATACATAGAGATGATCATCAGTATCAAACATGTTGAGTTCCGGGTTAGCAGGTCAATGTGTAAGATCGATGAAGTAAGGACGCAAGCTTGTAGTCCTATTCCAACGAAAGCTTTGGATGCCGCCCAGGTACACGGCATGCAGCCCCTTTGAGAGCCGGTGCAGCGTTGGACCGAAGATGAGCTTAGCACCAGACACGAGTCTTCACCGGGCTCGCTATCTGGCTGGTACATCATGATTGCTAACCTTAGTGTAGCAAGCCAACCTCTTGGAGAGTTTGAGGTACAAGGACCCAAGAGGATGGTTTTATGCGCCCAGTGTTAGTCATAAAACAAACACTTAGTGGGCGGTTTCTACAAGTGTAAACAATCTTAACCAAATAGTGAAACTAAACAATAATAAACATTTCCGCGTCTGTTATTTACAATATGCGTTTTTATTTTCAGTATCGCAAGCATGGTATACTTATACTATTACAGGTTATGAAAAATGCATGGGCTGTTCCTGACAGGGAATTTTTGCTCCGGTTTTGTCCATTAACAAAACAAAATTTGACTTAAACAGCTTCCCGTCAGGAAATAGTTTTTTGGGGGGCTGCTCGCTTTCATCCTCTTCTGATGCGCGTCGCTTTATCCCAGCCACCAGTGGGGTCGATGAAACGGCAGCCTGGGAAAACCCAACCTGGCACGGCTGGGTCGGGTAGGAACACATAAAAAACATCATCACGCTAAACGGCTGCTTGGTTGAGAGTCCTATCATGGGAATAGAGTCTGGATCCAGGAAAAAGTTAAGCACCGCTCCTGCGTTTTTGAGTTTAAGCTTTTGAATTAGCTGCTTAAAGTTAGTGTCCTCATCGAGTGCCAGCGTAAACAGACGGCGACCACTGATGCCCCTTATGGGTTCCGGCGCCGACTTTTTGGTCTTCATCGGCATCTTTTCCAATAGACTGGAACTGGACTCTACGCCGCAAATGTCTGCGTGCTGGTAGTCCACCGAAAACACGACTTGCCGATCTCCGGATATCACCTGGAGAGTGTCGTCGAAGAGGCATTGAAAGGTAATGGGGTCGCCAGCTTGTTTACAAACCCCCAAAATTTTGTTCAGCTGAGCCTTCGATAGAGACATAGAAACATCCGGCTGACGAGTGGGCAACATGAGTGCGTAGTTGTTGAACTCATGTTTCACCAATCGCGACGAAACTGTCTGAGTTGCTCCCTCTGCATCAGATCCCATCTCCGTATCTTCTTCCGTTTGATCGCGTGCGGAAAACACCGTCTGGGTGAGTATTCTACTAGGAGAATAGTTTTCTATCTCGAAAACTACCTTACTCACGTTCGTTTGGGTCTTCGCCTTGAAAGCGTCCAGTAAACCCCTGCGCCCGTCTACGTTTGCCAAAAACACGGCAGGAGGGGCCTTTTTCCACGAGTAAGACTCCATGTTGTTAGTCTGGATTGGTATGTATACCTGCTCGCCGCCGACGCTGGTGTGAATCAGCAGGCCGTCTTCGTTGAAGATCAGAAAGGCGTTCTTGAGGCTAGGGGCGATGGGAGTGAGCATTTCGAAAGCATCTCTCAGAGATTCTCGCTCGAAAACCGCCATGGCGCGCTGTCTCTCCGCTGGGTTGTCGATTACAGGAAGCGTGTTGAATAGAAAGTTGTTGGGGTGAGACCCACCCGGACGCATCGTACGAGGAAGAGCCATCGTCGATGTGGAGATTAGGCTAGGCTGCTCGCGTATCTCGAAGCACTCTATATTAGAGCGAAACAAGCAGTACTTTAACCTACCCCGTAGCGCTTCTTATAGAGTTTTGCGCTAGAGATAAAAAGGATTAACATGACGTAACCGGGGGAGTGGTTTGGGGGGAAATGGTGCCTGATTTACCGAAAAGCGAAACATGGGGGTGGTATGTAGGCGTGGGGTGTAAATCGGTTATGCCACGTCAGTGAGCGCAGGCGCAACAGGGTAGGGTGGCCCCGCTGTTGAAATGCCTATAGACGACAGTATCGTGTTATTGTAAAAGTGAAAGTTTGGGGAGGGGTTTTAATGGTGGGCAGAGCTAAACTCAACACCAATGGAAAGCTTGCCTAATCGCGCACACCAATTTAGATTTTCGACTAGAGTAGAACTCTGCTTATATTAGCTCGCTTTTTGGGAGTACCGGTCGGAGTTTTTGCTGGGCAATTTTTGGAGGTTCTACCCGGTGCCCACTTACTTCCCCACTACTCTGGTACGGGACATCGTTTTGGTGCCAGTCCATCAAGATAATGGGACTGTTTGGACTCCTAAAATACGCATACTCCAACCGGCTTGTGAAACACGATGCAATTACAACGCCGCCTGGAATTATGACACCGATCGCTATCGATCTCTGGAATGTCATGTACACTTTGATGGAGAAGTTTGACCAGGAGCGCAATTTTCCACTGGACGGCGCAGCGGTTACCGCACGGTGCTTCTTTTCCCTACTAAGGCTTTTGTTAAAGAGGTCCTACTATCCCATATTCGTGTCCGACAGAGGCATATACGGCGATGGGCGCGTAAAGCAGGGAGCCAAGGCTATTGTTAGTCAAACAATGAGCAGCTACGGAGGGTCCGGGCGCCTGTCAAGCGCGTGCTTTATAGGCGATGAGCACGATGCCGAATTTCAGGAAGAACCCGAAGAAAATGATGTCTCAGTTCCCCCACAAGACACGTGTCCCCCCACAGAAATCTCTACCGGTTACGTCGAACCGGAGCGCAAGTGCGAGCATAGCTCCACGCGCTGGAGCGCGCTAGATGGAGCACCGCGTCTCTCTTACCGTCTCTGTGTCAATTTGATTCGGCACCTCGGATACCCATACGTCAACGCGTGCAACCTAGAGGCGGATGACGTCTGCGCAAACCTGTACCACACCAATACTGTAGCGCAGATCTACACTACTGATACAGATCTAATACTTATGGGCTGCGACATTATTTTGGACATCATGCCGCTGTTTCCCCCAACCCTCCGCTGTTGTGACGTATTGATGGATCTGGGAGTCACCTATGACGAGTTTTTGACCGAGTTTGTGCGATGCCACACGGACCTCCACGAGCCCCAAACCCTGGCTTCTGTGCAGAGCGTAATTAGCTCGCTCCACTCACCACCATACGAAGACGAAAGCGCCGATATGCCACAGACTCTATCCGGACACGCGTGGCGCTGCCCTAACGAGCACCGAGTCATTTCTTGGCGCAGACAGGACGACGATGACTACGACTCGTCTACAGAAGACAGCGACCAATCGGAGAGCAGCGAAGAAGATGAAGAATGTTTAGCCGGTAAAGGTTTCAGGTACAGAGAAAACCAGGCCGCAGAGACTGGTAAAAGACGTACGAGGCCTCGGCGGTCCGTGGAGGCCTCCGGTCGTATTTTACACCTCAAGTACACGTCTAGATATCCTCCAATAATGGAATCTGCCCCACGCGCTTTAGTGCGAATGGCTCCCCCCAAAACCCGCCACGAGGTTCTGGAGAGAAAGTTTGTAAAGCACGTTGTTTCTATGCTAACTCCAGAACGTCGAGGCTCGTTGTCGATAATGCGACGCCTACCCATCACCCAGGAGCCGTCAAACTTTTCTCTGGTCCACGATACCCTTAGAAACCTGGTCTCCGAACCCGAGATTGCCCGGGAGCTCGCCAACATGTTTTGGAATCACATCCCCACTCCCACGGATTACAACACGGTACTGGTCAACTACTGGGATGACTGCGGACACCGTAGACAGTGGTCTTGAATAAACTTTGTTTTGTATTTCCCACATTACATCTGTGTTTTTTACTTTCCGCGCGTAAAGCTTACACTACCCGTAAACAAGCACGCTTTAAATCAGACAATAACAAGTGGTATAGCTGTAAAGTGTAGGTTTTTATTTAAATTACAGATCGTTAATTAGAGTTCCGGAGTATGCGGTGCTGCGCCGCTCAAAAAAGTTAGTGTGTTTCTCAACTGTCATGAAGGCAAGAGGGAAGCTAGTAGAGGGCTTAGGGGCATTAAACAGTGGGGATAGTCCTATCTCGCCCAGAAGGCGGTCAGCGCTATAACGTACGTAGCTGATGATTTCCCCAATGTCCAACAGGTGACTGTTTTGGGGAGCGTGGGATAGCAGAAATTCACACTCGATATTCACAGCCTCGGAGAATAGCTCATAAATCCTTTTGGGCTCGGGCTTCTCAAATCCACCCAGGTAGTTGTTGTAGATACAGCACGAGGCGCGAGTGTGGATCGCTTCGTCGCGGCTGATCAAATCATTGCTCTGGCATGTTACAACAAATAGGTTGTGAGTACGGAGATAGGCGATAGACGCAAAGGACGATGCGAAAAAGAGTCCCTCGATGAGGATCATCAGAATATACTTCTCCGCCACCGATCCACATTCCCGCACCTTTGCCTGTAGCCAGGCAACCTTCCGTTTGATGGCCGCGTCTCCGATGATGGACGCTACATACCTAGCGCGCGCGGCCGCGTCGTTTCCAAACAACATGAGCTGTATAGCGCTGTATACTCTGGAGTGTGTAACCTCAATAGACTCTTGCTCTATGTAGTAGTGGAGAATGTCCTTTTGCGTAAACAGAGCGGAGAGATCACCCAGGTTCAAATTTACCAAGTCGTCTGCGGCAGATAAAAAGGCGAACAGGAACCGGTAAAACTCGCGCTCGGCAGGCGTAAGTTTGGCCACGTCCTTGAGGTCATCTGAAATGGGAAGGTCCGTGTCCAGCCAGCGGTTTGCAACGCTGAGCGAGCGCAGGTGCTCGATATCTGGGCATTCTGGAGTATAAAAAAACGCACTTGCTAATGATAATTCTGCGGTCAGGGCTGCTTCTTTAGAGTTTTCGAGAGACATGATTATCTAACCGGTGTCTTGTTTGAAACGGAGAGGCGTCCCTACAGGCTGCAGCTAGTACAGACGAGGTCCCCGCCGACAAAGACTCCGTTGTTTGTTGCTTTCTTAATTTTGCAGTAGTACATGCCGGTTTTGAGGCCGCGCTTATATGCGTGGACCAGAAGGCTCATAATTTTGGAGGCGGGGAGTTTTCCGTCAGCAGGCTCAGTTATAAACAAAGACATGGATTGGCTCTGGTCCACAAACGGAGCCCTGTCAGCACACATGTCAATCAGAGTTTTCTGATCGTACTCAAAGGCAGTTTTAAACTTGCTTAGTGGGTGGCCAACTGGCAAATCACCAAACGCCCCGACAACAGACCACTGCGCCATCTCGAGGGTAGACAGCGCCTGCAGACGCGCGCACTCCCGGGGAAAAATACTCCGGATGGTGCGCATGAGCAATACATTTGGCCTGAGCACCTCTCCGGTAGCCGTGACCTTGCTGAACAGGTTTGTGTAGACGGGTGAGAACCCCTCGCTGCTCTCTGTAACCTGAGACGATGACACGGTAGGCATGTACGCCACAAACTGAGAGTTGTACAGCCCGTGCTGTTTTATCTCGGTGCGGAGTCTGCGCCAGGCGTTGCGGTTGGCGAGGGTAACCCCAGGGTACGCATCGAATGGTAGTTCCCCGCGACTGTACTTGCTGTCCTCGAACCCCTTAAAGGGTTGCATACCGAGTCTGCATAGCGTCGCGCTCGCCTTCATGGAGTTCAGTAAAAGTCTCTCTGCTATTTGCTTGTTTAATTGGCGAGCCTCCGGAGAGGCCATGTCCAGGTCTAGCATCAGGAAGGCGGTATGCAGCCCCTGGATCCCCAGTCCCAGCGACCTATTTTCGTCGACTCCCCGCTGGGACTTGACTGTTGGGTACGTGCTGGCGCGCATCATGGAATTGACAAAGATGGTGGCAGTCGCTGCCGCGCGACCCAGAGCGGCAAAGTCAAAATAAGGCACGCCCGCGGTATGCGGCGGGGGTATGGCGAGGCATTTGGGGAGGTTGATGCTGGCGAGGTTGCATACCCCGTTCTGGGTCTCGTCGGCGTGCTGGATAATTTCAGTGCACAGATTGGACCCCATTATAGCACTTTTTCTCCGCAGATCAAAGTGGTAGTGCTTATTGCACGCGTCCTTAAACATCAAAAAGGGGCTTCCTGTCATTACCGCACTCCTGACTATAATGAAGGCCATGTCCTGTATGGGAATGGAGTCAACACCAAATCCACACAGCTCCAGACGCTCGTACTCCTCCTCAAATTCTTTGCCGTACATATGGCAGAGGTGTGACGCTGTGTCGTCAAACAGCGTCCACATAACGCCGCTCTCTCCGTCCAAGTACCGTTTGTAGCGGTCGAAAAACAGGTCTGGGGTCCACATGCAGGCAAAGATGTTGTCGCACCGCACGGTTTCGTCTCTGGCCAGCATTCCGCGCATGTTTAGAATCGCGCGTATGTCTGCGTGCCACGGCTCGAAGTAAACGCACACACCTGTAGGACGCTCGCCGTCGCTGTTAATGGCCATGGTCATGGAGTCTATCAGCTTCAGAAGCGCCATAACACCCCGAGAGCACCCTTCTTTTGGGGGGGTGTTAAACCTCTGCAGAGACATCCCGATTCCACCTCTGTTGCATAGAATGGGCCCGGCCTCTTCCATCAGAGCCAGCATCGCAGAGTTCATGTCCGTCACCCTGGGGTTCAGCAGATAACAGCTTGCCATGGACCCGCAGTCTCTCCCGCCGAACAACATAATGGGCGTAGCGGGTATGATAACCTGTCCAGCCAGCGCCGTAAAGTAGGCTTTGAAGATATATGTCCAGCCTACTTCCCCGCTGACCACCACGCGTGCCATGGCTGGTTGCTCCATCGTATAGTGCGTGGCTGTTGTGGCGAGTCTGAGAAAGAATTGCCCCATAGACTCTATACGCCCGCCTCTCATTTTGGCCAAATACATCTCCTCATACTTTAGCGCAGACTGCAGCCCTAGGGCGCACAGCTCGCGGTACTCCGAGGACTCAAACGCGTGGAGGGTCCGCTGAATAAAGTCTAGGTGGTCGAGGATGTCTTTCTCCACGATCTCATTCAGATCGATTTCTGCAGAGTGTAGCCAATATTTCAGGTCATCCACGTTCCGAGCTCGAATTCGCAGGTGTACGAGCTCCCCACACAAAACGTACAGTCGCTCGTCGACTCGGCATCTCGGCTTTAGATTATCCACTACCCTGGTGATGTACTCCAAGACCTGGGAGCGAGACGGGCGGGGAGGCAGCGTGGTTGATAGCTCGCTGGCGTAGCCATACTCTTTGATGGTATCCACGCAGGAGATAACATCTTGAATAATTGCGAGCGGACAGTCAGATTGCAGGAAATTCAAAGACATGGTCCCGTATTAGGTTTAAAAAAGTGCTCTAGAAACACCAATACTCACTAAGAGGGAGTATAAAGTGTGAAAACCTGGGGCGCCGCTTCGCCTTATGTCTGGTTAGATTTCTACGTAACCTACCACGTAGATTGGCTTTCATTGGCCGCTAAATTTACCTCCCATTGTAGCGCGCGTAATGTACAACAACCAACACCAAATAGTCAGGTCGTAAAATCGAGCAAGCTTTATTGAAACAGATTTAGTAACTGCACTCAACCCAATCCTGTGGGTCCCACCGCACATTTTCCAGCCAAACCACGGGCATATCCACGCTGCCAAATCTCTCGCTACGGCGTGTAGTTCTGGGGGAGTCTGAGGCTATGGCCCCCAGGCGCATATAGGCGGCATACATACACGAGGTTTTATTTGGCCGACCCCGCAGGTCTGGTGCCCACTGGTACAACGCGTTGGTAAATTCCCTGTTGTTTAGACGCGAAGGCGGGCACCGCGGCTCGCACCGACTGCTTGCCAGGTCCTGGAGCGGGAGGGCGGCGTTTGGGTGCGGCTCTGGCGCGTCTGCTCCCTCCGTTCCTCTGATGGCGCTTTCGGTGCGGGCTTTGTGAAACAGAAAGCTGACGGCATCCTCGAAGGCCACCTCATCAAACTTGCTCACCGCCACGTACACCCTCACCCCCTCGCGGCGTAACCGCTGGCTGTACACAAATATTAGGTAAACAAACTTTGCGCTGGCGTCGCCCAGTTTCAGCTCGTGGTCCATATCCAGAAACGCACACGCCGGTACGTAAACGCTAGACCTGGGTATCGCCGAGTTGTTGGTGCGGGCACCCTCCTGAACACCCCCAGCGACGGCGGTGAGGCTGGCGAGCTTGTCCTGAATCACGTGGGAGAGAAGGCCTCCAAACACAGTCATGTGTTTGTGAGGAAATACGTGGGTTCGCACCATCGCCTGTAGATATTCCCCGAACCTGTCTAGGCGCTGTTCCGTCCTACGGTCACGGTAGTTGGCCAGCACGTGCGCCCTAACGGCTTCCGCGGCGGCCTTGTCAGCGTACTCCCCGGACCTGGATGCCACCAAAAAGGTCAAAGAGAGTAGCGAGGGCCGCAGCCCCGTCGTATCCGAGCGACCGGACACCGAGAGTTCCGCCAGCGCGGCCCAGGCCTCGTCCAAGTCTTGTGGATTGCGCCCGGGTGGGGTGCTTGACGGTGACGATCCAATGGCATCGAGGTGGTTACGGAGGCGGATTATCGGAAGTCCTGGCCGCTCTGCTGTGGGGTCGCAAAAGTCGGTAAGCGTTACCTGACGTGTAAGCTTCAGCGAGGGGTTGGAGCTTGAAAGCATCCACGAGTTCTGCTCGGAGTTGATGGCAGCCGTGATCACACCCGCAGATGAGATCTGAATGCCGCCCATGTTGCTGATAGTTATACTATTTGGGGTAGCTTGTACAAATCCGGGGAGCCAGTCCAGCGTGTTGGGTAGTCCAAACGATACATGTCCACGTCCACGGCCGCGCGGTTGCTGTGGAAATCCAGTAGGTGGGGAAATCTGTTCCCACCTGACGGTTCCATTTGCGTCCGTATACATAATGTTGCTCATGCCATTTCCGATTTGCACAAATCTGTTGCCCCCGAGATTCATCTTGGTCTTTTGCCTATTCGGTGAGATCTAAGCTACCCTCCTGTGCTGCTATATTTCGAAGGAGAGTACGTAAACAGCACGTAAGAAACAGGGACGTCCACGGACGTGCTCTGCTTGGGGCGCGCGGGAGCAATTGCAACAAACGCGCCCCAACAGGCTTTATCTACTATCTGGCGCGCGAAAATATCATGAATTGGCATTTAAAAATAACACAACGCGGGTCTGAGCAATCAGAGGCGTGTTCAGTTTGTACGCCACACGCCCGCCGTACGTCTGGAGGATATCAAGCCCTATTAAACGAGCGTAGTTGCTGCCTGACACTCACAAACCCACGCGCTGTGGTGCGTCTCGCTACCGCGTCCTTTTGCTAAAAATCATGGCGCGCGAACATGGGTCCATGCGAGCTTTGGTCAACACTCTGGCCGGGCTTCTCGGAGAAACCGATACTGAGGTCCCCAGCCTCGAGCCTGCCATGTTGATGGTCCTCAAATCCTCCATATCGGAGTTTTTCCTGTCCACCGACACGGTGTCGGTGGACGAGGCCGCGGAACTATTCCCCAGGCTACAGTTTCTCGCCTGCCGGGCCTACGCAGCATCGCATACACCCGATTCGGCAATGTTAGCAGAAAACCTGGCAGGCCTCGTCCTGTGGCGCATACACCAAAACTGGACGGACAGGGAAATGGAGGCGGTGGACCAGATGTTTGTGCTGCTGGAAATTATGAACGGCGAATCGGGCGTGTACATGCTGTCTAATAACAACTTGAGAATATCAGCTAAATATGGACCCTCCAACATGCACCTGATCGTCAGCACATGGCTAGATACATTTCGCAATGTGATGTCTGTTGCCGCTAAAGCTACCCCGGACTCACTCTTCAACGCAAAACGAATGGAGTCTATAGAAGAGTTTTCTAAGCCTCTAGTCCACGCCAAGTTTAATTTGATATACGACATGCCGTTCGTACAAGAGGGCCTGCGAGTAGTAGCTAAAAGAATCAACTGGATACTTCCCTTCGGCCTCATGGTCAAGGGATACAAGGACTTGAGCATGGCTCCTCTCACGCGGGCGCTTTTTTTGCTGTCCTTGGTAGACTCTTACTTTCCTAAAGGAACCGCGACTAACGGTAGCATGAAAGCGTTGACAACATACTTCCGCGAGCTTGTTAGAACCATAGACAACAGTGCTTTTGTGCCTATAACTGAAGTTAACGCCACGCCGCGTACCGCGTACGAAGTTAGAGTCTCATCGGCTATAGTACATCAAAACCCATACATCACCGATACCAAGGCGGGAATGGTAGCAGAGCGAGTGCGCACTGACGCTGAAATCTTAACCTCTGGTGCGCTGTTAAGCTCCGGGGCGCTCTCTGCTCACGTAACGGCCGTGGCTAAGCTGCTCGCGTCCAACGAACCCGACGACGTGTCGTCCCGGGCCCGGGCGCGCGTGGCAGAGCACGCCAGTAACACCTGGGAGACCATCCAGGCCAGCACGACCCCCACACAAGTCGTGGAAGCCCTAGTGACTGCGGGGTTTACGTCAACACACTGCGGAATTTTGGAGCGCGTGGTGGTGGACTATTTTACGCGCCTGCGCAGCACCGCCAACAGCGGGCCGGGGAGAAACGACTCCCTGGACTACGCGCAACAAGTCGTTGGTTGCGTGGCTATAGTGGGTGGCGTTGTTTTCAGGCTGCTGCTGTCTTACGGCTTTGGGCTCGACTACATCAGGGACTACACTACAACGATATCCACGCTGGAGCCCGTGTATAACGAGCTGCTGTCGGCCCTGGGGCTGGCGGACAAGGGAGTGGAACAGACCCTGAAGCGCAGTATGGCACCGCGACCGTATATGAACTACATCTCAGCGGCACGCGCAGCGCTAGACGACGAGCTGTTAATAGTCGAAAAGCGAACCACGGGGCCCGGAACACATAGCGCCGCCAGAGAGTCCCTATTGACGTGGTTCGACTTTAGAGCCAGAGATCGCTGGGGTGTGCGTATACCAGATAGAGATACGACATCGACACAGGTCTTGGCTCCCATAACAGCATCGCTTTATTCGGACGACGACTTAATCGCGGCGGCTTCTAAACTGTCGTTTGATGCACTAGACGCACCCCCGACTCAAATTATAGACGACCCCTCTTTTGCCCCATACATGCTAGCCACGGTGGTGCTGGACGCGTTTAACGCCATTTTGACATCGCGGTTTTCCGCCGACTCCGTAGCTCAGGCGCTGCGCGTACTCTCTTGGGCCAGGGACTACGGCGCTGGGTCCATTGCCAACGTGGACGGGTACAGAACTAAACTAACGGCGATAATAGCCTCGGTGTCCCCCTTTCTGCAAAAAGACGCCCCTACCCCAACCATGGCCCATGCCAACAACTTGGAGGCGCTTTTGGGGGAACTCCACTCTGTGGTTGTGGCCGCGATCGCTCTCATTCCGGAACGGGCGCGAATGCCGGTGCCCGAACGACCCTCTGTTAAAACCAGTACGTTTTTGGCGGGCCTATTTTTAACTGCTGTCTACAAGAGGCTCGAGACGCTAGTTGGGCACACAGCGGAGCTCACCAACAACATCCTTGGAACGGCGTCGGGGATAGTATCATCCATAGTCACGCTCAATAGATTTTTTAACTGTCGCATAATGCCCGTTATGGGACACTACGCCGTATTGATTTACCCCCAATCGGCCCAGTCTGCACCATTCGGTAGGTGGCGTCTGGTAGACGTGGTCGACGCGGTTGGAAGTATATACAACGAAGTTAGCGATCTGCGCGCAGACCTGCGGGCCGACGTTGTGACCCTTAAGGGCGACATAGCCTCGGCCGCGGAGGCACTGCAGGAGTGCGAGGCCCTGGCTGTCAAAACGGAGGGTACGCGCTTTGGTAAACTATTCAACTCTCTGCTCACACGCCACACGCAGCTGGCCAGGGCCCAGAGGGGGCTAGCCATAAGGGCCGGTAAGCTGCTCGGGGGTTCCGAGGCTCCAGGATTGAAGCACGTTAATACGTTTCTCCAGCGATGGGGAGCCATTAGCGTCATCTACCAAAAGGCTACATCGGGATCCACCCCCGAGGCAAATATTACCTCCCTCGCCAACACTCTGCGTCACGTGTGGGACGAGATCCAACAGGAGCGCAAAGCAACTCCTCCCAGTCGGAAATTTTCCAACAGAGACCTAGGGCTCGCGGTAGAACGCCTGATGGGAGGCTATCCAGAAGTGTTAGACGACGACAGTAATAGCACCGCGCTGACACCAAAATTCAACGTTGATTCATGGAGTAGCGTAAATATGGACGCCCTACGCAAGCGAGTTATAATGCCCGCTAACATCGACTCGATTCGCGGTAATGATTCTCTCGCGACGCGCGAGTATTTGAAGAAAGAAGACCTTCTCGCTGAAATAGATGCCATTTTTAACAATACAAAGAAATAAAGCTAATCGTATGCACCAGTACTCCAGTGTTGCGTGTACCTATTTTCCGCAGGGGGAGGCGCGCATTCGCATGTGGGTAAAAAAAGGTGGGCATTCAGGTTTACTAACGTTAAAAGAAGTTGCAGAGCGGCGCGCGGCTCACTGCCCTGCGCGAATCACTAGCGTACGGTGTGGATTACCCCAACGCTCTGGGATATACAGACTACGCTCTCTCAGGGGTTGTTGCCGATGGCGCAAACCCTTCCTCAGGCGAATAAGGCGGGTGGCGCTCAGGCCGATGTGGTAGTGATAGGCTACAGAAACCAATACGACTCCAGGCTTGGTGAAGGGTCCCACGTATCGTGTTTGAGATCCTCGCTGTCCTTTTTGCGCCTCATTTTTACTCATGGGATAGACTTTGCCCTAACTGCCGACAGTATTGATGGGGCGCTCGTCGAAGGACGGGCCTGGACTGTTGCCGGCAGCAAGTCCGGGGAAGCACCGTGTATGGTTTCTATCGTGGAACTTCCAAACAAAATTACCTACGCCAACTCTGCGAACACGCTATGCTGCGTGTTTTCGAGACTCTATGGCGACAGCGGATTTTACATGCACCCCGGCGATGGGTTTCAGAGCACTCAAATACCCGCTCGTCAGTTTTTCGATGGTGTGTGGAAGTCTCGAGCTGAGTCATTTGCCCTAATTACGATAGGGGCTACTGGTCTGGCGGTGTATCGCCACGGGGATGTTGCGTATGTTTTCGACCCGCACGGCCACGGGAGTGTTACCGAGGCGTTCGTGGTGCGCGTGCTGGCCCGCGATGTTTATGCTTATCTAACGGGTTACGCGGCCACCGATCCAGAGTCAGACTGGGCCGGCGCGCTTGTATTTTTCGTTACGTGCGGTCCCACCGAGAGTGAGCCCGGCTTTTTGATTTCTGCAACGTCGCTGCTCTACGGGATAAGCGAAACCTACCTATCCGACGAGCGATATGTGGAGCGGTCTGTCGCGACAAGCCACCCAGGAATCTCTACTCCCCCACCGCTAACCGATGTGGCTGTGGGGGCGGTTTCGGAGGCGTGGCAGTACCAGGAACTCGAAAACGGTACAGCGTCGCTGGATGCGGACATGAACGGTGTGACACCCGCAGCGGCACAAGTTAGGGCCAGTGTCATCAGACAGCCGACAGAAAAGCGAGTGTCCCTACCCAAGCGGCGTCGTCCCCCGTGGACGCCTCCCACCAGCAACGAAAACCTAACTACCTCGGGCAACACGCACACGGTAGCCGGAAGGCCGAGTCAAAAGATTAGAAACGCCACTGCGAATGTTCAAAATCCTACTACCGGCAACGGCAGTGCCTGGGCGGAGGCGTTAGACGACGGAGGAGTGGATAACGCGAGTAGGCCCGTCCAGGCCGTAGGCGCCGATGCGACACTCCAGAACCCCGCTCCCGGAGATGCGCTTGTCATGGAAACCACACAGGCGTCGGAAGAGGCTCTTAGAACTCGCAGAGTTTTCCGGCTCTCGGGGGAGGACGAAGCCCCGTACGACCTCGGGGACGCCGTGGGTGTTCTGAGCGCAGAGATAAACGAACTGGCTACACGGGCCGACGAGCTTGATGTGCTAAGCTCTACCTGCGTCGACTCGACGGTGTGGGTCACCCGGCCCCACAACAGTCCCGACATGGACATTCTGGAGCAGTTCATCACAATGATATTCAATAGACTTTTGTCATTCCTGGTGGAAAACGGCACGCGGACACGCACAGACTCGCCTTCGGTCATAGCAGGTCTTTTCTCAGGTGTGCTAGCGGCCATTCCTACCCAATCCGCAGTAGTAAACCTGTTGCAGGCCACCGGGATGGCGCTTAGTGACGTGGCTTCCTACAAGTCTATTCTGAACATGGTCTCGAACGAAGACTCGCCCGTCGGAGAGCTAGCGGTTATCAAACTAGAGCTCGTGGCCTCCGAGGTTACCAAATCGACGCAGGAGCTCGTGGTTAAGGTTGAGGAATTGGAGCGCGACGTTACTAGCGGTAGCGTCAACCCGTTGGGGTTGTACACATACCTTACAGAAAGACTGGTGGCCGAAATGACTAAACACGGCGGTGACCTATTTGCCCGAGAACCGAAACCGGGGGCCGGATCACTTACAGAGCGCATAGGATCGCTCTTCAGGAAAGCGCGCACCAGGGAGGCGCGAGCAACGCGCACGAACGCCTCATTGGCACGAGACCTCAATGCTATAGAAGCTGCCGTTCACGCGGCCCATGACAAGTTTGACGCCATAGAAATTAAACCCGCGGACCCGAGCGACACCACCAACATGGACGAGCTCGCAAAGTCATTGGACCTCTCCGCCGTTCCTACCCGCGTAGCCAAGGTGATCAAGAAAGTAGAAAGCATGGTGGCCGACTCCATTCGCGAGTACTTTCTAAGGGGGGTTCAATACAGTGCGAGGGCTATAGCGATGGACAAAACAAGCGGCGCCAGGTTTCAAGTGGCTTCCGCGGCCGTATCTAACCTAGAACGAATGCTAGACTCTCTGCCGACCTTTGAGAAGAGTCTGAACTCCATAGTCACCTCGGCTGGCATCCAGGGACCCCCACCCACGCAAATATCCAGTTCGCGCAAGGCAACGCTACTAGGCAACCTGTTGCGAGCTGGACAGAATCTGACCACGGATAATGCGCTGGGGGCGTGGGCCGCGCTGCTATCCGAGGCGCACACCGAGGGGCACATAGAAAGGCGTGAGCTCGAGGCCGTCATCAAAGAAATAACCTCCATTAACGACCATGCTGCCAAAAAGGCGTCCGTCGAGGCCGACATGGAACGCTTTAGGGTTTTGAGCGCCGCTGTAGACCAGGCCACGTCCGACATGTATAACTCTAACCCACACGCCCTAGACACTATTATCCGCGGCGCTGAAGAAATGATTCGTCAGGCAAAGGTGGTCGAGGCGCACTTTGACTCGGGAAGAATTTCTCGCGAAGCCGCGTCCAGAGTGGGCGTTAGAAAACGCGAAGTAGAGACGCTTGCTAACTCGGCGCGACAGCGGGCCGCAGAAATTAGCGCCGCTCGCGACGAAATTTACTCGCGCCTCCAGAGCCTTCTGCTGCCCCTCGCGGGGTTTGTTGGATTGCGCGCCGCACCGGGAGTTTTGGAACAGCTCGCAAAGGATGCTCAGAGATCGACCTCCGAGGAATTGAGAAATTTAATGCACGAGGCACCGAAGCAGGTGGTGTCAACGGTACATTCTCATTTATGGTCCCTGTTCGGCCAGTTTAGAGAAGCTCTCGAGCACCCAAACTCCACTACCTCATCCGCCCTGGCGGGAGTGGGCCCGGCGTTTGCGATAGTCGTCAGAAGTCTTCTAGACCCAAACAAACAGCGCGAGAGTGTGGAGTTTTTTATTAAACACGCGGACGCGCTGGCCGATACCGTCGGCGCCGTCGAGGCAAATCCAAACTCCGAGCTAGCCGTGGCACATGCTGTTAACTCTATCGCCGCCGCAATACAGACAGTCAGCGTCGGTGGCCGCACAATTACAGAGTTTGCGTTTTTGGTGCCTATGCTGGAGCGCTACCAGTTGAGACTTACCATAGTCAGGGAAACCCAAAGACTCGCAACTGCGCAGCGGGCCGTTGCCGCGTCCGTGTCTGCGGCCGCAGAAGTGACAACAAAACTTCGTGCGGTCGCCGTGCCGGGCGTGCAAGAGGATGTGCTCAAGGCCGCAATAGCTGCCGCGAAACACGTGTCTTCAGAGGTTACTGCCGCCGCCACTGCCGCAGAGCGGGAGCTGGCGAGGCTGGACTCGAAAGCATTGAGCGTCGCCCAGGTGGCCCGCGCGCATCAAGATCTGCAGAAACAGACGGCTGTTGCCAAACAGCGCGTCGGCGAAATAGAAGAGGTATTGGCCAACCTGAACAAACAGCAGCGCGAGCTGCAAGATCGTGCTGTGTATGATAGGTGGAAATCCGACCTGCTGGCAGCATTGGACAAGATTGAAACAAAATCGTCGTTTGACGTGTCCGAGCTTTCTAGACTCCGGGACCTCGGTGCGGCTCGCGGCTATGATTCGCGCGAGTTTTCTAAACGCGCAGAACAAGCCCTGGCGGCGAACGCGCGTGCAGTTATTGCTGTTTTGGATAACGTGTTTAAATTTAACCCATATGCTCCTGTGAATTCGAAAAAGGAGACTAATCCTACCATCTCAATGCTGTATAACATTTCATGGTGGGACGACTTTACGCTCGCGGCACCTATACTCAATACGCTGTTTGCTGGTGTCGACGTAGAAGAGCTCATGAGTCTGATGCGCATTTCTACTGGCATGATTACATTTGCCAGCACCAACGGCGGACGCCCAAAATACAATGAAGCCGTAAATTCCCTGTCTAGCGACATGCTCAAGGTTCCACAGCTAGCCAAGTACGTTGATTTCTACGGCAAGTGGTACACGGAATTCAACGCAGAGATGGACGTGTTGAGCAAGCTGCGGGCGGATGTGCTTCAAGCGGTGGGGGTTCGCTCCGGGGAAATAAGCAGGGCCCTGGAAGAGGTCACGTACGTGCGAAACGCAGAGGTCGCGGAAAAGGTTTTGGCCGAAGGGGTAAAGCTTTACATTCCTAGCGACGCCCTGATAGCCAAAGCCCTTAAGTACCTGGAGGAGTTTAATCAGAAACGGTTTGCGGGCTCCGCCTTCGAGGAGGCGATAGCCACAACCATCCGGCAGGACTTGTCAACGGCGCGCGATGCGGCTACTCAAGCCGAGGCCGCTCGGAGTGAGGCTATGCACAGGGCTACCCAGATTCTACGCGAGGTGGTGGAAGCCGCCAAGGCCGCGGATCGCGACGCCAGCGCAAATCTGGCAAACCTCAAGAACCTCCTAAGACTCACACCGCCTCCACAAAGCGTTGCAGCCGCGCTGGACAAGGCTACCTCGGCGGACGACATTGTGACCCAGGCGGCGTTGTTACTGGGCACCGTGGAATCTACGCCAGAGTTGGACATTAAGGCCGTGGAGTGGCTACAGCAGGCGCGGTCCATTATTGACTCCCATCCACTAACAACTAAAATAGATGGCAAAGGACCGATGGATCCGTATGCCGAGCGAATAGAGAAGCTACACACCCTACGGGGGGAGCTGGACGAGCTGAGGCGTCAGCTCACGGCGACAGAAGTTAGCTGGGATGAGGCGTGGGGGAATTTCTCCCGCGCCGTTCCACGAGCTGATGTTTCCATGGATGGGTTTGTAGATTCCCATCAGAGGGCACGCACCCTCCAGGCGTCGATGGGTGTCATTTCTGAAATGCGCGCAGATAACAAATATGGCCGCCTACCCCCAAAAGTTATAGGAGCCATCGAATCAAAGTTTGCAGAGCGACACAAAAACTTGGAAACGTTTAATGACACCTCAACTGTCCTTCAAACTGCAATCACGCAATTTGATGCGCTCGTGCAGCAGATTCCTCCGGAGATGGAGTACGACGTGCTACGCTCCCTCTTGGCGTCGTTTGACCAACTGGCGGCTGTCCTACCCAAGTGGGTTGGCGCGGAGTATGCAGCGTACAGGAGCTTGCTGCTGATGAGAATAGGCCTGTACGACGAATACCAGAAAATCGCCGGTATAGCCGCTGCAGGAAGCCGCCCCCACCTGGAAGCCGTTGAGTACCGCAGCGCCATAGAAGACGCCAACCTGAGACGCGCCAGTCGCGTGTCTTCTCTCATGGGGGATAAAGATGTCATCCTCTCACTTCGAGAAGCAAAGTCCTCTATCGACACCGCGTTCCCGCAGGTGTTGTTGGACGCCAAGGGCGTACCCGTCGAGTACAGAGTCTGCTACCGCGCCGTGGGGGACAAGCTGGCCGCCATGTTATGTGGGAAACTAGGGGTCAGCATGCGCCCAGCAATGCCCAGTGATCCTATCGTGGAGTCATCGTCCGTGTCTGGTATCAATGTAACTCATGACATTCTCCAGTTGCGGTTTGGACTGGAAAAGGCCTACCACTCGGGATTTTCTACGTTCGCCCGCTTTGTACGCCACAAGAGGGCAGACTGGAGCCCTACAGAGCCCGCCCAGGCGGCGGCCGAGATATACGCGGCCGTGCTGGCTACCACCCTAACGCGGGAATATGGCGCCACCTGGCACCGCATAAGGTTCATGGCGGGTTCGGGTCTGTTTGTCCCCAGCCCCGACTCCGTTTGCGACACGCAAGGAGGGAGGGGAAAGAAAAACAACAACATAGTACACCTGACTTTATCCGACGTGGTTTTGAGCGCCATGTTGCGGAATTCCATGCATCTGGTAAACTTTATGCGGCTGGACCTGACACGCCAGCACGAGTACATGGCCAGGACTATAACTCCAGTTTTGACAAAATCGCTTATGTCGGCCATTTTAATTAACACCCTCGTTCCTACCGACACGTCAACACAATGGAGATCTCTACCGTTAACCGGGGACCCAGAAGATTTGGCGCAAGGCATGCTCTTTTCCATTCGCATGTCCGACTGGAAACAGAACAGCTTTTCGACCACGAATCTGTTGGATGTCTGGATGCGCTCTCCCGGCGAAAGCGGACGGGCGGCCGCAGCCAAGATAGCCTCCGCCATTCCCGGAAACCCCCTAGCCACCTTTACCGTGCTGGCGCGTATGTGTATCCCACCGAACGCATTGGCGTCGCTGTGGGAAGCGCTGCAGCCAGAAGCTTTTAGTCAGCAGAACCTGTCCTATGATGACGTTGTTACTAGCCGTCTGGACATCGCCTCTACCGTACAGACCTCCGTGGCGGTGGACCCGGAAATGAAGTCTGTTGACACTAAGTCTAGAAAGCAGCTATACACCACTACCGGGACCAGCACGACGTTTACGTTGGCTGGCTCCGCCCCAAGCGCGGTTAAGGAGGTGAGCGCTTTGGACGTTGCCACGTGCGCACTCATGTTTGGAGCGCCCGTTGTGATTGCCATGGAAACACCGGAAATGTTTTCCGAAGCGTCTGGGATGTCGTTCTGTCTCAAAATATTCGACTCTAGGCGTGGGGCGACCGACCACGAAATAATTCAGGCCGTGTCCTCGGACCTGAGCTCGTGGGGGACGTCGCTTTTGGCACTCGACCCAAACGCCATAGAAAACGCCTGCCTGACAACGCAGCTGGAGATACTCTCCGGCTTGGTGGCATCAAAGCTTTTAGCTCCAGCGCCGCCGTGTCTTATAGTGCTAGACCCCAGCATGAAAGTGATAAAAGTGTTGTGGGAACCGGAATCCCCACCGAATGATCTGGTTATCACTCTTGCCGAAGATGAGATTATAGCTGAGCTTCCATACCTAAACGCGGATGATGATCTGCTACCTCCGATGAACCCGGATGACCCTATCTATACCAGGGTTATAAGCGGAACGAACATTCCGACGGCGACCACGGAAGGCAGCTTATTTGCTGACCAACAGCTCGAGTTTTTACGTCCTGAGTCAAACCCGTTTCCGTTCGCCTCACACGACAGTTCACAGACTTTAGATGTCCCCAGTTCTCCGAGTAGCGGCTCCGACAAATATGAGGAGGACCCAACGGGTATGGTGTATGACGCACCTGTGAACGATATGTCGGACATGGCCATGAACAAAGCAAAGGCGTGGCAAGAGTGGTTGGAGGATGGGTTCGCAGAAGATGACTACCAAGAATTATCCAACGCCATACCAGCGCCCCCCAAACCTACTCCGGTCGTTGAGTCCAAACAAAAGTCTGATTCTTCTGACCGGGCACAACCACTACCGCCTAAAAAGGCTCCCCTTCCGCCATCTGATGCATCCGCAATAATGTCCGGAAAGCCCGTGTTCAAGCATACTCCGGGCCACAAGTCTGCCGTTCCCCCTTCCGTACCTGCTCCTCCCACCCTTCCACCCGCTCCCCCTCTGCCCCAACCCCCTTCAAAGGCCGCCAGCGGCAGTCCTCCCACCCTTCCACCCGCTCCCCCTCTGCCCCAACCCCCTTCAAAGGCCGCCAGCGGCAGTCCTCCCACCCTTCCACCCGCTCCCCCTCTGCCCCAACCCCCTTCAAAGGCCGCCAGCGGCAGTCCTCCCACCCTTCCACCCGCTCCCCCTCTGCCCCAACCCCCTTCAAAGGCCGCCAGCGGCGCCACACAATCGGACAGTGGCAAAACTCTCACCCTCGATGTTCCAAAAACACAGTCGAAGGATAAGGTGGTACCAGTTCCACCCACCGATAAGCCGTCAACCACCACTCCCGCGGCACTCAAACAATCAGATGCAAGTAAACCTCCTACTGCTGCAATTCAACATCAGCAAAAATTAGGTACACCTGTCACTCCAAAAGATTCTGGAGATAAACCAACCGATAACGCAAGCGCGCCTGTTGGTGTATCTCCAGGAACTCCCGATGGAACACCCGGAGCCAAACCACCCCCGAAAGACGCACCCCCTGTGGATGACACTAAACAACCTGTAAGGAAATCGCTTCCATCACAGGCGCGCGGCGGGCGTCCGTACATACGCCCGTCTCTAGGACCATTTAAGTTTACGGGTCCGCCTGGTTATACGATTCCAGTTCATGGACTTCCACCTAGTGACTCAAACGTGACCCAATCAACCAAGGAGCCCCCAAAGCCTGCCGTAGAGGCCCCCGCCGCGGCCCCGGCCAAATCTGCGGCGGCCCCCGCCGCGGCCCCGGCCAAATCTGCGGCGGCCCCCGCCGCGGCCCCGGCCAAATCTGCGGCGGCCCCCGCCGCGGCCCCGGCCAAATCTGCGGCGGCCCCCGCCGCGGCCCCGGCCAAAGACCAAACAAAATCAGCTGCTGAAGTCCCAAAGCTGGCCAAGGACCAGGCCAAGGACCAGGCCAAGGACCAGGCCAAGGACCAGGCCAAGGACCAGGCCAAGGACCAGGCCAAGGACCAGGCCAAGGACCAGGCCAAGGACCAGGCCACATCAACAACAGTCCAAAAGCGGTCTAAGGACCCTAAATCTGATGGTTCTATAGACGATGTTGCGCTAGAGATTGTGCCTGAAAAAACCCCTCTGCCGGATGACTCGCCCATTGGGGCGGTTCCAGAAAACACTCCCCTACCAGATGACTCGCCTACTGGGGCGGTTCCAGAAAACACTCCCCTACCAGATGACTCGCCCATTGGAAGTCCAGATTTGTCAGCATCTAAAAACTCGCATACCACTGACGCAGTCAGCAGTGACCGTTTTTCTGTTGCCTGTAAAGTACCGCTCCCAGACTCGCCGGAAGATGACTTCTACTCGTATGCCGTTGACGTCCCATTGCCCGATTCTCCCACCGACGAACCCTCCAGCGGCCGTTCTGATGCACGAGCACCAACCGTCGGAGGTGTTGCCAACATTCATCGTAAGAGCGACTCCGGACACAACCGAAAATCAGACGCATGGAGACGTGCCTTTGCTGACACGCTACATGGGCGTCCAAGAAATAGAAGCGCTACTAAACCATGTAAATCAGCACCGTATAAAGTTCCTCACGCCATTTCCTATACGAAAATACCTTCGGTACCTAACGATCAAAGCGGTCTTGCGGGAAAACCCTGCAGCGAGGAACCGAAACGTCCGACTGGACGAGACACCCCTGTCGGTTCATGGGATGTTTCGCCCTCGCAGACGCCCGCGCCCGCGGACATTCCGGCCACCATTCCGCAAAATCAGAATACTTCAGAGAGTCCACGTACGGCCTCGCTGAAGTCTCCTACTCGCACTGTGCAATCTAGTATGCCGGCCGATGATATTGATGAACTCGCCGAGTACGATCTTCAGATTGCCCGCGCCGTTCCTGTTACTAAACATCCTCAGCCGCCACCAGCAAACCAGACACCACCGCCTCACGAACCCCCAGCACCTATTGACGATAGAAAGAATATACGCCCACCGCTAAGCGAGGAGGAGATTATAGCCTTCCTAATCAATATGGACGACGACGACGCCGGTAACGCGTCTGGTCCGGTTGACTTACACGCGGTACAAGCGCCCAAACTTCCCAAACAATCAAAACCTACAACCAACCAGTTTGTACCGCTAGATTGGTGGACTGAAACGGAACCCGTTGTGGACGCCGACAGTCTGGACCTGTCCCCAAAACAACAGCGTCTGTTTTCCTGGGAGTCTACACGCGACCTGTTAAACATTAACGTGAGGGACAGAGTATACGAAGAGGAGTCGGACGATGAGTATACCGTTTCGTGGGACCAACACTTAGTCCCGGCCGTTTCTCCAACGTCTGTATCATCCTACAGTAGCGATACCGTTACCGATAGCTATACAGACATAAACGATCCCGGGAGTGTTGTGTGCCCCTTAGACGGAAACGCCCAAAACAACGTCCGCGAGTTTCTGGACACTCATAGTTCTAGAGTTCGCGTGGTTCCCGCCGACGAATTGCTAAGTCGGCGGTACTTTCGGTCCACGAGTCTGAGCGCCATGGCGTTACTCATTGCTGCGTGTCGCACCATCGTACGACGACTTCGGGCAACTAGACGAGTTCTTACAGACATCAACCGGAGCTTGCTCTTAGACCTAAAACAAATACGGGTACTCTTGGGGTAGTGTATCTGCTTTTCAATAAACACCATTGGAACATGAACTTTGTCTGAAAACCGTTTTTATTGTTGGGGAATTACATAGCCGGGGGTGCAAGGGAAAGGTCAGTCTTCCGAAATGGGCTGCATGAACCGAGGTGGGAAGGTGCGCTTGAGTCCTATATTTGGCCGCGCCCAGGTAGATGCGTCGTTCTGCGCAAACATATCAGATCGTCGAACAAGGGCTTTCAGGTGGCGTTGTCGTAGGCTAACCATGGTCCTGGCGGTTCCCATAAACAGCTGCTTTAGCCCTTCGCTAATTTCATCCTCAGTATATTTGGTGTAATCCAGTTCATCGATGTTCTGGTTTAGGATAGTTATCACATCAACGGGTAGCATGTCTTTGAAGTTAGCCGCTTTGATGTTAGGCGGGTCCGCTGGGTTGAACGCCACCGGCGCCTGCTGTTGCTGTTTGTCGGCAGCCATGGCTGAATGTTTGCTGCGAGCGCGCAACGCACCCTTACGCTGGCCGGAGTAGCGACAAATAGCGCAGTGTCGAGTAGTCGACGGCTTTTTATTAGAAGAGGCGCCCCTTCGTCGCTATTGCGAGTATTACAACAATAAAAACACACGCAAAGATTGCCACTGCGATCCTCACAGGACGGCGTTTCACACGCTCTGAGGCGAACGCGTTGGAGATGCTGGTAAGGCTGGCGAAAACCTCCGCCGCGCACCGCTTGGGTGTTGGACGCCGCTTCTGCCGTTCCCTACACTCGCGATTCTCCCTGGGGGCGACTAGACCATTACTTCGATCGCACGAGTCTACCGTGCGCTTTCGCTGCAACTCCATCGCACCAAAACTAGTCGCGCGCTCTAGCAACCGCTGGGTTCGAGACGCGTCTTCCGGACCCATAAACCGGAACGACAGCTGCACGACGGGCATTCTCGTGAAACAGCTTATTTGCATCATCGCTTGCAGGGGCCTCAGGTCCAGGCCTCCCCCTCGCTTAACTCGTTCTATGACAGACAGGGCCAGCCCGGTCGTGTGCGTTGATTTGAGAATCACGTTGTTATGCTCAGACGTGATAGAAGCCATAGGGGAGTTTGGGGGTGCGAAAAAAAAACCCTGAAATAGCACAGACACGCCCGTATTTTGAATGCGAATATACGGATCGCACTGACTACGAGCCCAGTTCTTCATCAACCGGAGCACATACTCTATAGGAAATGTTACGCTGTTATTATCCGGCCCGCTAAATTGAAACACGCACCTGGCTGGTAGGTGTTTGGGATCGTTCAGTGTTGCATCGCTTTCGCCGCAGTGAAGACTTCCCGAGACAACCAGACGGATGCGCTGTAACAAACCACCACCGACCGCAAAATCTCTATAGTTGTACGAGTCCATGGTTGTAGTGAAGGGTTCCCAACAGCGGCCAGTCAGCCCCCAAAGCGACTGATGTGTGGGGCATGCCGCAGGCCAAACTTAAACCCTCGCTATATGTAGCCACTCCCAACGACATGCTTTACACTCGGTACAGCAGTTTAGGCGTCATGTAGAATCTGGTGTAAATCGAGAAACTTGTTAATTATTGTCGCAAATCTTTCTTTGCGGGCGTCTAGGGCAGAGGTGTGATCACATGCACCCCCAGGCATACGGTTTTCCGGGGAATGAAACACCGAAGAGGCCAGGCGCCGCGTGAATGATAAATAGTTTAGTTTGGCGTCTGTCGTGGGCATTAACAGTTCCATCTCAGGGGGCATCAAGTCTTCGAACCAGACACTAAAGTCGTGGTGTCCGTAAGCATCATCTAGGGCGTTTAAGCTCATCGATTCCAAGTCGCTACTCGGAATCAAGTCCCTGAGCTTTTTCGGAGACGCTTGGTGCGAGCGCGCTTGCACACCGCTTAGAGCAGCGCCAGAGGCGTTTTGCTCCATGGCGGACAGCTGCGATCGAGACGTCATAGGCGAAGATGGGGGGTGTGTTGTTCCCGGAGACTGGCAGCCGGGAGCGTTCGAGCGCCAGTACACTGGATTTGATGCCAAACTTCTATCAACTAACAGCAGTCTGTGCAGCGAGTTAATATTTTCTGCGCACTTAATACAGATTTCACCCACGCCACCGCCCCAAGATCACGTCGATATGTGTGACGAGACTGACAACGATATACCCGAACCTAGCTGCGCCCAGTTTGTAGATGCGGTGGCCGACTCCCTGGCTCTCGACAAACTCTGTTTGATATGCCGGACAATCGATTTGTACAGACGCAAATTTGGGCTTTCCCCACAGTGGATAGCCGATTATGCGATGCTGTGTACTAAGACGTTGGCGGCTCCGCCGTGTGCCGTGGCCACTGTGGTTGCCGCATTCGAGTTCGTGTATATAATGGATAAACACTACCTTCGGCGCGGAAAGGCTACCCTAGTGGGTGCCTTCGCGCGTAGAGTTTTGACGCTGGTCGATATACAGCGCCACTTTTTTTTACACGTTTGCTTTCGCACGGACGGCGGGGTTCCACGCGGCACCGCGTCTGGAACGTCCACGGCGGCAACGGCCATGACCGGACCCGGTATGGCGGACAAAGTTCAATATTCAAATTACTCGTTTTTGGTTCAATCGTCCACGAGAGCCATGTTACTAACGGTGGCTGATATCCCATCTGGAGACGACGGCGCTTTACAGGCTGTGTCACACGGTAGACACGGAGCTAGCAAGCCGGCGGATGGGGGCGGTGGGGTGTTTGGCCCCAAACAACAATCTACCGTGGCCGCGCTGATGAGTTGGAAGGAGTGTGCCAAAATGATAGACTGTTCTGGGTCTGAGCGTAGACGCCCTGGTGCAACTATGACATGCTGCGAGCGAGCTAGGGCCGATGACGACGAATACGAACGCCAGCTTCTAGCTACCGAGAACACACATCTGGGTTCGGCGAATGATCAAGCAGAGGGGGGGAATGACACACATCTCAAGTGGAGCTACGCAGACCTGACTCTGCTGCTGTTGAGCCAGTCCAGTACCTGGGAGGCCAGCGAAAAAACATCCCTGGCGAGTCAGTCGCGCAGGACCTGCGTGGAGGAGTATTGGGCCTCTCACAGGGCGGTGCTGGCAAGAGACACCGCTCCTAGGTTTGCCAGATTTGTCGAGGCAGACGCCGCTCCGGACACGGCCACTGGGCCGGTTTTAGCGACGACCCTCAAGCACGTACGCAGCCGCGGAAGAACCTGCTCCGAATGCGTGCTGTGTAACCTGATACTAACGCGCGAACACTGGCTTGCGCTACGCCGCTTTAAGCGAGATGTTATTTCGTACTCATCTAACAACGCAAACCTGTTTGATTGTATCTCCCCAGTTCTGTCGGCCCTTTCTGACGCGAATAGCGAGCCTCTAGCTGGCAACTGCTGTGTGGGTGGCGGTGGGACGTGCCCAGAAGACTCGGGCAGGTTCCTAGAGCTAATGCACGCCGCCGGTACAGAGGCCATATACAAGCACCTGTTTTGCGACCCCATGTGCGCGTTGGTGGAGCTCCAAACAAACCCCAGTGTTCTTTTTTCGCCCATAGGCCCACCTCCAGAACCAGACGAGATAGAGCTTCAAAAAGCGCGCCTTGCTAGCGAAAATTGGTTTAGTGGGCGTGTATGTGCTGGGTTGTGGGCGCTGGCTTTCACTTTTAAGACGTATCAGATCTTTACACCCAAACCTACCGCGTGCGCGGCGTTTATTAAGGACGCGGGACTGCTGCTTAGGCGCCACAACCTCCCGCTCATATCTCTAGAACACACGCTCTGCAACTATGTTTGACGTCCGCAGCGATATCTACGACTCTACGAGCTTTTCCGCGGAATTAGACGATCTATACTCTTGTAGGTCAACTGGCCGCGAAAATGGCCGTAGGAGTCGTGTCAGCACTCGGGGTGTCCATCGCGATCGATGTGGATCTGCCGCCAAGAGACGGAGCACCAAACGCCGGTGCGAGTTGGCCGCCAGAGAAAGGGACCGATACAGCCTTTACCTGGATTACATGGCCAGCCACCCATCGGATGAAATTTCCGCCGTACGCGAGCTCGTGGTTCCCCTAATTAAAACCACATCGATTACATTACCGTTTGATTTAAATCAGACCGTTGCGGACAACTGTCTCTCGCTATCCGGAATGGGCTACTATCTTGGGATAGGCGGCTGTTGCCCAACCTGTACCGTTTCAGGAGAGCCTCGCCTTCACCGCGCAGACCGCGCCGCGCTAATTTTGGCCTATGTCCAGCAGCTCAACAACATTTACGAATATAGGGGGTTTTTGGCATCTGTGCTGGCGGCCGCCGCCCAGGGGGACCCTGCCGGCGTTGCCGCCTCGGAGGGAGTTCAGGCTGAGCGCTTGCTTGAAAACGTTTTGGCCCAGCCAGAGCTCTTTTTCGCGTACCACGTCCTCAGGGACGGGGGAATCCAGAACATGCGAGTGCTGTTTTACCGCGACCTGAGCGTGTCTGGATATATGATGTACGCGGTATTTCCAACCAAATCTGTTCACCTTCACTACCGTCTCATCGATCGCCTACTGGCTGCCTGCCCTGGGTACAAAATCATAGCGCACGTCTGGCAGACTGCGTTCGTGCTGGTAGTTCGGCGCGACGAGGGGCAACAAACAGACATGGATATACCAACGGTTAGTGCGGGAGACATTTATTGTAAAATGTGCGATCTCAGCTTTGATGGGGAGCTGCTTCTAGAGTACAAAAAACTGTATGCAGTATTCGACGACTTTCTTCCTCCGGTGTAGAGGGCGTCAGCTTTTCAAAGCCGGCGCGCTCCAGCAGTGCTTGGGTTTTCGTGGAGGTCTTGTGGGGGGTTTCCGGAATAAACCGCTTTAAAAGATTTTCTGTCGTTCTCACATCATTTCCAAATAGAGCCTTAAAGGTCACGCTTATGGTACCCAACAGGTGAGAGAAATAGTAGTCTGTGTTTAGCGGGACGTCATTCTCGGAAACATAGGTCGGGTCTTCGGCGAGGTCGGAAACCAGCAGTTTGCGTTTAGGTTGGGGGCGTGCGGTCTTGGTTGCCACGGGGTTTGGGGCGGTACCGCGCATTGAGTTTACAACACCAGCTTCGCGTTCCGTGGCCTCGGTCTGCGCAACTATCACATACGGAATTCTCTCTTTTACGCTGGGAAGTTCTTCATTCCTCATGGCGAGCTTAAAGTAGACGGTGAGGTGCGGCAGGCGCTTGTTGGTATACGATTCAGGCGAGCGGCTCAGCTCAGCCGTCATCACGAACTCGCGCACGTCCAAGTTGGGTGCAGTGATACGGTTGTAAGCCTCTACCAGCACTCGCCCAAACTTGTCAAAGCCGCTAGGCAGCGGACGCCCCACCCACTCTGAGGGAGGCACGTCTGTCACCTCTGCGGCCGCCGTGGCCACATCTTCGTCGTACAACAAAAGATCTACCAGATGCCGCGCGTACGAGTTTATGAAAGCGCAGTTATTCTTGCGGACTAGGTCTACCCCCTTCATAAGCATCTTACCCCCGTTTATGACACCTATGTACTTCTTCTTGGTGATCAGCAGCAGGCGGTGAAAGGTCTTCTCGCACTCCAGTTTGATGGGCGCCCTAAAGAGGTCCGCTGAAATCTGTCGCGACATTGCATCTCCCAGCTCCGATACCCCCTCGTACGTCAGGCCCACAAACTTGATAAACACGGAGTCGGTGTCTCCGTAGATAACCCTGACGGAGTAAGGCTTGTGGTTTCGGAAAGCTGTAGCCCCTGGGAAATTGTCCTCCAGCAGCTCGCGCGTCGCCCAACGAGAGTGAACGTAATCTCGGGTCTTGAGGAGCATGTCGCGTCCTATCGTGGTAACGGTAGCCGCTATCCTCAGACACGGCAACAGGCCGTTTGCCACCCCCGTGAATCCGTAGACGGAGTTGCAGATCACCTTAATCGCAGACTGCTGCTTATCTAGTAAAACTGCCTCCTCGGGGGTGCTCGTGGGGATCCGCGCCCTTACGGACTTTCGCATGGCCAGCCAGTCGCGCAGCAAGATGCCAAGCAGGCTTTCGCGAATATGGGCGTGGACAAAAAATAACTTTTGGTCACCCACCTCGAACGTCGAGTAGTCGACGGATGGTTGAAGCCCGGCCAGATCCACTTCATCGAGCGCCAGGGTGGTGAAACAGAGGTTATGGGCCTGGATAATGCTGGGGTATAAGCTAGCGAAGTCAAACACAACCACGGGGTCCACATGAAAGCCGGATACGGGGTCTAGCACCTTTGCTCCCTGGTAGCCCACGGCCCTTACGGCGCCGGGCTTTCCGCCTCCATTTTCCGAAGCCGCGACCGATCCGGTGGCGTCCGTAGTATCGTCCACACAGTTGGGTTCGTCGTTATTGTCGAAGGCGTGGCTTTGGCTATCCAGAGCCGACTCGGAAGTTTCGGACGCGGCGTCTGCTTGACCGTCAAACCGGCGTCGGTTGTCGGGTAAAATGAAATTTCTCTCGCGGGCGAGTTTCAGCAAGCACGTGTACACGCGAATTTGCTGACCGTCAAAAATCACCCGCGTCAAAGTTATACGGGCGAGTTTGGCCACCGCGGATAGTTCCAGATGGGGGAGGTACTTAAAAAACAGCTTGCCCACTAGCCTAGAGTCCTGGATACAGTACTCTCCTATCACGCCCCGCCGGTCAGGCCCACCAGCGTAATAGGAGGGTATCTCTTTATAGGGAAGGTCTATCTTATGCTCACCGAGGACGTCTCCCACGACCGCGTCTAGTTTGTAGCTGGGTAGCTTTAGCTTTTCCGTGGCCACCGAATACATGTCTAGAGATATCAGGCCGTTGATCTTCACCTTGCTCTTCTTTTGAAAGTGGTTAGTGGCGATGTCCCACACCTTGAACAGCCCCCCTTTGTTGAACTTGCCGTACCCGTCCAGCTTGATGTTATACACCGACGTTACCTTGTTAACTATGTACGCCCAGTCAAAATTCACGATGTTGTAGCCGGTGGCGAACTCGGGAGAGTACTGCTTGAGAAATGTCAGAAAGGCTACCAGCAGCTCGTACTCGCTGTCAAACTCCAAAACCGTCGGTCTCGGCTCACCGCGTTGGACGCATGTAAACGAATATTCTTCCGAGATATCGCACGACCCGAGGGAAAACAGTAGGGTGTGTTCGTGTTTCTGAGTAGCCAGCGAGTACAGCAGACAGGAGATCTGGATAACCAGGTCCTCTTGGTTAGTTGCCACGGGAAACGCCATTTCGTTCCCGGTCCCAGCTTTACACTCTATATCAAAGCACATGAGCTTATAGTCTGGCCAGGCAGCCTCGTCGGGGATCGGCTCCAGGTTATCTGGAGTGCAGTTAATCTCCACGTCGCTGGAGGTGACATGTCTATCCACGGGACGAAGTTGAACACGCTCTCCGTGGGTGCCGGGCCGCAGGCGGTACCACCCGAAACTGGTAAAATTTTCATTGTCCAATAACAGCCGCGTGGTCACGTCCACGCTCCCCTCGAATTTTGTAATCTCCGGGTGAAAGTTGTCGCAGATGAACCCGCCCAGGCGGCTGCTGGAGGCAGAAACTCTATAGTAGAGAGCTGGCTTAGATCCAAAGTAGTACAGCGTCGTGTGGCACACGGTCTCCACTTTGAAGCAGTCCGCAGACACGTGCTTTCCGCCCCACCATCCCCCGCCGCTACCGCCGCTCTGTTTGCCTCCGTTGCCATTTCCCAAGGCCGCGCTCAAAGCCGAGTTGTGCGCGCAGTTCACCATGGCGCGCACGAGCTCAGACTCGGTGGTTATTCCACACGCGCTGTCCACCTCCGCCTTTGCCATGTAAAAATAATGGCGCACACCGTATACGTGAACCGCGACGCGCTTCCCACACTCGCTCATTCCCAGTAGAGTTACCACCGACCCGCTTGGGCGGGATAGCTCCGCAAACCGTGATGGGTCATCGTGAGCGGCGCTCTCTGAAGTCTCTACTATGTCGTACACGTGAAATCTCTCAAATCTTGGGTTGAATCCATCGCCCCGAAAATCCTGGCCGTTCCAAACCCGAATCCTGCGGGGCCAGCAACATCCAGCGGCAAAGTCCAGCACGTCGTATTCTGTGCCATCGCAGTACACTTTGGGTGGGCGCTCCAAGGTGCCCACGTGTACACCGCGTCGCTGGTCGGCGGGGGCCTCTTCATCGAGGCATCTGGGCGCTATAAACTTAAAGCTACCCACCTCAGTGCAGTACGAGTGTTGGGGGGGCTTGGGGCGCTCGGTCTCCGAGGTTTGTCCGCTGCCAGGCCTGAAAAATGGCCTCTTGCCAATAAACGGATTAAAAAACCCGCTCCTGCGAACTGAGCTGGCCTGTTCGCGCGCCGCCATGTCTGTGTAAATGTAAAGTGCGAATGGTTTTCCTTTTTTATAATATATGGGTCACTCCACCCCCTGGTCTCGTGATGTGTGGTTTACTGGGCGTGTTTAGATTTAGCTTTAAAGTCTGCCCGCCGACCTTGCTTAGACGCTTCGAGTAAATCTCGTTAGGAAGCGCCTATAGCTATTTTTTTTACAAGAACTCTACTGAAGCGCTATCAACAGTCTGGTTTGACCTGGACTCCCCCGGCCGAGTTTCGTCAACGCCATGGAGTCTGCGCCCAAGACCGTAAGCCTTTCGGTTTCTCCCCTGGGGTATGTCTACGCCCGCCAGAAAGCGTCTCTGCAGACGGGCACGGTTAGTCTCACTGCCGCCAGGAGTGTCGATTCTGACCTCGCGGTGCTGCCTGTGATCCGCGGACTGACCGTCGAACAAACCTTTACAACTAACGTCGCCGTGGTGGCCGGGTCGAAGACTACAGGACTGGGTGGTGCTGGAATTACTCTAAAACTCACACCCAGTCACTTTAATCCAAACGCCTTCGTGTTTTATGGAGGCTCAGTCATCGGGGCTAGCTCGAAGGCCCCCAACCTCACCCGCGCATGCGAGGCGGCTAGACGGAGGTTTGGTTTTTCTGCATTCTCTTCTCCACCCGTTGAGAACGCCGTTGAAACATCCGGGGAAGAAATATGCGCTTCTCTTAACCTGTCTCCGGAGACCACCGCGCTGTACCTGGTTGTAACCGAAAGTTTCAAAGAGATGGTGTATGTGTGCAACACCTTCCTCCACTATGGCGGAACCAGCACAGTTACCATCGATGGACAAGATGCCATGAAGATTCCCATCTATCCGGTACAGCTGTATATGCCGGATGTCAACAGACTGGCGGCAGAGCCCTTTAACGCCAAACATCGGTCCATAGGCGACGAGTTTGTGTACTCTAAGCCGTTCTTCAACTCGGACCTCTGTAGGCTGCTTCATGGCTACGTACTGGGTCCCGCGGCCGTGGCCCTTCGCGTCAGAAACCTGGACGGCGTTGCCAGAGGAGCGGCCCACCTGGCCTTGGACGAAAACCACGAGGGCTCGGTGTTGCCCCAGGATGTGACCTTTACGCTATTTGACTCCACCCAAGGAAACTCCGGCAAGGGTTCTGGACGCGCTTCGCGCCAGGGGGACGGTAGCGGGTCGAAAAACAGCACCTCTAGCGGCATAGAGCGACGGCTAGCCTCCGTTATGGCTGCCGATACAGCCCTTTCTGTTGACTCTATAATGGGAGCTGGGATATACGACACGGAGCTACCGTCTGTAGAAGATTGGCCAGTGTTGTCTTCCGGAGGCGATACAGAGAGTCTCGAAGCCCTCGGAGCGTACGCGGCTAGACTCTCTGGACTGGTTGGAGCCATGGTGTTTAGCGCCAACTCTGTTTTGTACATGACAGAGGTTGACGACGGGGGTCCCGCCGACGGCAAGGATGGCTCAAATCCTTCCTACCACCGCTTCTACCTAATAGCCGCTCCCTATGTCGCAGGGAATCCACAGACGGACAAAGATGGCCGCGTTTTACCACACACGGCAGACCAGCAGGCTGCGCCCATCAATGGCTCCAACCAAGAGTTTTCCTTGGACTATCTAGCCTTGGCATGCGGGTTCTGCCCCCAGATATTGGCGCGGCTTCTGTTTTACCTGGAGCGATGTGACGCGGGCACCTTTGGGGGTCGCAACGAGACGGACGCGCTGCGATACCTGGCGAACACGCTAGAGTCTGAGGTTCCGTGTGGGTTGTGTAACCAGGCCACTCGGCCGGCATGCGCCCACACCACGCTGCATCGTCTGCGTCAGCGCCTGCCACGTTTTGGGGCACCGGTTCGAGCTCCGATAGGAATATTTGGTACTATGAACAGCGCGTATAGCGACTGTGACGTGCTGGGGAACTACGCTTCCTATGGAGCTCTGAAGAGGCCCAATGACAACGAGGCCCCAAAGAGCATCATGCAGGATACCTATCGGGCCACGATGGAGCGGCTGGTGAACGAATTTGAACAAGCCAAACTCATTGATAAGGAGGCGCTAGCGCAAGCCAGCCCCTGCTCAGCCCCCACCAGCATGGTGCATGATCAAGCTAGCTTCATAGGACTCCTGTCCAACATCAAAGACACCATCGAGAGTGCTGCAGAACAGTTTATGCGCACTTTGGTTGAGGCGCGTGATTTCAAAATCCGCGAGGGCCTGGCCGACGCTAACCACACCATGTCTATCTCCCTGGACCCGTACTCTAGCAGCTTTTGTCCGGTTACATCATTTCTTGCCCGCCGCACAGTTTTTGCTGTCTTACAGGACCTCGTGTTGAGCCAGTGTCACTGTCTATTCTACGGCCAATCTGTGGAGGGGCGCAACTTTCGCAACCAGTTTCAGCCCGTGCTTAGACGCAGATTTTTGGACATGCTCAACGGGGGCTTTATCACAGCCAAGACCGTTACCGTGACGGTCTCTGACTCTGGGGTTTTGGCACCAGACCTCACACGTCCCGCCTCAGAGCCACCCACCAAGGACTACGACGGGGACATGGCTAGAGTTAGCATGGAGGTGCTGCGAGACCTTCGAGTTAAAAACAGGGTGCTGTTTTCTAACGGAGGGGCCAACATGTCGGAAGCGGCCAGGGCCAGGGTGGCCGGCATGGCCAGCGCTTATCGCAGGCCTGAGAAGGGCTCTAACATTTTGAATGGCGCCGTCGGGTTTCTCGTCAAGCAGTTTCACGGGGTCCTCTTTCCGCGTGGACACCCCCCCGGCATCGACACCCCAAACCCCCAGTGGTTCTGGACCCTGCTCCAGCGCAACCAGATGCCGGCGCGTCTGTTGAGTAAGGAGGACATAGAAACTATCACTGCCATCAAGAGGTTTTCTGACGAGTATTCCTCCATAAACTTTATTAACCTGACACCAAACAACATCGGGGAGCTGGCCCAGTTCTACTTTGCCAACCTGGTGCTCAAATACTGCGACCATTCTCAGTACTTTATCAACGGCCTCACCGCCATAGTCGTTGGCTCTAGACGGCCCCGTGACCCTGCTGCGGTACTGGCCTGGATTGACCGTACCATTAACGGCGCGGCGGATGTAGAGCCGGCTGCCCAGGAGGTGCTGCAGCGGCTCGGGTCTAACCCGGCCGCGTGGACGGGCACATTCACGTCCACAAACATGGTCCGCTATGTCATGGACCAGCGCCCCATGGTCGTTATTGGATTGAGCATCAGCAAGTATAACGGGAGTGCAGGCAACAACCGCGTGTTTCAGGCAGGCAACTGGAACGGCCTCAACGGCGGCAAAAACGTCTGCCCGCTTATGGCGTTTGACAGAACCCGCCGCTTTGTGTTAGCGTGCCCGAGGGTAGGGTTTACCTGCGAGGCCGGAGGATTTGGCACGGGGGTTAGAGAGAACACGCTAAGTGAGCAGGTCAGAGGAATAGTCTCAGAAGGGGGACCGATGGTTCAAACCGCCGTGTTTGCGGCAGTCCTGCACGCTTTGGGAGCTCGCACGCAGCACCTGGCCGTCGATGATTGGATCGGTCTGGTGGACGACGAGTTTTTGGCAGCGAGTCTGGATGCCCTGAATGCCACCGTCGTTGATCAATTTGGAGAGTGGAGCGTGGAGGCTGCCCAGGAGCTGGTGAAAACCATGGATGCGCAAACAACCGCCGGAGCGGTAGCTGCCGGAGAGGGAGCGTTTGACTTCGGGGCATGCGTGGGTGATACTCCACAACAATCTACTTCAGCATTTAACGGTGGCCTGGCCATGGCAGCTTCCACGGCTGGGCAAAAACGGTCCCTACCGGATGATATCCTGTTTGACATGGGTGCCCCCCCCGAGAAAAAGTCGGGGCTCACCTTTGACATGCTCTAGGGCTACAGATAATTACTACCACCCCCTCCCCCGTTGTTTGTATCTTGACTTATCTCTATTGGTCCAATTTGGAGTTCAATAAAACGTTTTGCATTTTATATTCGGTTGACTCGTTTTATATTTCACTCTTTCTGACACACACCACGCCTTTATCAGCTATGGAGCAAGACGATGTACCCTCTGCCATGGGTAGCGCACAGGCCCGTCAGCGTTTACTCGCAATCTTTGGACAGGTACAGGCCTACATATTTCAGGTGGAGATGTTAAAGCGATGCGACCCATCGGCGCTTCAACCTCTGGTGGGGTCGCTAAAACTAAACGCCTTAACGGTACGCATGCTTAGACGCAAGCTGGGGGGAGCTCTCATTGAGCAGGCGCAGCATCAGCAGACCCCACTCGCGTGCGCCCTGACCATGGCCCTAGAATACGCTGAGGTTGAAGGAGAACGTGTTCTGCGTGCGGTGGATGACGTGAATCTGGCTGGGGCAGAGGGGTTTTTCAGAGCCACTATGCGGCTAGACGAACCGTGCGAATACCATGTGCGGGTGCACCTGGATACCTACGGCGGCCCCATAGACGCGGAAGTTCAGTTTTTACACGACGCGGAAAACTTCCTGAAGCAGTTAAACTATTGCCACTTAATCACCGGGTTCGGGGCAGGCCTCGACGCGTTGGACAGCGTGGCCCGCTTTCTGACCCGCACGGTGGGCAGCGGTATCGTGGTACCCCCGGAGCTATGTGACCCCACCCATCCCTGCTCCGTGTGTTTTGAGGAGCTTTGCGTAACCGCTAACCAGGGGGAAGCCGTTCATCGCAGACTGCTCGAGTGTACGTGCGATCACATCACTCGGCAGATGGCTGTCAGGGTCGCAAATATAGACATTGCGCGGCACCTACCGCACGCGCTCAGTGTAGCCTCCGAGCGGCGCGCGGCCGCGGAAGCGGCTCTCCGGGCCCTCGAGGCCAGGCGCGCGCAGGGACACAACGGCAAGAGCGCCGGCGCGGAGGACCCGACGCAACTTGTTGCGTCGCGGCTCTTGGAGGCCCACCACGTCTTCAAGCCTGCCTCGCGGTGCCTGTACGCCGTGAGTGAGTTAAAGTTTTGGCTGGCGTCCACCAAACACGGCGATATGGGACATCCCAGGGCTATAGACACGTTTACAGAAAACCTGGAGACTCTGGACAAGCAGGAAAAGTTTTTTCACCTGCAGGCCGCGACCGTTGAATTGGCACTATTCGGGCGCACCCTAGACCACTTTGACAGACTGTTTGCAGACCAGCTGCTCGGTCTGGACGTGATCGATGGAATGTTGGTGGGGAGCTGTGCGGTGTCCCCGGACGATCACATAGAGGCCCTGATAAAAGCGTGTTACACTCATCACATGTCCGCGCCGCTCTTGCAGAGGCTAACGGACCCGGACACCAGCAACAGAGAGGCCCTCAAGCAGCTGCTGGGTCGCATAGGGGTAGAGACCGACGACGGCGCCGGCGAGTTGGGGGACGCCTTAGACGTGGATTTGGATAATCTAGGCGGGGCCCCTCCTGTCAACAGCACCCCCTGTGGCGATGACGCCCTCTGTCAGACCGTTCCCGAGGAGCGCCCGTGGGACAAACTTTTAGAGCGGGCTACTGCCGATGCTTCGCAGCGCAGGCGCATGTACGCGGAGCGTCTGTCAAAACGTTCCATCGCCAGTCTGGGGCGCTGCGTGCGCGAACAGCGCAGAGAACTAGAAAAAACCCTGAGAGTTAACGTGTATGGCGAAGTGCTGCTACATACGTACGTATCGTCCTACAACGGGTTTTGCGCCCGGCGCGGGTTTTGCGCGGCGGTGAGTCGAGCGGGTACCATCATAGATAACCGCTCGAGCACGTCCGCGTTTGACTCGCATCAATTCATGAAGGCGGCGCTGCTTCGCCACCCCATCGACCAGTCCCTCATGCCGTCCATAACACACAAGTTTTTCGAGCTGATCAACGGGCCCGTGTTTGACAACGCAGGCCACAACTTTGCGCAGCCTCCAAACACGGCATTATATTACAGCGTTGAAAACGTTGGGTTGTTACCGCACCTAAAGGAGGAACTAGCTCGGTTTATGATTACTGCGGCTAAAGGTGATTGGTCAATTAGCGAGTTTCAAAGGTTTTATTGCTTTGAGGGAGTGACAGGTGTGACGGCCACGCAGCGGCTGGCGTGGAAATATATCGGGGAGCTCATCCTAGCCGCCGCAGTATTCTCTTCAGTTTTCCACTGTGGAGAGGTGCGCCTCCTGCGCGCAGATCGTACCTACCCGGACTCCAGCGGCGCGCAGCGCTGCGTGAGCGGCATTTACATAACCTACGAGGCGTCATGTCCTCTGGTTGCCGTCCTGTCGGCGGCTCCAAATGGGGCCATTGGCGCGGAGACGGTGGTCATTTACGACAGCGACGTGTTCTCGCTCCTGTATGCAGTGCTCCAGCAGCTGGCTCCTGGATCGGGAGCCAACTAGGCAATATTGGAAACTTACTCGCCGCCCCCCACTCGCTGGGAAACCCTGCATCATCGAGGGTTGGCACAATAGTCCTAGCATGTCTGTTGCTGTTTGGAAGCTGTGTTGTTAGAGCCGTACCCACCACGCCAGGCCCCCCAACTAGTACTCCCACTTCCATGTCAACGCACTCCCGGGGGACAGTAGACCCTTCGATGCTCCCCACAGAAACGCCCGACCCACTCAGACTGGCTGTGCGCGAGTCCGGTATACTCGCCGAGGATGGAGACTTTTACACCTGCCCACCGCCTACCGGATCCACCGTCGTACGCATCGAACCCCCTCGCACTTGCCCCAAGTTTGATCTGGGGAGAAACTTCACGGAGGGGATTGCTGTTATTTTTAAGGAAAACATCGCTCCATACAAATTCAGGGCAAACGTATACTACAAGGACATCGTTGTGACACGTGTGTGGAAAGGATACAGCCACACGTCCCTGTCGGACAGATACAATGACAGGGTTCCGGTTTCAGTGGAGGAGATCTTCGGTCTCATCGACAGTAAGGGAAAATGTTCGTCAAAGGCAGAGTACCTCAGAGATAACATCATGCACCACGCGTACCACGACGACGAGGACGAGGTGGAGCTTGATCTGGTGCCGTCCAAGTTTGCAACTCCGGGGGCCAGAGCCTGGCAGACCACCAACGATACTACGTCTTACGTGGGGTGGATGCCATGGAGGCACTACACGTCAACGTCTGTCAACTGCATTGTCGAGGAGGTGGAGGCGCGGTCCGTCTACCCCTACGACTCCTTCGCCCTGTCCACCGGTGATATTGTGTACGCGTCTCCGTTTTACGGCCTGAGGGCTGCCGCTCGCATCGAGCACAATAGCTACGCGCAGGAGCGCTTTAGGCAAGTTGAAGGGTACAGGCCCCGCGACTTAGACAGTAAACTACAAGCCGAAGAGCCAGTGACCAAAAATTTTATCACTACACCGCATGTCACCGTCAGCTGGAACTGGACCGAGAAGAAAGTCGAGGCGTGCACGCTGACCAAATGGAAAGAGGTTGACGAACTCGTCAGGGACGAGTTCCGCGGGTCCTACAGATTTACTATTCGATCCATCTCGTCTACGTTTATCAGTAACACTACTCAATTTAAGTTGGACAGTGCCCCCCTTACCGAATGTGTATCCAAAGAAGCAAAGGAGGCCATAGACTCAATATACAGAAAGCAGTACGAGTCTACGCACGTCTTTAGCGGTGATGTGGAATATTACCTGGCACGCGGAGGGTTCTTAATTGCATTCAGACCTATGCTCTCCAACGAACTCGCCAGGCTGTACCTGAACGAGCTTGTGAGATCCAACCGCACCTACGACCTAAAAAATCTATTACACCCCAATGCAAACCATAACAATAACACCACGCGAAGACGCAGGTCTCTCCTGTCCGTACCAGAACCTCAGCCAACCCAAGATGGTGGGCATAGAGAACAAATTCTCCACCGCTTACATAAACGAGCAGTGGAGGCAACGGCAGGTACCGATTCTTCCAACGTCACCGCCAAACAGCTGGAGCTCATCAAAACCACGTCGTCTATCGAGTTTGCCATGCTACAGTTTGCATACGATCACATCCAATCCCACGTCAATGAAATGCTAAGTAGAATAGCAACTGCGTGGTGTACCCTCCAAAACAAAGAGCGTACCCTCTGGAACGAAATGGTAAAGATTAACCCGAGCGCCATAGTCTCCGCGACTCTTGACGAGCGAGTTGCAGCGAGGGTCCTGGGGGACGTGATAGCCATAACGCACTGCGCCAAGATAGAGGGCAACGTGTACTTGCAAAACTCAATGCGCGCGATGGACAGTAACACGTGCTACTCCCGCCCACCGGTAACGTTTACCATTACTAAGGATGCAAACAACAGAGGGTCGATAGAAGGCCAGCTTGGAGAGGAGAACGAGATTTTTACTGAGCGCAAGCTGATAGAGCCGTGCGCCCTCAATCAGAAGCGCTACTTTAAGTTTGGAAAGGAGTACGTTTACTACGAGAACTACACGTACGTCCGCAAAGTGCCCCCCACGGAAATTGAGGTTATCAGCACGTACGTCGAACTAAACTTGACCCTTTTGGAAGACCGCGAGTTTCTGCCCCTGGAGGTGTACACGCGGGCTGAGCTGGAAGACACCGGCCTGCTGGACTACAGCGAAATACAGCGCCGCAACCAGCTCCACGCTCTCAGGTTCTACGACATTGACAGCGTGGTCAACGTGGACAATACCGCAGTGATTATGCAGGGGATCGCTAGCTTTTTCAAGGGCCTGGGTAAAGTGGGGGAGGCCGTGGGAACGCTCGTTCTTGGCGCCGCCGGCGCGGTTGTTTCAACTGTATCTGGCATAGCTTCGTTTTTAAACAACCCATTTGGTGGGCTCGCCATCGGTCTGTTGGTAATCGCCGGCCTGGTAGCTGCGTTTTTTGCTTACAGATATGTAATGCAGATCCGCAGCAACCCCATGAAAGCTCTATACCCCATAACAACAAAGGCCTTGAAAAACAAAGCCAAGACTTCCTCCGGCCAGACCGACGAGGACGATGGGAGCGACTTTGATGAGGCCAAGCTGGAAGAGGCCCGCGAGATGATCAAATACATGTCTATGGTTTCGGCCCTGGAAAAGCAGGAAAAGAAAGCTATAAAGAAAAACAGCGGGGTTGGCCTGATCGCCAGCAACGTCTCGAAACTCGCCCTACGAAGGCGCGGTCCAAAATATACCCGACTTCAACAGAACGATGACATGGAAGATGAAAAAATGGTTTAAATATGTTTAATAAATATTTTGACACATGCTCAAAGTGTGACCTCATATTTGCATAACCACTTTCCAGTTCCGGCCCTGAGGATATTTAAGCCTAGTATCTCCACAAGGTTCTATCTTCATTTACCAACTCGCATTTAGAGTTGAAGCTCTCTCTTACGCCTTTGTTCTCGCCGCCCCGTGTTAGCGTAGAACGCCCAAGAAATGGATTCTCCACGCGGTATCTCCACAGCTACTGGTGATGACCGCACCGAGGCCGCAGTTTCCCCAGCAGCGGAAATCCAAATAAAAACGGAAGCCCCCGATGCAGACGGACACGCTACTACGGAGCGTTTAGACCACACCTACGCCCAACAGACGAGCGGGGGTGACGGCTTAGAAGCTATCGATACCGACGATCTGCTTGAGATGGTGCTGACTTCCGAAAACGCCGAGAGCGAACCCGGTATTCCGTTTGCCCTGCGCGGAAACTTCATCTGCTGCCGAGACGACAACTGTCGCGCCTGCCGGGAGTTGCCCTTTCGCCCGTCTGTGATTGGGTTTTCGAGGGACCCCCACGTTTCCATGGCGCTTGACATGACCAGCGGCAACTGGGCTTACGTCCCACGAGTTTTTCCCGACACTCCCACCGCCCAGTGGATGGCCAACTACTGCATCCCTGACCTAGACGAACACGCGGATTGATAAAAAAGCAAAAATAAACAATTTTTAGTTTATATACGTGTATGTATTTATTGTTAGTTTACAGAGTATGGGCCTTTATCCAGTTCACCGAGCGCTCATCATCTGAGACACAAATATGTCCGCGTCATCGCGCCCAAACTCCAGGCCGGTGGACGCACTGGCGTCGACCGTCTGGCTGCTAGTCTGGGGTTGGTTGACGGGCAGAACCGCCGCTGACGTAACCGCCTCAAACTGCTGGGGTGCCGCTCTAGCCTGCTCTGCCTGCTGCGGAGCGGTAGAAGCGGCCACGACTTTAGCCCCGCCCGGGGCTTCCCCAGCGGGCACCTGTGGAGCCAACACTGCTTGGGTTGGCTGAGAGGGGATTCCTGGTATCTGCGGAGCAAGGATGGCGGAGACCGCGTGCTGCGGTTGGATATACTGATATTGGCTGTATTGCGGAGAAACGGCGGGTATGGGTTTGTATAGTCCAGCCGGAGCGGCTTGGGGCTGCGCGGTCACGGTTTGTATAGCTCTGAGCTGCGACACCTCTTGCTGCAGAGAGGAAACTGCCCCCATCAGATCAGCGATGGTGGTGGACGGGCGCCCGGCTCTGCGCTCGCCGGGTCGCGGGGAGCGCTCTCCGGGGTAATAGATACCCTCTAGGTCATCGCGTGCGGTTGCGTCCCAGTCGTGGCGGCGCTTGCGTGCATATCGCCTCTCTTGCTGCGGGGACAGAGGCGGTGAGCACTGGGAGCCTTGAATGACATGGGGGTCGCCACCCTTGGTAGATTTGCGGTCCGCGGCCAGGGCTCCGACTAGCGCTGTAATTTGCGCCTCTAGGTTAGTACTGTGCGGCACGCTCCAGTAAGGGGGTGCCTGGTACATCGATGGCGGCATCAGGGAATTGTAGGCCGGCGGTATATACTGAGAAGGCACGGCGTGAGTAACTGGAGCCGGGCCAGCGTTTATTGAAGGATGAGAGGTGTGTTGGCCAACAACGAGCTGGTTATACTGCGCCGCGGGGACTAAAATGTAGTCCCCTGAAACCAGAGGGGCGCCCGCCGCCGACAGTGTCTGGGGGTTTGGCGAAGCCATCGCACTAATGTGTTTTTGTGTGCGTTCGCCTATCCCACCCTTCTCGTTGTCTGATGAGGGTAACGCGTTGGGGCTTGAGGAAGTGAAAGCCTTTGCGCCGAGCGTTACGCGTGAATAAGGTGCGCCGTAAACCTTTTCTCCGCTTTTATAACCGCATGTGCCTACCAGCTCCGCCCCGCAAAGGTCGGCTTTGGTGCAGCCGTTGGTGATCCCGAAGCTCGCGCTGGCCTGCAGGTACGTGTGCCCTTCTATGCCAGCCTCGCGCCGTCGTCGCGCCACCAGGTTCCAGCGGTTTCGTAGGAGCATGTTATTAACGGCGGTCGACAGTAAGACGCGGGTTAGGGTGTCCTCTGACAGGTGCCACGTGGCCGCATCCCCCAAGCGCGATTGTGCCTCGCGTGCCGTTATTAACAATTCCTCGCGTGAGGACGGCGACAACCTCTTGAATGGAGCCACCGCATTTTCCGGGGTGGCGTCGTAAGTGACGATCGTACCGACCCTACGGCCGATTACGCATAGAGAGACGTGCGCAAAGAGGGTTTCGTCGGGCTCTTCGTCCGGCCCCAGGCGCCGGGAAGACAGCGACGCGGAGGGCAAATAGTTGCTCACGAGGTACAGCAGCCGCTCCTGCTCCGAAAGCCCTTCGGATAGCTCCCCGAAAAAGTCGGGGCCCGCAGCCGTGGCTAAAACCGCACCCAGCTGGGGGCAGTTAATAATTCCCAGAAAAAACGGGCCCCGTGCGTCATCTACTATGGATAACACCTCCCCGACCACACACCCGTTGCGATGGTCGATGTTAATGGGTAATCTAGATGCAGGGGGAAGCGCGGCTGCGACGGTTTCCCTGGTAAGCGTTAGTTCCCCCCCATCACCCATATCATAGAGAGCTATATACCCAGCCACGTAGATAGGAAGGCTTACTGCATTACCGTCCACGGTGTACGCGTCCATAGTAACGGATACGCGTGGGGTTTATTCCGAGTAAAACACACCAGTTCCCCGCGCGCGCGGCTAATAAACAATCTAGTTCACAGTCTAAGACTTTATTTCGGTGACTATGGGTAAGGCGTTATTACATTGCGGATGTAAACGAAGGAATGTACCCAAGACAAACAAAGTATAACAGGTCATAATCGCTAGCCACGTTAAACTGACCCAGGCGTCTGGTTTCCTCGAGCGAGGCCCTCAGTCTGGGCTTTTGCATCAGAAGCCCCAGGCCGCGCTCGTACTGGAGGGCCACTGCGTCGTGCGCGGCTAGCACCTCGTTTATCGGTACCGGGGCGGTCCGGCGCCTATTCTCCAGCTCTATGCCTATTAACCGGGTCAAGTTAGTTTGATTGCGCCCGGTAGACACGTTAACCGCGCGGTGCTGCGGCTGATCTCGAGCTACCGTCTGTGCATCCAAGCATAGGGCCGCCAGGCCGGGAAATAGCTGGGTCAATTCCACCTCCTTGTTGGCGAGGTATATGGGGGAGATGTAACGCTCACATAAAAAGGTGAAGTTGTTGTTGCCGCTACGGCTGACCATAGCTGCCGCATCTCCCCCGCTCGCCCCCCTGGCGTCACGCTGCGATACTGAGAGGTTGGGTACGATTGCCCCGAGCTGAAAATTATTGCGTAATCTATCCGTATAGACGTTGCCGTTCCACAGCAGACGGCGCAGCAGCAGCAGTGCGGTGATGGTGTTGATTGTCGAGCGTAGTAGGGTTTGGTCTTCCGTTAGAAATAGGTTTTGGGCGCGCACCAGAAAGGCCGCGGCGGCTTTATTTACATCGTCTATGTACGCAGTCTGGTCCGCGTCGAGTTCGGGGCCGACGGCAGCGCTCGTGGTTCCAAGACTGCCCGGAATGGCGGGCAGAACCTTTAGGCGTATCAGCATCTCTAGAACGGCATGGCCGTTTAGCGCTCCCCGTTCGTATCTCCCCCCTCCTCCGGGAACGTGAAACTGGTTCTTCGGGAGACGGGCACCGTTGAACTCGTACCCAACCTTTCCGAGAGTTCCGTCTCCGAGTGCCGTGGATAAAGCTTCGATGTACACGGGCAACTGTTCGATTAGCCCAGAAAAGCTAGTGGGATACGTGTAGTTGCTGTTTACGGCGCGATGGGCTAAATGGAGGCATAGCACGGCTGCCTCGAAGGCTGAATAGGGTCTGTTTCCTATGTAAAGCCTACCGCATGACTGCAGAGATACTACAGCTGTTGTCATAAACGTTTTAGACATGCGACCGTCTCTGTAGTCGATGCTGCGCGTAGCAACCGGCCGTTCCGTGACTAGGCGGTCCTGAAGCGCTCTGTACCAGGTCCCGAATACCACCCCGTTTGACCCGCCGGCAGCGCGGCTCACAAACACCGTTGCTAATAAGTCTACGGCCAGGTTCGTGTCAAACTCCATGGGAACGTCGTTTTTGGCGATTTGAATTTCACTGAGCGATTGCCCGACGTTGTCTTGGCGCTGGTCGGCGTCGCTCGCCTCTACCTGGGGTGTGGCGGCGTCGGCGCTCTCTGCTGCACGCGCGGCATCTTCGAGGGCCGCCAGGGCGTCGGCTACCTTGGCAACCTGTCGTTCTAGGGGTCTAATCAACGCATCTACGTTTGCAACTCCGTACTGACTCTGTGCCTCCAGCGTGTCTATGGCCGCAGCTGCGGCTCTATGGCGGGCCGCCACCAGCTTCAGGGGATCCGCCCTGGTGTTGGAGCTTACGGTGAAAGTAGGTCCGCTCCAAAAGTTAAGAGGAAATGGCGGGGCGATAAAGTTTCGAACGTCTGTCGGTATAGTGGACTGCGCCGTATCGCTTACGTAAAGCGATCCGAACACATAATCCACATACTCCGCCATCTCCGCCGCGACTATAAGGTCTTTAGCCTCGATCTTAGTGTTTATACTTGCGTGTAGGCGCGCCGACAAAAAAGGGGCACTGGTCTTTAATTGCACTGGCTTTTATTTTGGGGAAAACAAAGACGCCACCCAGGCAAGGGGGTTTACGTGCGATACAGCCACCGGCTGATGGACCGAGGCTGCGTTAGTGGTGTTTGCCGGTACCGCCGCTGGAAATAAACTCACTACGGCGGCTGCCGCTGGCTGCTGGGCTGGCGTTATAGGTTGCACGGGCTCCACCGCCGTCTTTGTACTAAAGGCTTTGGCCTTGCTTCCTTTGGCGACGCATCGCCTCCTTGTCGATTTCGCTGAAACGGGTGGAGCGTATTCCGCCAAACGCGATATGGTGCAGGATAGCACAGCAGCGTTGCTATACACAACCTGTGGCGATAAACGCGTTACCCGCAACACCCGCATTCCTCGTTGAGCTATAAACACTAGTACCGGAGCTAATACAATCTCACCGCTTCCTGGGGGTAGCGTTCTCGCCAGCAACCTGCACGAGTCATGTAGCTGTCGCATGCCCCCCTTCCGTTGTAGATTTTTACTCGCGGTGTTCATATTTTTGGAAAAGCGACACGTTTTTAGCTCTATCAGGATGCACACCCCCTTGGCGTCAGAACCCTTTCCAAATTGCACGGTACAGACACAATCCGGGCGCCGCTGTCCGAGGTTAACCTCAAAGGCTAGAGACACGCCCAGTGCCGTTTTAAGAGTTTCCGCTGGCACCAGTTCACTAAAAAGGGGAGCAAGCCTCTCTCCGTACACGCCGTTTCTCTTGGCGCTTGCCAAGTCTTGAACCATCGCGTTATAGAAGCGGTTGTGGCACCTTATACCAGCTCTGAGTCTGCTTCTAGCTGTTAGACGCTGTCTACGTTTCATTTTTAGAAATCAATGGCTGCTCGCGTGCCTTCCGGGGAAGCTCGACGGAGCGCCAGCGGGGCGCCTGCCAGGCGGCAAGTAACAATAGTTAGAATTTACCTCGATGGGGTCTACGGCATCGGCAAAAGCACGACCGGACGAGTTATGGCATCGGCTGCGAGTGGAGGAAGTCCAACTCTATACTTTCCTGAGCCTATGGCGTACTGGCGGACTCTTTTTGAAGCGGACGTAATTAGTGGTATTTACGACACCCAGAACCGGAAACAGCACGGAGATTTGGCGGCTGATGACGCGGCGTCAATAACGGCGCATTACCAGAGTCGCTTTACCACGCCCTACCTTATCCTCCACGATCACACCTTTGGGTTGTTTGGGGTTGACAGCCTACAGCGTGGTACCAGGCCAGACCTAACCGTTGTTTTTGACCGCCACCCTGTCGCCTCTGCCGTGTGCTTTCCCGCCGCTCGCTACCTCATCGGAGACATGTCCATGTGCGCGCTTATTGCCATGGTCGCCACCCTACCCAGGGAACCGCAAGGCGGAAACATCGTGATTACCACCCTCAATGTGGACGAACACGTGCGAAGACTGCGCACGCGCGCCAGAATCGGGGAACAGATTGACATGAAGCTGATAGCTACACTACGAAACGTGTACTCTATGCTCGCGAACACGAGCAACTTTTTGCGCTCCGGGAGAGTCTGGCGTGACGGCTGGGGGGAGTTGCCCCTTTCGTGCGAGACCTATAAACATCGCGCAACGCAGATGGACGCCTTCCAGGAGCGCGAGTCCCCGGAGCTGGGCGACACGTTGTTTGCCATGTTTAAGACTCCCGAGCTACTAGACGATCGTGGAGTGATATTGGAAGTTCACGCCTGGGCGCTTGACGCGCTGATGCTCAAGCTGCGCAACCTGAGTGTTTTCTGTGCTGATCTGAGCGGGACTCCGCGCCAGTGTGCTGCCACTGTGGAGTCTCTAATACCCCTCATGAGCAGTACCCTCTCTGATTCCGAGTCGGCCTCCTCACTGGAGCGGGCCGCGCGCACCTTCAACGCCGAGATGGGCGTCTGAACCTATATGTAATGTTTGTTGTGCCAGTATCACAATTATGAAATAAAGATTCCTTTGCCTATATCCCTCATACCGCCTCGTGTGTCCAGTGTGTAAACTTCCAGGTTCTAGTTTTGGGGATATATAAGTGGTTGTGCCCTGGATTCATTTAGTACAGTGCGGCCGAGCTACTCAAGATATACCGTGGCTGCACATTAACTTGGGAAATCATCACTTCCGCGATCATGTTACAACCGTATCGAAAAATGCTCATCTTTGCGGTTGTTACTGTTGCGTTTGCGATGGCTGTCTGGTCAACGCCCGTCCCCGCAGCTCAATCGGGCGTGGGTAACGCTACCTGGGCAAACAATAGCTTCAATATAACCAGGTATGACAAGATAACCATGGGAGAGGTTTATAGTAACACTTCAAACTCTCCCATCTTCTTCGTTGTTATATCGGAGCGGAATTTTCGCATCGTTAATACTCCACTGGGCGCGTCGGTCTTCTGGATACCAAAGATCGCTCTGAATCCTCCGCAACACCACCCCTGTAGAGCTAACGTGCCGGAGCCTGGTGACCCACGCGGACCGTGTGTCAACTCGACCGTCAGTTTATTGTTTAATGAAAACGTGGAGCCGTTCTTAATGTCAAAAAATCTTTTAGAGTTTGAAGTATTGCCCGACACCTACATAACCGGTTGGACGTTTGAGCGGTCTAAAACCGCGACCACGAAAAACAACCCGGTCGGCGTGGTTCTATCGCCACCCAGGGGCAGTCCGTTAGCTAACTCGACAATCAGGGACACCGGTGATGAAGGCGTACCAAAAAAGCCCCTGAGCATTATAGACGAATACACCACGCTCGTGGCGGACTTGCAAAATTTCACGATGACGTTGACTTACATAAGCCCCTTTGCTGCGGTGTGGCCCATTGAAGCCTTCCAGACGGGCATTACAGTTATGGGGTGCGACACGACACAGGCTGTTGCGTATCTCGGTCATGGGTTTATGGGCCTTCAGATAAGCTCGGTTAACAACCCCCCGCTGGAGATGATCGTCGTACCCAATGACGTCAGTGCTCGTATAGTTAACAGACGCCCATCCAGACTTCGATTGGAGCCCCCAGGACCTCACGCGGGACCTATTTACAAGGTTTATGTACTCAGCGATGGAAATTTTTACCTGGGCCACGGAATGAGCAGGATTTCCCGGGAGGTGGCCGCCTACCCTGAAGAGAGTTTAGACTACCGCTACCACCTATCGCTAGCCAACCTCGACACGCTGGCGATGTTAGCCGAACTCTCCTCCGGTAAGAGCACGGACGTAAGCTATTACATGTACCGCATTGTTGCGCGTCTGGCCGTAGCCACGTTCTCTCTGGCCGAAGTTATACGCCTTAGTGACTATATGCTCCTGCAAGAGGCCATTGATGTGGATATGAACCTCCGCCTCATTGTCCCCCTCGTGATGAAGTACGCCGCAGGGGGTACAGCGGATAGCTCGTACACGTCATCTGACCTGGCCATGGACCAGTTTGACGTTGCGCAATCCCAGATTGAAAAAGTAGTGGCCGATATCAACATTGAGGCTGAATTGCGCAAACCGATGTACGAGCACCGCTCACTATTGAGAAGCGTGTACGCTTATTCCAGAAAGCCGCTACCAAACGCGGTGACCTTGGCGGACCGGCTAATATTGGCCATGTATAAAGAAGCCATTAAGGACAAAATCACGTGGAACTCAACGATGCGCGAGGTGTTATTTTTTGCTGTTGGCGCTGCCGCTGGTTCGCATGTTATTCTCGCGGCGGACGAGCCCGAGCCCGGCGCTCCCGCTCACAAGGACGCCTCGCTATTTCTATCCCTCAACCGCAACATCCTCTTGCTGTGCACGGCTATGTGCACGGCATCGCACGCAGTATCTGCCGGCCTGAAACTAGAAGAAGTCATGGCCGGCGTCGTTGCCGGTGGGGTGCAATTTAGTCTCCTGGAAGTATTCAGCCCGTGTATGGCGTCTACCCGGTTTGACCTTGCGGAAGATGAGCACGTGTTGGATCTACTTTCAGTTATCCCACCCCGTCTGTACACCGACTTGAACACGGGCTTCGAGGACGACGGAACTACCATTCATTCTTACGGGAAATCTGCCAACGGAATTCTAAACTCTCGCATCGCGTACAACTTTGATGCCGTTAGCGTGTTTACCCCAGAGCTGGCCTCGTGTAGCACCAAACTGCCCAAAGTACTGGTGGTGTTGCCCATATTTTCCAACCGAAGCTACGTCATCACTCGTACAGCCCCCAGCATCGGTCTGACTTACACCCTCGACGGGGTGAATATAGCAAAGCCTATCGTAATCAGTTATATCACGTATGGAAACTGTGAAGTCTCCAGAGCTACCATTAAGTCGGGTTATTTGGATAACCCGGGCCACACGCAGACGTGCGTATACTGCGGGAGCGTGTTTATGCGGTACATGGTGTCTGGAGCGATTATGGATTTAATATACATAGACGACAAAGAGGTGGAGTTGCAGCTCGTTGCAGGAGAAAACTCGACCATCCCGGCCTTTAATCCCAAACTGTATACGCCTAGCATGAACGCTCTTTTAATGTTTCCCAACGGAACGGTGACGTTAATGTCCGCCTTCGCGTCCTATTCATCCTTTAAGGTTCCAAGCACGTATCTATGGGCTTCTATCGGTGGTTTACTGCTCGCTATTTTAATTTTATATGTAATCATAAAAATGTTATGTGGTAATGTAACACACGATGGTTATAAATTGTTAGTGAGCTATGAGTAAACAAATATACCATGTGTCATTACCCCTCCATGTCCGGAAATATTTGCTATTATTTGTACGATTGTGGCATGTGTGTGATAAACAAGAAATAAACACTATTACAATCTTACTCGTAAAATTGTTAAATTTATTTTCGCTATATGCGGGAGCGAGGGCTGCTGCGGCGGCGGTGCGGCGGGAGCGAGGGCTGCTGCGGCGGCGGTGCGGCGGGAGCGAGGGCTGCTGCGGCGGCGGTGCGGCGGGAGCGAGGGCTGCTGCGGCGGCGGTGCGGCGGGAGCGAGGGCTGCTGCGGCGGCGGTGCGGCGGGAGCGAGGGCTGCTGCGGCGGCGGTGCGGCGGGAGCGAGGGCTGCTGCGGCGGCGGTGCGGCGGGAGCGAGGGCTGCTGCGGCGGCGGTGCGGCGGGAGCGAGGGCTGCTGCTTAAATGAAAACGCCATGACGCTACCCTTGCTTAAATAGGAAATGGGGGCGGCCCACCGGCTAGATATGACGACATAACGTTCGCACTGAGTTACAATAATTATTATATATTATTAGCAATTGGTGCGAACGGAGCTTTGGGCCAATCAGACAATTTAAAACGCACCACGTGACATAAAATCCAATCACAACATGCATATTGATTAGGTATCGATAAATTATCGATACCTAATCAATATGCAATTTCGCCTAATGCGGGTTCTAAAACCACCAAGGTGTTGTCCGGTAAGCAAATTGCCTCAAGAAATGGCATCCTGGCGTTACCGTAGACGCGGCTTATAGTACTTGAGTGTCGACTGGTAGCGGCGCGTAGTTGATTTTCCCACACCTCAACCTTATCTGTCTTAGTAAAAGGTACGTTTCAACGGTGACAAAGTACAGAGTGTTTTTATTTTCTGTTTACATGCACAGTTACACCCCCGCGCTTCAACCTCTCGCTGAGTAAGTAATATAAGTAGTATGCCCCCTTTCTGCTTAAGTCCAGGCTATCGAACGCTGTTATTGAAGAGACACTGAGCACTATGGCCACCGGTAGGCCGCTTCCCAAGATGCGACAGGCAACCTGCGCCGCTCCCCCGATTCCGTCTTTGGCATATAGCTTGTTGAGGACGCTTGCGATTCTAGCTTCCATGTTACGTGCTTCGTCGTACGAACTGAGCCCCAGCTCAACCCGGGTGGCGTTTGCCGCAAACTCTGCCAGTAGTCTAGCCTCTAGTTCGACGACTTCAGAACCGCTACCGTTGACTGGATCGGTGGGTTGGGTACAGCGCACGATTATCTCACACAGCTCACCCAAAATACCACTTTCGCGTATTATCTCATTGACAGCGTCGGCCACCAGGTGTGGGTCTGGGAGTGGATCGCGAGCCTCGGGAACAGCTCCGATGTAGCTCTCGGCTAGTTGTTCCAAGGCAGCATAGCAGTTGATAAGGTTCCACTTGCCCAAGATAAACTGGCAAAGCACAAACCGCTGTAGGGTTGTCACACCCTGCTGAGTCAGCTTTCCCCCGAAAAAGCGCAGTTTCCCCTCGTTGCCGTATACCGCCAAAACGGCATCAACGATTGTGCTTCGCGCCTGATTGAGGTGTTCATCCAACCCGGGCCACGGTTCCTCTATCAAGATGATTTCATCCGCAATTTTAAATAGTAGTTGTAGTGATTGTAGCGATGCACCGCTGGCCACGCGACCCGAAGAATCCCAGATGCTGCAGGGCTTTGGAATCAGGCGCACTTGGACAAAGTCGCTTACCACGGTTTTTCTAAGGGGGCGTTTGGAGCACCGGGTCTTGCCCCCTATTGCCATTGTTTTTACAGCTCTGGGGGAAGTAACGATAACATCGGTGCGGCTATGTCCTTCTGACTCGTCTCGCAGTGGGGGTCTCGCTACTGGAATACGGTCAAATAGTCCACTTATTAGTGTCTCTAGCTCTGGGGGTAACTCGGTTAGGTACGCCTGCACCAAGGTGAAACACGCTATGTTTGGGGTGTAGATAAACCCCGAAGATGCGTTTGTGATAGTGGGAACCGTATAGAGGTGTAGCGTTCCGTCTTGTGGTATATCTCTACCCGTAGATACGATAAGTCCAGACGTTACTTTCAGCGAAACCATACACTCTGCGAGGTAAGGGTCGTATACTTCCAGCTCAAAGCTCCCGCAGATGTCTCTGCCAAAGGCCTGGGCGCCCTGGGCTAATACTTCTAAACGGTCGACAAACACGTCCTCTTCCGAGCTGGGCGCACTCTCATGGCGTCCCGTTCGGTTCAGTTCGCTTCGCACATAATTGGCCACGACTCGGTCATTGTGTGTTAGCCCCCGTAGGGTCAGCCCGAACTTTGCGATTTCACCGCTCTCGGACGTGGCATGTGGTCGAGGCACCGAGAGTAGACACCCACCGTAGAGAAAATACACGCGATGGCCCCCGTCGGTTATGTAGAACACAACGCCGTTGTGAATAACCGTGTCGCTGTACTTGAAGTCCATGATTAATAGCACGGCGGGTGTGTAAGGCACAAAACGATAAAATCGTGTTTGGTGGGGTCTAGCGACCCGTTTGGCGTTTAAACCTATTGGCTGGTGTTTGCGAGAGACGCTGCCTCTTTGCGGTCGCAGCTGCAAATCCACAACTGTTTAAAAGCAAATTGGTTTTATATCGAGGGGCCACTTTAAATATGAGACACCTAAAACGGACGGTAAGTGGTCTACGCCTGCCTAGGAACGTTTATCACGTGGGTCAACGCGTATTTATATAAACTTTGCGGTTTTTAGTTTTAGGGGGGGATCATGCGGGACAAATTAGGGGGTGTCCCTAACGGTTTATGGCCACTTTGCGATCCCTATTTGGCGTTTTTATTCCCGGAAATGCCGCATTACGTGGTAGATATATAAACGTTAGCCTGTATGTCACGATATTGACTTTTAATTATACACGCTTCAACGGGGGCTATATCCTCGCATATAAGGTTTCCATCCTGGCGCTGGTTAGACTAGTCCATACCCTGCACCGCTCGCAGACTGCCAGAAATATTTCTCTCCGAATTTTTGAGGGTTGGAGATGCCACAGGTATTAATGGGGAATACCCGTTTACACGCACCCCTCGAAGACGGCATCCCCCTTATCGAAAACGATGAAAATTCATCCCAAAATGAAGTTGATCTCTATGACTATGTGTCTATGTCGTCTTACGGGGGCGACAATGACTTTTTGCTAAGCTCGGCCGGGGGCAACATAACCCCCGAAAAACGCCCATCCTTTTCTGCCCACGTCGTTTTGTTTGCCATTTCTGCACTCGTGATAAAACCCGTATGCTGTTTTATATTTCTCAACCACTACGTTATAACCGGAAGTTATGACTTTGCCGTAGCCGGAGGAGTTTGTACCACACTGTACTACATTCGGCTCGCGCTGACCGCCTGGTTCATGTTTCGCAACATCCAATCGGACATGTTGCCTCTGAACGTCTGGCAACAATTCGTCATCGGGTGTATGGCTCTCGGTAGAACTGTCGCGTTTATGGTTGTAGCCTACACTACCTTATTTATACGCTCGGAACTGTTTTTCAGCATGCTGGCCCCCAACGCGGGGCGCGAATATATAACTCCCATAATTGCCCACAAACTGATGCCACTTATTAGCGTCCGCTCAGCCGTCTGCTTGGTCATAATATCTACCGCTGTTTACGCCGCAGACGCGATCTGCGACACAATTGGATTTACGCTACCGCGCATGTGGATGTGTATTTTAATGAGATCCAGCTCCGTGAAGCGTGGCTAGTAGGTGTGCCTCCCACGGAGGCACAACTGGGGTAGCGGCCGACTGACACAGTATAAAACGTGAGAAGAGAGCAGCTCCACGCGCCATTAGCGCTAGGCTAGTTAGCGCGGAGGACCTGAGCGCTACACCCGGACGGTGTAATTGGCAGGGTACAGGTTTGTCACCAACGACCGTCATTTTACCGCTACGACAATGGACCGGCGCTCAGAGGCGTTCAAAATTCCGGTACCAGAAGTAATCCCTGCCGGACAGATTCTATCAACTATAGAAGTGTCGTCCCACCGCACTCTATTTGACTTTTTCAAGCAGATTCGCTCGGACGATAATGGCCTCTATGCAGCGCAGTTTGACGTGCTACTCGGAACGTATTGTAACACGCTAACGCTGGTGCGCTTTCTGGAACTAGGATTATCCGTATCGTGCGTGTGCACCAAGTTTCCGGAGCTTAACTACGTTAATGATGGCACAATCCAGTTTGAAGTGCAGCAGCCGATGATAGCTCGGGACGGCCCACATCCTGTGGACCAGCCTACCCACACCTACATGATGAAGCACATCGAGCAGCGATCTCTGAGCGCGGCTTTTGCTATCGCGGCCGAGGCCCTGGGCCTGATTGGGGGCACAACCCTAGACGGTACGCAGATCTCATCGTCCCTGCGGGTGAGGGCTATACAGCAGCTGGCCAGGAACGTGCAGACGGTGCTAGACTCGTTTGAGCGCGGAACCGCCGATCAACTTTTGCGTGTTTTGCTGGAGAAGGCCCCCCCGCTGACCCTCTTGGCTCCCCTGCAGATTTACCGCGACGAGGGCCGCCTGGCGTCTCGAGTCAATCGCGCCGTGCTGGTCTCGGAGCTCAAACGGCGAGTGGTAGAAGACACCTTCTTTCTCACCAAGTACGAGCGTAACAGAAAGGAGCTGGTGGTAGCCCGCCTGGCTGAGCTGGTTAACTGTACAGCCCCCTCCGTCGCCGTTACTAGAATGACCCATTCGGACACAAAGGGAAGACCCGTGGACGGTGTAGTCGTTACGACTGCTGGCGTGCGTCAGCGCCTATTACAGGGGATTCTAACTTTGGAGGATATGGCCGCCGATGTTCCGGTTACGTACGGTGAGATGATGATTACCGGCACAAACCTAGTTACGGCTCTCGTAATGGGCAAGGCCGTGAGAAACCTGGACGACGTCGCCCACCACTTGTTGGGGATGCAGCGTGATCAGGTCAGGGCGAACGAAAAACTTATCAAAGACTACGAGGATGTACCCAGTACGGCGCGAGTGCGCGCCGACCTAGTTCTCGTGGGGGACCGCCTAGTCTTTCTTGAGGCCCTGGAAAAGCGCGTGTACCAGGCGACCAACGTTCCGTACCCGCTTGTTGGAAATTTAGATTTGACGTTTATCATTCCCCTGGGCATCTTCAAGCCGGCCACCGACCGGTATTCGCGCCACTCGGGAGGCTTTGCTCCAACCCCCGGGCAGCCAGACCCTCGCACCTACCCACCCCAAACCGTTTACTTTTTCAACAAGGACGGGAATCTCGTACAGCTATCCTTTGACAGCGCTGCGGGAACCGTGTGCCATAGCTCGTTTTTGGATGTGGATTCTGTGTTGGTGGCCATCCGACGAGAACCCTACGAGCTCCACTGCGCGTTTGGAGCCTACGTGACCCTACCCCCAGCCGGCACCTTGCTTGACCAGATGAGAAGGTTTTTTGAGCGATGGCATATGCTCATGCCTGCGCGCCCACGCTGGACCGTGGAGGCGCTAATGACCATCGACCAGCTTCTCTCTCCAGGCAACGCTAACCTGCGACTGGAGCTTCACCCCGCCTTTGATTTTTTTGTGGCCCCGGCGGATGTCGCCATTCCCGGTCCGTTCGACATGCCGAACGTCATGCCCACGGTGATGGCCATGCCGCGCATCATCAACGGGAACATCCCCCTCCCCCTATGTCCTGTGGAATTCCGCGACAGTCGGGGCTTCGAACTGAGCGTGGATAGGCACAGGCTCAGCCCGGCGACGGTTCTGGCCGTGCGCGGCGCGTTCAGAGACGCCAACTACCCCATGGTGTTTTACATCATCGAGGCGGTGATTCACGGAAGCGAACGCACGTTCTGCGCGCTGGCCAGACTTATAATTCAGTGTATCGTCAGTTACTGGCGAAACACCCACCAGGTGGCGTTTGTTAACAACTTTTACATGATCATGTACATAAACGCCTACCTAGGGAACGGCGAGCTGCCAGAGGAGTGCACGGCTATCTACCGCGACCTTTTGGAGCACGTCCAGGCTCTCAGGCGACTCGTAGCCGAGTACACTGTTCCCGGGGAAGCCGTGGGAGGCCAGGGACACGACGCGCTGAACAATGTGCTGCTCGATCCGGCCCTGCTACCGCCACTCATTTGGGACTGTGACCCGATTTTGCACAGGGCCGACATGGGTAGGGCCAGGGCACAGGATCTATGGGTGGACGGGGTGGACTACGCAGCAATTCCCTGGGTAGAAATGGCCGAGGTTAACTTTGGAAACACCGGCGGCCACCTTGTGCACAACAGGCCCATCCGCGGAGAGAACAAGAGAAACCCGATTGTGCCTCACCACGACCCAGAGTGGTCGGTGTTATCCAAGATATACTACTACGCTGTGGTGCCTGCATTCTCGCGCGGTAACTGCTGTACCATGGGAGTGAGGTACGACCGCGTGTACCCGCTCGTTCAGACAGTTGTTATCCCAGACTTGGGGGCGGAAGAGATTGCCCCAACCAGCCCAAGCGACCCTCGCCATCCGCTGAACCCGCGCCACCTAGTGCCAAACACGCTAAACATCTTGTTTCACAACGCCAGAGTTGCCGTCGACACCGACGCCCTGCTACTCCTCCAGGAGGTAGTCACCAACATGGCGGAGCGCACTACTCCTGTGCTGGCAACCGCCGCGCCTGACGCTGGAACCGCCACAGCCGTGACTCAGGAAATGCGCACCTTTGATGGAACACTACACCACGGCATTCTGATGATGGCCTACCAGCGTAACGACGAAACTCTTTTGGAGGGGACCTTTTTTTACCCAGCCCCTGTCAACGCTCTCTTTGCCTGCCCCGAGCACTTGGGGGCTCTTCCCGGGCTTAACGCAGAAGTCTTGGAGGCCGCCAGGGACGTGCCCCCGGTTCCACACTTTTTCGGTGGAAATTACTACGCTACAGTCAGACAACCCGTTGCGCAGCACGCCGTACAGAGCAGAGCGGATGAGAACACGCTAACGTACGCGCTGATGGCGGGGTACTTCAAACTCGGGCCAATAGCCCTATCTCATCAGTTTGCCACGGGGTTCCACCCAGGGTTCGCCTTTACGGTTGTGCGCCAGGACAGGTTTCTCACGGAGAACATTCTCTTTGCCGAGAAGGCGTCTGAATCGTACTTCATGGGCCAGCTGCAGGTTAACCGCCACGAGGCGGTTGGGGGGGTTAACTTTGTTCTCACTCAGCCACGGGCTAACGTGGACTTGGGGGTTGGCTTTACTGCCGCGTACGCAGCCGCCGCGCTACGCACGCCCGTTACAGACATGGGAAATCTGCCCCAGAACCTGTATCTGACACGCGGTACGATACCCATGCTGGACGGGGACGCGGATGCGTACCTGCGGCGCGTGGTCAACACCGGAAATCGCCTGGGGCCCCAGGGACCCAGGCCAATCTTTGGGCAGCTGATGCCGGCCACGCCGGCGGGCGTCGCCCACGGCCAGGCCGCCGTGTGTGAATTTATCGTCACGCCGGTGTCTGCAGACTTAAATTATTTTAGGCGTCCGTGTAACCCCAGAGGTAGGAGCGCAGGACCAGTGTACGCGTGCGATGGAGAGGCCGACGCAGTGGACGTTATGTACGACCACACTCAGGGAGATCCGGCCTACCCAAGCCGCGCCACCGTTAACCCGTGGGCTTCCCAGCGCAACTCTTACGGCGACAGATTGTATAACGGCAAGTATAACCTGAACGGGGCGTCCCCGGTGTACAGTCCATGCTTTAAGTTTTTCACACCCACCGAAGTGGAAGCCAAGGGACGTAATATGACACAGCTCATAGCCGATGTCGGGGCCAGCGTCGCCCCAAGTACGTCTAACACCGAAATCCAGTTTAAACGCCCCCACGGCTCGACGGACCTGGTTGAGGACCCGTGTTCGCTGTTTCAAGAAGCGTATCCGCTGCTCAGCTCTACGGACACGGCCCTACTACGCACGCCTAACATCGGCGAAATCGGCGCCGACGAGGGACATTTCGCTCAGTACCTAATTCGCGACGAATCCCCGCTAAAAGGCTGTTTTCCGCGAATTTAGGTTGGGCCCGCCTCCAAGTTTCACATGCTGCCAAAACTAAATAAAACGCACAGTTTATACACTCAGTTGTCAGTTTGCTCTGCTTGAGCGCTAGCGCTCCGTCTAGACCTCCCAGCGTGGTTATTGATACGGTTGGTGGGTGGTTTCGACTGGCTTTGATTCCTAGCAGATTTTAATCGATAGAAGGGGTATAATAAGGAAGTTTTTTGGGGGGCGTTGCTCGGGTTGGGGTGCTTCCACGTAGAGATGGCGAGCACAGCCTTTGAGATTGACATCTTACTGCCCAGTGACCTATCTCCCGCTGACCTGTCAGCTCTTCAAAAATGCGAGGGTAAGCTTGTGTTTTTGACCGCTCTGCGTCGCCGCGTTATGCTCTCCAGCGTAACCCTCTCGTCATACTATGTCAACGGCGCACCCCCGGACACGCTATCCCTGATGGCGGCGTTTCGTAGGCGTTTTCCCGCGATAATACAGCGTGTGCTGCCCAACAAAATGATAGCCGCCGCCCTTGGGGTCGCACCTCTTCCTCCCGGGGCGTTCATACAGAACACCGGCCCGTTTGACCTGTGTAACGGAGACTCCGTGTGCGCGCTGCCTCCGATTTTAGACGTGGAAGACAAGCTGCGCCTCGGATCTGTGGGCGAGGAAATACTATTTCCGTTGACCGTTCCACTCGCGCAAGCGCGCGAACTCATCGCGCGGCTGGTGGCGCGCGCGGTTCAGGCGCTCACCCCAAACGCCCAGGCCCAGCGCGGAGCGGAGGTGATGTTTTACAACGGACGAAAGTACAACGTTACCCCGGATCTCAGACACCGAGACGCCGTTAACGGCGTGGCGCGGTCTCTGGTGCTAAACATGATTTTTGCAATGAACGAGGGATCGCTGGTGCTACTCTCACTGATACCCAACCTGCTTACCCTGGGAACCCAGGACGGATTCGTAAACGCCATAATCCAGATGGGAAGCGCCACCCGCGAGGTTGGCCAGCTCGTCCACCAGCAGCCCGTACCCCAACCGCAGGACGGTGCTCGCCGCTTTTGCGTGTACGAAGCTCTGATGTCATGGATCGGCGTTGCTTCGCGTCTTGGTGACGTGATCGGTGGGAAACCCTTGGTGCGGATCTGTACGTTCGAGGGACCGGCTACGATTTCCCGCGGGGAGAAGGCCCCGGTCATTCAAACGCTTTTGTAACCCCACCCTCCCCCCTCTACCAATTCCCATCCCTTACGCAAATAAACTTGACACATTGTTATTCTATGCATGCGGTATGAGTTTTTAATGATGTCGGCAAACAAAACTGACACACGTATCCTCACTGCGCGGGGAGACTGGAAAATGCATCGCTGGTTGGTGGGAGGCTGGACAGGTAAACTGCCATCACTAGGGCCACCAACATATCGTCCGACGCGCCGTTGCGCTTACCGGTAAACACTCTAGTTTCAGAGGTCCCGGTGACCACCTCGGTTAAGTTCTTCATCTGTGTCAGCAGGTACTCCACCGGGTCTGTTTGCAGGCGCACCGTATTTGATACTAGCTCCTGCGAAGCTAGCACCGAGCCGGAGTTGAACGCTTTAATAAAGTGGTCGAAAGCCCCCGTTTTCTGTTTCTGGAGTAGAAAAAACGGGTAAGCCACCGAGCTTCCATGGGGCGTGCAATGATAAAACAGCACCGCCCCTGGCATGGGCACCACGTCTGCCAGGCGTAGCGTGTTGAGCTCCAGCTGAATGTTTGTTGCTATGGCTACCGCAGCATCTTGGCTACTGTTACCCTCTACCGCAACCCGCACGGAGTCAAAGGGGCGTTTGTGAATGGCGAAAACCTGCGCCAGGCACTGGGCGACACACCTGGCTATCAGCTCCGCCGAACTCCCCGTCAGGGCTCTCAGGAAAAAATGCTCCAGGCCGAACACAACCCAGTTTGAGCGATAGCGGCCAACTACAGCCACACCGGTTCCTGAAGCCATAGCATTTGTAGTAAACGCAGGATCAACGTATACGTACAGGTCGCTGGACATAATATCTTGATTAGCGACAGTAGAAGGTCTGTACAGCAAGAAACGGTCTTGAGCAGTTTTTGTAAAAACGGGCTCATCTCGATGTGCTCCCGACACGTTTCCTCCACCAATTATCTCTTGCATAAACGAGTCCGGCAGAAATAACTCCGCGGTGTTACGCATGGCTCCGTCCATTGTTATGAAAACGGGCTTGTTTAAAATGTAACACGAGCACGCCGTGGCGTTTGTGTGCGCCTTTACGCGTTCCATATGCTCGTCGCATATGTAAGTGACTACGTTTAGCAGGTCGTCTGCCGCTCCCTTTAGGTTATATAAAAAGCTGGTACTGGCTTTGCCCGTGTTGGTGGATGACACGAAGATGATCTTGCAGTTTGTCTGGTTCAGAAAGCCTATAATCGTTTGCACCGCTTCGGGGCGTATAAAGTTGGCCTCGTCCACAAATAGCAGGTTAAAGTCCTGGCCGCGAATACCCTGAAACATAAAGAGAATAAAAAAAGGGATCGACGGGTTAGGCGTTTCACTTAAGCTCGGCTCTCGACGCGGGCCGCAGCAATTTCTGTTAAAACCTGCTACCCGGTTCCATACCCCCGGCGTACCGACAGCGCAGCAATAATACGTTAGGCTACTATGGACGCGCACATCGCTAACGAAACCAAGCATCTACTGGTACACGGCAACAGTAAAACTCGAGCGCTTGTGCACATAATCGTTCCTGACGCGTGCTTGAAAAAGGCTGGCGTTGATCCGGTTAAGCTTCGCGACCGCCATAGAGCCAGCCCATCCGCGGCTCCTGTATTTCGCGTGTTCGCCCAGACTCGATATCACGCCACCGGGGAATGTTCGTTATGGCGCACGGTTTTTGCTGGATATGTGCCTAGCGGGGCTATTGTGAGCGTGCTGGTGCCGACAGTTCCCGCTGACCACCCACGTCTATTTCAATCGACTCCAGACTCCGGTGGGCTATTCGTATCCCTAGAAATAGATTGCGACGCCGATGGCCGCTTTGATGCGTTTACTCTGGTTGCGCTGAGAGTAGACATCGCCGACGACCCACGGACCACCGAAGTTTTGTTTACCTATGATGAGCTGTTACCCTCTGGCACGCGCTACGGGGCCGATTCCAAGCGCGTAGCACTCCTCTGTCGCCAATTTGTGGCGTATGTCAACAGCCACCCCACAGTTTCCCAGAGCGCTATTACTGCGGCATCGCATATAGAAGCTTCGGTCGCCGAGGATGTAAAGTCGGCTAGCGGTCCCCAGGTATCCTACGGGGCTCGCATCAACCCGGTCGAGTACCTATTTTCAGGCGGGGGTTTCGACAACCACCAAGCTATGGCGCGGCTAGAAGATGACGACAAAGAGATAATGTCTCTGATCCGCAGGGCGTCTGAGGTGATCGCAAAACGCAACCCCGTTAGGGTTCTCAGCAACCCAGAGGTTAACGGCGACGCCACTAGGCGGCGATGTGTTGCGTCTGGCCTTCGACAGGGTGCCCGCGGGGCACACGCGTCAGACTCTCATGCGCGCGCTGGGTTTAATTCAAGTAGCCACGATGCGACGGCCCTGCTGTTGGGCCTGGAGCCCCCCGATTCTGGCAGATTTGTTAACAGCGGCCCCCAGCGGCATCTTCCCCCTCAGGGACCCAGGAGCCCCGCGAGTAGGGACGGCTCGTCCGTGATGCTCGATGACGTGCTGTTGCTCACCCCGGAAAACTCCAACCCACTCACCCCCCTCGACTGGCTGGATGTGGGCCACGCAGCCGTGGCCGGAGGAGATACCCCCGGAGACGTGTGGCGACGCAGGCCGATATCCCTAGTGGCACGAAAGCACTACGGGACCTCCGAAACCTTTGTAGTGGTGTCGTATGAAAACTCCACAGCGTGGGGGGGTCGGAGGGCGCGCGCCGGCCACTTGGCCGGGTCTATCAACCCTCCCGTGATGCAGGCATGTGTAGCGGCCGGCGTGGACCATCCCAGAAATTTGCCGCCTGAAACTCGCGGTGAACTAATCGCTAAGTTTCCGATGTTGACTGTGCCCCTGGGCGACACACCACCACCCGTGGCCGCGTTTGATGCCGCTGCCGAGTTAGCTCTAATAGATCACTTTCGCGGGGCCTGTGTTTCCGCCCTCCTAAAAGCTATATCGGAACGCCTGCGCGCGGAACCTAGGATGTCGCAGCTAATCGAGTATGACATTCCAAACAACAACCGCGACTGCATCATCAGCGTGGCACAGCGCGCCCCGGAGCTGCTAGAAGCCGTGGCCCTCGCCATTCAAAACGTTACTGTAACGGAGTTTTGCAATAGCGCCCTGATGCTAGCGGCTCTTTCGCATCTAAACATCCTCTCCGGAAACAAACGTGGGCGCCTCCCCTACCACAGATCGTGGCTTCCCAGCCTTGCGGGGGGGCAGGACGCATTTCTTTTCGACTACTACAGCTCCGGTGGCGAAGTTGTTAAAGTTTCCCCCGTCCCACTGGCTATATTAGTTACCGCAACCAGAACGGGCCAACATTCGTGCAGGTTTGCCCGAGGAGCGCCGGACTCCTCCTCTAAAACGTATGAGCGCTACCTTCCGGGGGAGTGCTACGCGTACATATGCGTCGGCCTAAACAGATCGTTTGAGGCTTTGGTAGTTTTACCAGGAGGATTTGCCTGCAGAGCTAGCGCGGCTCGGAAACTCGCGTGGCCCGCTCATCTCGTGGAGCCCATCCTAGAGCGCTACTGTTGGACAATTCCTTCTCACTGAGATCTCTACGTGCCGCATAATGGCAGCCGCCTCAGACAGCTGTTTGAGATTATGGGAGGGGTCCGCGTCCTCTCCCAACCGCCAACTAACCCCGGAAGCGGTCAACTGTTTAACGGAGGCGCTCACGGAAGACATCGCCGTGCTACGCCTCATACGCAGCGACCCCCGCGTTAAGATTTTTATGGCGGTTAGCGTTTTGACCCCAAGACTGGCTAGGTTTGCGCCGCCCCCGGCCAAGCTCACCCACACAGCCAAGTGCGCCGTGATCATGATCTACCTGACGCGCCCCAAGGCTCTGGCGCTCCAACCCAAACAGTTTCACGTGCTGGTGACCTTCAACAAGGCCAGCGTATACTCCCTGGTGGTGCGGGTGAAGACAAAGCCCTTTCCCGTGGGCCCCCAGAGATTCCGCGCCGTGTTTCAAGACCCAGAACCTATCGGGCTGCCGTCCGACGTACCGAACCCGGCAGCAGAGAACATCCCCACCGAGATTAACGACCGCCTGGACGTGAGCAATTTTGCAACCCCGGCACAACCCCCCAAGGACAAGTACGACTGTTGCGTTATGGCTCCTGGCGTCTGGTGGTCCAACGCAGACAAGGCTATATACTTTCTACAGATGGACGTGGCTCTGCTGGCTCTCTGCCCGGCTGGATGGAAAGCCAGAGGTCTGGGAATCATTCTGGGGCGTTTGCTTAACCACCAAGAGGGTTGTGCTACGTGCCGCTTTACCGAACATTCAGATCCGCTGAACGCAACGGCAGACTCGGTGGCTACCCCCGAATCGTGTCTGTGCTGGGCGCCGTGTTTGTGGCGAAAGGCACACCAGCGAGAGTTAACCGTGGAGGGAGATCGATATCTGTTTCGCGTTCTCTTTATGGATGCAGTGGAGCGAGTGCGTTTGACCGGCCTAAGGCGCAGCCCAAAGATAACAGCCAATCTCGCAGACCTGGTCGTGGGAATAGGGCCGCACGGACAGCAGATTCCCGTTAACAGCGCCGGATGGAAACTGGTGGCGCTAGACGCTGATATCAGCAGACTAATTGTTTGCGGATGCTACGCCCTGCGGTACATCTGTCCGCTCACAAACAGCAAACACCAACCGTCTTCCCCAGACGAGTACGCATGACCCGTTCCCGGCCTAGTACACACGCCCATCCCCACTCGATACTAACAGCTTTGCCTTTTTCGACCGCCAATAAACAGTTAAAACCCCACACTGTCCACCCTCTCTGTGTTTTTAACGCACAAAACGCGTCGCTTGGTGGGGGGTACTTACGTTGGTGTTGTGACTAGATGCAAACACGATTGTGCTTTTCGATCCGTCGGGAAAGGAAAATGATATATTTTCACCTTTGACGTGATCTACTGGAGAGTTTCCAAACCATTGGCGGAGCCTCGCGCCTATCTCGTCAAAGACCGGTTCGGTGGCCTTGCGTATGTGGGCTGTATATCCGATCTTGATTCCCTTGAAGGTCGCTAGCGCCAGAGCTATCAGAGGCACCAGAAACCATGTTTTTCCATGACGTCGGGGGACCAAGAATACCGTTGCGCGTTGCCGAAAATGGCGTATTGTTGCGTCAGAAAACTCCGGGGTGTTAAACACCATCTTTAGAAACGCCCCTATACGGTCAGCGTGGTCCCCCAGTATGACTGCAGCTATAAAGTATGTAGCGTGCATGAGAATCATCTTTTGAAATAGCTCCAGAGTCCCGCGCTGCTTCCCGTAGGTGGGAACGTCCACCCTGGCCCGCTTGCTTGCTTGTTGGCCGTCCCCGTCTAGGTCGGCTCCGTTAAAAGAGGTGTCGACCAGGCGACTGAAGCGCGCCACAAAGCTGGCTACTTGGTGAAAGGCGTCTGAGGAGCGGAGAGCGTCGAAGGTGTTCATGATACTGTAGTACGCGTTTCTACACGAGCGCGCCTCATCGTTGCTGTACTCGACGAAGGAGATAGTCTTAAGAGCCTGTCGAACCTTGGGGTCCACGTAGGCCTCCACGGAGGACGGGTCTAACCGCTCTCTCGCCTCTCCACTCTGCCATTTTGACAGGCTTCTAAACAGCAGCCTCCTGGCCACAGAAGCAAATATTTGCGTGGTCTCACAGCAGTCGTGTAACGTCCCGACCCCCGGAACGACGGTCTGGTGGCGCTGGGGAGTAGGAATAGCAAAGTTGAGAAAGGCCGTTTTCGCATCATCCTCTCCGCCATTTTGAGCTTCCGCGGCTCTGTTTTTGGCCCCTCGACGCGCTTGAACCTCCCTCCGCAGCGCCTCAAAATACTGGACAGTCTCCCTGCCCAGCACCCTACCAAACATTGCAGCGCAAGCCCCCTCTGGTCTACGGTATGAGCTTCTCGGCACGGTCTAGGCGCCAAAGGCTGCAATTAGAAGAAGCCTACCAGCGTGAAATGATTTTTAAGATGCACACTCTGGATTTGGTACGCGAGGGCGTTAACAAACGCAGCCCTGCCTTTGTCCGTGCATTTACGTCAGCAAAGGAAGCAAGTTTGGACCTGGATAGATACATGCAATCACATTCCAGGGTGGGGCGAGTAGAACAAAACGCCAGAGCGCTCGCGCAGCGCGTGGAGGCCCAAGCTGCAGTTGGCGAGATACTGGACAGGCATCGCAGGTTTCTGCACCCAGATTTTATTGATAACTTTGATTCGCGCGAGGACTCTATAGTAGAAAGGGAGGAGCGCCTGGGTGATGTGCTATCAGATATAAACTGCGACGGAGGCGGCGGTGAGGTCGGAGACCCACAGGAATGGCTCGGTCACGAAGACGAAGCTCTGTTGATGAAATGGATGTTGGAGGAAGCGCCACGAGTGAGTACGAGAATTGCGGTGGACCCTCATTCTCCCCGCTCGACCTGTCCCGCCCCAAGAGAAGCACCAGAGGACGCTCGCTGCGGAGCGCGCACGTATGGGGGGGTAAACAATCGAACCCCGAGCGCGCAACCCCGCTCGCCAGAAACGACTGTGGACCGTCTAGCAACCCCAGACGAAGGCAAGAGGTGTGGCGATCAGACAAGGGACTTGGAGCATCACTCGACCGCACCAATGAGGACGCATCCCAATGTCCTCGCATCCGAGCGTCGGCGATTAGATGTGGTGCATCGACGCGAAAAATCGTCAGAATCACAGGAGAGTGCGACGCGCAGCCAAGCGATGGTCGGCCCGGCCGATCAGGAATGGCTGGGTGGCATTCCCCCCCTAAGCGACGAAGAACTCCAAGTCGACATGGGAATTCCGACAATGAACGGTCCAATTTACCCAGATCATCACCATCCCACGGCGTAATTAGGGTTGGGGGTCGCCCGCTCACACAGACTCCCCCCCAGAAAACGATAATTTTACAGCCAAAGCTCGTACGCAAAGTGTTTATGCCTACCTTTACAGTAAACCCAGAGATGCACTATAGGCGCGTGGCTCTAAGTGAGATACCAAAATTTGGAGGCGCCGGTAGCTACGGAGAGGTTCAGATTTTCAAACAGACAGGCCTGGCTATCAAAACGGCCTCGAGTCGCTCCTGTTTTGAACACGAGCTTGCAGTGAGTCTTCTGACCGGGGAGTGCTCGCTGCGCGCGCAAGCTAGCCTCGGCATCGGGGGAATCATCTGCCTCATGGCCTTTTCTCTGCCGTCGAAGCAGATGGTTTTTCCGGCTTATGACGCGGATCTAAACGCGTACGGATACAGACTTTCTCGCAGCGGCCCCCCCTCCGTCCTGGTTACAGAGTCGATCGAACGAGCGTTCATCGGGCTTGGTCGCGCCCTGGTATACCTCAACACCAGCTGCGGCCTGACTCACTTGGACGTCAAGGGCGGCAACATATTCGTCAACCATTCTCATTTTGTGATCAGCGACTGTGTAATCGGAGACTTGAGCCTGATGACATTGAATACAAATTCTATGGCCATGCGGGCTGAGTTTGAAATTGATACCGGCGAGGAGGAGATTAGAACACTCCGCCTACCCAGAAGTGCGTCACAGATGACATTCAGCTTTGTAATTGGCCATGGACTTAACCAGCCCCTAAGCGTAATTGCTGACTTTATTAACAATAGCGGACTGGCAAAGAGTACTGGTCCGATAAAGCACGACGTCGGGCTGACAATTGACCTGTACGCCCTTGGACAGGCACTACTAGAGCTACTACTTGTCGGCTGCATCTCTCCCTGCCTGACGGTGCCCATCCTTCGGACGGCAACCTACTACTACTATTCCAACAAACTCTCCGTGGATTACGCGCTCGACCTTTTGGCGTATCGGTGCTCTCTGTATCCCGCCCTCTTTCCCACCACCCCTCTGACGACTATCTACGGTATCCCCTGGGACCAGGTAGAAGGCGTCTTTGAGAGTATCGCCGGGGCGCACCACCGCGAGGCGTTTAGAGCTCACCTGGAGAGATACCGCTTAACGCACAGGCGGCTGTTTGCGTCTATACGAATACCGTCCGCCTTTACCGGGGTGCTTGAGCTCGTCTCTCTTTTGTGCCACGCCAACGAAAAAGCCCGCCTGTCGATTCCTCTGTTATGGACTCCTCGCCCGTGACATACAGAGGCGAACCACCGTATAAGCTGCGTCGCCTCAGCCCTTCGTATCCATACGTTTCAAAGTTACGCGAGCGCTGTGCGTCAAAGGTCGAACATCCTTCCGAGGGCAGCGCACGGGATAGCCTCGCAGAGGAGGACGTATACGGGGCCATGGCAACCGGTGCGTTTCTATCTACCCGTCTGTACTTACCATCCGTTTTACCTCAGAGAATAACCACGCTGACGTTTTTGGACCACTTTAAGAAGAGCCGTCCGCTCCCCCATACCGATAAGAGATTGAATCCCATCTTTTATCGCCTGGCCTACATACGCGACCTGGTAGGAGAAATGGAGCTAGAGGGGATCGTGGAACGCGGAACCGCCTCGCGTTTACTCGGCGCTAGCCCCCAGGCTGGCTTTGCGGCAGGAACGTACACCCACGCGCGGGATCTGTCCAAAACCATGTCCCTGGCCAGCGTCAGGGACGCCGTGCTAACGATAGAGGCGCAGACTCGCGACCAGAGCGAGAGCCAGCTATGGGCTTTGTTGCGGCGCGGCTTGGCTACCGCGTCTACCATGAAATGGGGGGCGCTCGGGCCGCAGTATCACCCGCAGTGGTGCGAGGTTAGCACCAACGCTAAAGGAATCCCAAACAACCCCGCTCTCCAGTTTGGACAAACAAACGAACGGACGGCCAGGTCTCTCATCTCGGCTCTCTATGTTGCCCGCTCCGAGGCGGCGACCCCGGACCTACTGGTGGATCCGGGATACGGTCAATGCTTTGTGTTTGACGAGTCCGCCAGCGTTCCTGGAGACGCCTATGCCTGTGGCCTACTGATAGACGCCAGAACCGGCGTCGTTGGGGCGTCCTTGGATATGCTGGTGTGTGACCGGAACCCCAGCGGGGTGCTGTCTCCCCACTCAACCCAGACTACATTGGATTTTTTCGAAATTAAATGCCGAGCCAAGTATCTATTCGACCCCGATCTATTCAGCCCCGTGGCTACGGCGTATGCCAACTTGTTGAAACACCGCACCGCGGTATGCCTGCGAAAATTCCTCAGGTCTATTAAAAACCCCGCAGTAGAGTATTTCGCCCCGAATAGCGTGCCTGGGGCAACCGAAGCGCTGATTACGTGCAACTCTTCGTGGAAACCACGTGAGGTAAATGAGACCAACAGGCGTTGTGGTGACTTTGATAGAGATCACCTTGCTTTAAACTTGGACGCGTCATCAGACGTTTGGCTATTTAGTGAGCCGGACCTAGAGTCGGAGACTATTACTCCGGCCCGCTGGGACACAGGAGAGTTGGCTCTGTCGGTTCCGGTGTTCGCCAACCCCAGACATCCAAACTTTAAGCAAATACTGGTGCAGGCGTACGTGCTATCCGGCCATTTTCCCGACCACCAACTCCGTCCGTTTTTGGTAACGTTTATTGGTCGTCATCGCAAGAGATGTGAGGAGGGAAAAACGTTTACCATCTGTGATCGACCGGAGGGGAGCCCGTACAATCTGAACGAGGTTGTCAACTCTAGCTGCGCCATTCCCATTCTCCTATTTGTGACCCCGGTGATTGTGGACCGCGAGGGTTGCTGGGAAGATATTGAAATCGAGAGTCTTACCGCGTTTAATAAAACCGCAGACGCGATATGGGACAGCGACTCTCCTGCGGATGCTTCAAAACCGACCAGCTCGTAACTCACTCCGGCGAAGTGGTATCCCTGAACGCGGACACCTTTGAGGAATTTAGCATGGAAGAGTTTGACATTCCCCCACCCCCACCACTTAAACCCGTCTTCAAGCAACCAGGCCCTTACAAAATCCCAGCCAAACCCAAGCGCTGTCCTTCTAAACGACGAGACCCCTATTAAATAAAATGACTATGAACGCATATAAACGTATCATGTGTTTTATTTTTCAATAGTAGTGCGTGGTCACGTAAGCAGATTCATGGCTTTTGTATAAAGACTGGCACGTTGCTGCTATCGGTACTCTCGGCGATGGTTTCTTTCCGGGACGCGCTGTGGGTCGTCATAATATTCGGTTTCAAATTCCTCGCTCACCACGTCGTAAATTGGCTCTTCTGCGTCTGTCTCAGAGTCTTCAGCTAAGAGCATGCCCCTGGACTCTGTTACGTTCAATGGTTGTGGGTTTCTGCGCGGTCCCCTCACCTTGTTGACGTATCTACGCGCCTTAGAAGACACGGTTTTCACACGCCCGTAAAATTCGGTATTTCGCTTCTTGTGGAACATGATAGCTCTGACCAGTCTCACGACTAGCATGATGATGGAGATGACCGCCATGATTCCAACTACGGCTTTGGACGCGGTTGCAATATTTGGAGCCTGGACGGAAACCATAGCATGGAAGTGAACGAAGTAGCTGTGGGTAGCTACGGCCAGCGTGGAGCTTGCCACCAAGACTGCAAGGGCCGGTCCCACGAGAACGTGAACGTAGTGAGACACGATGAGTTCGACGATTATCAAAAACATTAGTCCTAGGGCCACAAACACACCCACGGCAACCGTTACCGTTTGCCACAGGGTGATGTGAAAGCTGTTGGCGAGTATCATCCCTAGCATCAGCGACAGTATCGGCAGAGAGATTCCGAGCATCCCCATGCTGAGGTTGGTCATAACCGCGCGTCCGGGTCCGGCCATTTTATGCAGCGCTGGTAGGTTGGTCTTTAGGATCCGAAGATTACTAGAGTACTGAGCGCTCGCGGTTCCAAGACCGCTGAAGCTCATGCAAAAAAATACCAGCGATACAAAGTGAACTACGTAAGCTGCCGCCCCCAGGACTGCCTGCTTGTGTGAGAGTAGCAGTATTACAACTTGCAGAAGCCACGTAGCCAGCGTCCCGAGTACGAGGGTCACGTGGGACGCAATAAGCGTGGTCGTGGGCCGGGTGCACCCAGCGACCGCGGTGCACTCTTTCCCTCGGGCGTATCTCCGGACTAGAACTGCCGAGATTATGAGGTAGAAGGATATCGCCACCAGGACGAGTGTAGTGTAGTAAAAAAACGCAACCAACGACGTTGTCTCCAAAAATAGAGTCGGGGCTACTCCGCCAGCTATCTGACGCATCCACACTCCCTCGACCACGCTGTGGTTTTTCTGCGTGTAGTCAACCAATGACCCATAAAAACACGGATATCCGGTCTGAGGAAGAGACGCCGTCACTAGAGTGATAAAAAGCACTGAGGTTGTAAGTGCGAAACAGAACACTTGCACCAGCCACGTTCTCCAGTTAATGCCTTCGATCGGACCTATCCCAACAATCCCAGACGAGGGTAACAGAGGCTCTTCTGCGACAGCGGCTCCCCGTCGTGCCATGGCGGATTATCGAGATACGACGCTGGGCGGCAAAGCGGAAGGTGTAGCTTTCTCGGCCGTGGAAGACAGCTATACTTCCAGCGTTTCTTTGGCCAGGATGTTATATGGGGGCGACCTGGAGGAGTGGGTGCGTCACACGCGGCCCGGTGTGAGTTTGGAAATCCAATCGCGGGCTCCGGTACGCTTTCCCCCGCCCAACAACCCGTCCAGCAGGCGCGTAACCGTCGTAAGAGCTCCTATGGGTTCGGGCAAGACAACGGCGCTGCTAAAATGGCTCGGCGAAGCGCTGGACGCGCCTGATATTAGCGCTCTCGTCGTTTCGTGCCGGAGAAGCTTCACTCGCACCTTAGCTAAACGATTTAATGACGCTGAACTGCCTGGTTTTGCTACGTATTTTACGTCCACGGACTACACCATGGCTGGGGAGCCTTTTCGTCGCCTGTTGGTTCAGATTGAGAGCCTGCACCGCGTTGACGATAACCTTCTCAACAATTACGACATTTTAGTACTAGACGAGGTGATGTCAACAATAGGGCAGCTATACTCTCCAACGATGGTTCACCTCAACAAAGTCGACGCCCTTTTAACCAGGTTGCTAAAAACCTGCCCCAGGGTCATAGCCATGGACGCAACCGCGAACGCGCAGCTGGTGGATTTTTTGGCTTCGGCGCGTGGAGAGCGCAGCGTTCATGTGATTATAAACTCATTTGCCGCGCCAGGATTTTCGCAGCGCGATGGGATGCTACTGCGAACTCTTGGAACTGATGTATTGCGGGCAGCTCTCGGATTTGTTTTTGTAGACGATGAAACAGGAACCAAGGTTATGGAGCCTGACCCCAGACCCATTTCAGCTAGGCTGCGCGATGTCAACTCCACTGGGTTTTTCGGCCGCCTGATGGACAGACTAGTGGCGGGGCGCAACGTTTGTGTGTTCTCTTCTACGGTGTCATTTTCAGAGATCGTAGCGAGGTTCTGCTCGCAGTTTACAGACTCTATATTGGTGTTAAACTCTCTACGACCAAGCGAGGATGTAGCCTGTTGGGGGGGAGTAAGGGTGCTGATATACACCACGGTGGTAACGGTGGGCCTCAGTTTTGATACTGCTCATTTCCACAGCATGTTTGCTTACGTCAAGCCCATGAGCCACGGACCGGATATGGTGTCTGTATACCAGTCTCTGGGGCGCGTCAGAGAGCTTATTCACAACGAGCTGTTGGTTTACGTGGATAGCTCTGGAGCCCGCGCAGAGCCCATCTTTACTCCCATGCTACTCAACCACGTGGTGAGCCGCCAGGGCGGGTGGCCCGCAGAGTTCTCGCAGGTTACAGACGCCCTCTGCTGTCAATTCAAGGCTCGATGCGGACCGGCTTATAGAACTGCATCCACGCGCGGGCTCGCTTTGTTTGTTAGGTTTAAATATAAGCACTTTTTTGAGAGATGCACTCTGGCGAGCGTTGGCGACAGTATAAATATTTTATATACCCTCCTCGAGTCTAACCAAATGCGCGTAGCTATAGAGGGGTGCCAATTCCCTCTAACGGCCACCGGTTTTTGTGACTTTTTGCAAGATCTGAGACTCGACGCATACGCCGCTAGAAAGGAGATAAAGCAGCTGCGGGGACCAGGTGGGATTGCCGCCACACCGACGGAGGTTTTTGAAAACGACGACGTGGCGGTGTTTATTCAAAAGTACCTGCGCCCCGGTGTTGCGCACGATGACATATTGGCCCTACTGGTAGAGCTCAACAGTCCCATCGTTCGAGAGCAGTTTGTCAATGTGGCTGTCCTCGGCGCCTGCCTGCGCCTCCCCGCGGCCCTGGAGAGTCCCGAAGTATTTGCAGAAGTCTACAAGCATTACGCTTCCGGGGTCGTGCCGGTGATTAGTGACGCCGGAGCGCTTGAGAGTGTATCAATAACACCGGACGTTAACGTTCTAGCGCGCTGGGATTTGTATAAAAGCTGCACGCGCCATGCCCGCGATCTAGCTTGGGACCCATCTCGCGGGGGATCCGGGCTAGACATGTCAGAAGATTTTATTACAAACACTCTGAGCGCCGACTATAACCGATTCCAGAGTCTGCTGGTGGAAATAGCAAAGTGTAACGTAACACCTTTAGAGATGCTAGCTGCGGGTGCCGTGCGCGGCGTTACTACCGCGCTTTCGGGTCGCCCCAAAAGCAAGGCGCCGCTATCAAAAGGAGAGCATGCCGTCTCCCTCTTTAAGGTGCTGTGGGAGGACGTGTTCGGGGCGAAGCTCGCCAAGAGCACGCAAACTTTTCCGGGGGGTGTGCGGGTTAAAAACTTGCGGAAGGACGAGATAGTCGCTCTACTCGAGTCTGTAAATGTAAACCACTCAGAGTGCAAAACTCACAGAGAGCTATACGCCCTGTTAATGTGTAACAGGAAGCTGTTTGCGGGGCCCAGATATAAGCTGAGGGCGCCAAAGTGGAGCAGAAACCTCTGTTTTCTAGAATTGGACAATACGGGCACCTGCAAGACTCCGCTTGATGCCGCGCTGGCAGACCTAGCCCCTAGCGCGTGGCCACAGGTTTACGGGGCGGTTGACTTCGACGCACTGTAACATCAACCCACATGGAGGGCAGCGTTGAATGGTTTAACGGACACGTCTGTGCTACCAGTATTTACTCTCTATGGACAGATCCGCACCACCCAGGGCATCTTCAGGCGCTCGTCTACATGCTGTGTCGGCGCGGTAGCGACTACACCGCAGAGTTTTGTCACGTTGCCGTCTCGGGCGAACTCTTGAAACGCGGAGCTCGCGACGCATCTCTGGTAACACCTGCGCGCGTTGCCAGCGCCGCGCAGACTGCGGCTGTGCCGGGGTGCTGGCCCTTGGCTCCCCTGGGAAATGCCATGTTGTGGAAATCCGTCTACGGTGGCATAACTGCGGCGCTTAAGCGTGCCGTGGGAAGCTTTGCTTTTTATCAACCCCTGGTGTTAGGAATTAACACGCAAACTGGACTTTTAGTTACCCTCCGACCGGCCGCTACTGCTGGTGAAGGCGGTGGCGGCTACGTCTCTCCGCGGGCGGCAATCGTAAACGTGTCGGTGGATGTAGACTTGGACCCAGCGGGCATTGAAGCGAGCGCCGCTAGCTCCACAGGATCATCTCTCGCCAGGGCCAGACTCTGCACGCTTCGAGATGGATATTTTCTCTCAAAGCGGGACATTGCCCTAGAAGTTGAGATCGCTACAAAGGATGTTTCATTTTATAGAAAGTATGACTCCGTGCAACAGCCTGCCAACAAGCGTCGCGGTGATATGGCAGATTTGTTCGTCGTGCACGAACGAACCCTTTTACTTGGGGGATGTAAACGCATGGGAGTTAAGGTTCTGTTGCCGCGCACGTTTGACTGTCTTGTTGCCAGCTCCCAGGCAGTGTCGGGTTTAGCTGCCATGGCGCTGTACAAACAATGGCACGCTACTCTATTTTCTGTAGAGCGACCAGAGACTGTTGTGCAAATTTTTGCTTACCTAGGGCCAGAATTAAACCCGTGTGGAGAGGAAGCCGACTATTGTTGCTTTGTTGGATTTCCCGGACTCCCGACCCTCAAGGCTAGTTCAAGCACAACGGAGGCTGTGCGCGATGCCATGGCCGCCTATAGACTGTCTGACGGGCTGTGGCCGGCTCTAGGTATGAGCGCGTTTCACTTTTTGGCTCCATGGGAACCGGAAGATAGGTGGCCCGGTGAATCGGCAGCAAAACGGGTAGATGGGGTGGCACACAGGCTTCAGCTTAGTCCCGAGGATGGTTGGGGGGCAGGGAGGGTATCATGCATTTTAGAGTCTGACGCCGTAATGCAGGGGCCGTGGTTTGCAAAGTTTGACTTTTCGGCGTTTTTTCCCACGCTGTACCTGTTGCTGTTTCCAACTAATGAGCGCTTGGCTGAGGTGGTCAGATTGAGGGCGCGGGGCCACCACCCCACCCTTAAGCTCGCCCTAGTATCTTTTTTTGGGGGACTGCAGCACATTAACCCCGTGGCCTATAGGTCCATCATAGCCCTCGCCAACGGAATCAGTAAGCGCCTGGAGCACGAAGTCAATCAGAAGGGTTTTGCCATCTGTACCTATGTCAAAGATGGCTTTTGGGGGGCAGCTGGAAATATGCCAGCAGACTCGGTATCCTACGCTGACGCGCTAGTTTACGCGGAGGAGCTTAGAAGTGCCGCTCAGAATGCGGCCCTAGGACACGTGTCAGAGATGGGGTTTTCGCTGCCGGAGGGCGTCCACTTGAATTTGCGGCTGGAGGGTCTGTTTACAGACGCCATCTCGTGGTCCACCCACTGTTACTGGTTATACAACCGCTTCACTAAGACGGAAGACTTTGTAGGCTTCCCCGCCAAAAGCGGGGCCGGCAGGGCCGCAAAGGCTAGCTTGTCTGGCTTGCTACCGCTAGTAGCCTCCGTCTGCGACTCCAGCGATCTTAGCACCCTCCATCAGTCGGTTCGGGGGGCATGCGAGCAGCTGGTAGCGGTCGCTTTCGCTGAGCGCAACAACCCGCAGTTTTGGAGTACCAGGACGGGGATAGAGTCGTCTACGTTACTCCCCCCAGCAGTTTACAGGAACGGCAGCCTGCTCGACAGAGACTGTGTGCAGAGGGAGATTGTGTTAACTCTCAGACACGACTGTGGATCCCCATCGCCAGTACCCTGGACGCTCTTCCCACCCCCCCTGGTTCTGGGGCGCATAGACTGTATGGTATATCTTACGTCCATTTTTAAAACTTATCTAAGCATGTTAAACAGAGCGATATCTGCCTCTTGCGACGCGGATGAATCTATGAATGTAGAGTTTCCAATATCTGACTATGCATTTTTATTCACCTAAATAAAGACCATAAACGTTAATTTTTTTCCAGTTTATTTTTGTTGTTTGGGGCACACACAGCACGGGCATCATGGAACCCCCTCCATCTCACTAGTTTAGTCGTATAAAACATATATTGATTCCGGTACAGGCTTTTCGTCCGTCGAGGTCCACCAGCTATAGAGGGTATCAGCTACTATTTTAGTACATAGCGGTGCGTTGAGGGGGGCTTTATTACAACGCAAGACGCCCGAGGGACATGGGGTAGTGGGCTTTTTGGATAGAGTCGATCTGTACCCGGCACTGTAAATAGCATCGAGTATTGCAGGGGTGTTTGATTTCTGGCCCAGCAGCATCTTTGCCATCATGTAGTTGGGCAGTACCCGTGCCTGGTCAAAGGGGTTGTGGTTAGTAACGCACATCAGCGTGTTTAGCGTCCACGTGGCTCCTATATACAGCAGCCTCCGCATCTTTAGGAGGGGAGTAATTGTCTTGGATATGTTACGCAGTATAACCTCAATTTGCACAAAAAGCGATGATGTAGCCCGCTTTGTGGAGCAGTTCTCCAGGTACATCTGGATGATACACAGGGTGAAGTCTATAAGGTCGGTCGGGCGATACAGCACCAGCCTGTGCGATAGTATAACCGGGGCCACTCCGAGCACGTTTACTCGGTCTTCCAGGGGAGTCACCACAAAAAGAGAGAATCCTTTGAAGGCTGGCAGGTCCAAGCACGAGCGCATGTAGGTTTCGCAGGATACCTCCGAGCCCTCCTGGCCGTCGAGGGTCAGCATCAGTTTTTCCGACGACGCGTCTACTCTCATGTCAGTGACCGACGTGGTCGTAAAGGAGGGGGGCAAGCCTGGAACCTCTCTGACCTCTGTCACGAATCGAGGAGTCGCGTGCCAGACCAGATCGTCGACGATAGTTGTTACTGAATCGTCGCCTTTTGTGATAGCTCCTACCATTTCGTCCACGGTCGCGCTGTGGGCTAGCGGATCGATCTCGTCCCTCATAGTAGCGCTCATCACTCGGTTTGTCCCGCTGTTCCTCGTCAGACTTGGCCTCGTTGTCGTTGACTGGCAGGTCTCGCTTTGTGGAATTGAGAGCCGCGATTGAGTTTCTGACTCTCGCCACAAAGAGAGTAGATAACTCTGTAAGATAAGCCTCGAGCCGGGTTTTTTTGAACACCGCCACACACAGCTCCTCCTCCGAGCGGTACGCCTCCTGGTGTGTAATCAAAAATCCAAGATGACGCGCCCTGAGGATGGAGAAAAAGTATGGCGCTAGCAGTAGGGAGATTGAGCTGTTGGAGTAGGAAACGGACATTTCCTGACCCTGGTTGTTGGTTATCCTGTTCATTTTAAAACAGCGTAGCAACTCCTGATCCCACAGACGCGATAGGCGCTCCATGTCGGCCGTGTACGCCGGTATGTACCTAGACTGGAAGCTATTGGCCACGTAGCCATCCTCTCCCATTAGGTTTCTTATGTCGATAACCTCGTGCCCTAGTCCTCCTGCGCCAGCCTTGGCGCCACTCCCGGGAGCTGCCCCGGAGCTCACACCGGGCTGGGGACTTCCGTCGGCCGCCGCCTGGGAGACGCGAAGTAGTTGTTCGCGGAGGTGGGTGACTTCGCTCTCTCGGTCCCGGAGCTGGTCCAAAAGCCCGCTATTCCCGGCCCTCAGGTCCTCTATGGTTTTAAACAGATTGTTTACGTATCCCTCCAGCATTCCGTTAATGCCGTTGATCACAGACGTGCGAAAGGCTTCTTGCACAGGCATGTTGCCGCCCTGTTTGGTTTTCCCGCTCTGCCCGAATCCGGGCAGGGAGGTGTCCACCTGCGCACCGCTGAGCAAATTGGTACTCGTCTCGTCTAGATACGATCTAACTGTCTCTGTTATGTCCCCTATATGCCGCATGCTTTTCATGTTGACGATGAGTTTAACCAGCCGCGACGCGGCGGAGCTGGAATGCAGCTCTTCGCCCTCGCCCATGAGCTTGTCCACGGCCTTGGAGGCCCACCCCGGGCCCTGGGCCTCGTCCTTTTTCTTGCCGACCAGAATTTTGATGGGTACCGTGTTTAGGAGCTGGCACAATTTGGCGTGTTCCCGTAGGGCGTGGCAGTTACACACCTCGCCGCAGATTCGCTGTAGCGGTGAGTCAAACAGCACGCTTCCGTCCTTCCATATTGGCTGCCACAACACCAGACACTCTCCCCGCTTGCCCGTGGTCGAGTCTATTGCCACAACCTCTCTGCGGGTGTAGTGGTAAAATATGTTCACCCTGTCGTAGTCCATGATTGCCACGCTGGCCGTGCACCTGGCCAGCTCCACCACGGCCTCCAGCCCCTCCCGCAGAAGGCTGTTGGCCACATACAGTTTACCAGCCAGGTCGCGCTCGTCCACGCAGCTCTCAAGCGAGGGAACGTCCGTGGGCAGCTTACGCCACAGCTTTGGGTGGACGGTTGCGCCGGGGGCGCGCTTGAGCCGCTGGAGTGGAATCAGACCCAGACAGGCTATCCAGTCTATGTACTTGGCAAAGCTGGCGGTGCCGTCGGGCTCGCTAGCAGAAAAACACGCGGTTATACTGCGAACAAAGTCCAAGAGCGACATCTGCAGCGTGCGATGCCACGTGGCGAAAATCTGTTCCGCGACTCGCACTGCTTCGCCCTCACTGTACATTCCATAGGTGGCGGCTATTTCCTCCGCGCTCACACCACGGCTGTCTAGGTGTGTCTGCCAATCCTTTGCGAGGTCCTCGTAGCGCGTAGCGTTAAGCGTGTTGGTCAGAATAGTCGTCTGTATCTGTCTAATTGCCGCCTCCGTTGACCGAATTGCGTTGTATACTCCCTGACCTTCTGTGTACCCTAGCTCCCCCATGAGGATCTCTTTGAAAAGCATTGTTTTGGGGGTTGGGTGAATAAGCACCCAACCCCCATCAGCAGATATTTGCTCCTCCTCACCCGGACTCCGGAGGTCAGTTGCAGCCTCAAAGCGCGGGGTGTTTTTTAGCTCAGCCTTTCTGGTTTTGTTGGCATCAGCATATCGGAGGCGTTTTTGCTTGGGTTCGATGGAGTCCGCCGACATTTCACCAGAGAGTAGCAGTACCGGGGATGGACGCCTCGCGGGATCCGAGGAGAAAATAACGCCGCCTCGCCCCGCCGAAGAGTTTAATCCGCAGCTTTTCCCCAACGAGGTATATTTGAACTTTACGTCTATGCACGGAATTCAGCCCGTGGTCGCTCGTATACGAGAGCTGTCAAGAAAAACGGTTTCTACTGCTATGGTGCCGCCGTTAGAATGGTTTGAAAGGCTGCCAAGACTGGAAACTCCTCTAGATATAGAGCCGTTACATCTACCCTTTTCCGTATACCTCATTAGCGGGAACGCCGGCTCCGGGAAAAGTACGTGTATTCAGACGTTAAACGAAACCATGGACTGCGTCATTACAGGCGCCACACGCGTGGCCGCACAAAATGTGTACACTAAGCTCTCCTCGGCCTTCACAGCCCGCCACATCAACACTATTTTTCAGGAGTTTGGATTTCGGGGAAACCACGTCCAGGCGCAGCTGGGAAAGTACCAATACTCGTGTTCCTCGAGCCCGCCTCCTATCGAGGAGCTGCAAAAGCGGGATATAGTTTACTATTGGGAGGTTCTCGTGGACATAACTCGCCGCCTTTTCGAATCTACGGCGTCCCGCGGTGAGTTTGAAAACATCAGGGTTCTGGAGCGCCTGCTGGGGCGCGCCCCGGGATCTTTGACCAGACTCGCCTTTTGCACCAACGGCTCGCTACCGGCGTTTACCCGAACCAATATCGTTGTCATAGACGAAGCTGGACTACTGGGCCGCCATCTGCTCACCGTGGTTGTTTACTGCTGGTGGATGTTAAACGCGGCTTACAAATCGCCGCAATACGCGGATGGGAAGGTTCCCGTGGTCGTGTGTGTGGGGTCGCCGACCCAGACGGATTCGCTGGAGTCTCGCTTTGAGCATAAAAACTTAAAGTGTCACGTCAGGTCAAGCGAGAACGTACTAACGCATATTATAACCAACAGAACGATCCGGGAGTACGTTTCTCTGTCTACCAATTGGGCAATTTTTATAAACAACAAGCGGTGCCAGGAGTACGAGTTTGGCGAGCTCATGAAGGTGCTAGAGTATGGGCTTCCGATAACGGAGGAGCACATGCGCTTAGTAGACACCTTTGTGGTTCCCGAGGCCTACATCAACAACCCCGCCAACCTTCCCGGATGGACGCGCCTGTACTCTTCCCACAAGGAGGTGAGCTCCTACATGGCAAAGCTCCACGCACACCTGAAAGTGTCAGGAGAAAAGCAGTTCGTGGTGTTTACTCTGCCCGCGTACACGTTCGTGAAGACAGCAGCATTTGATGAGTATAAAAAGATAACGCATCAGCCATCTTTGTCGCTGGATAAGTGGCTCGCTGCCAACGCGAGCAGGGTGAGTAACTACTCCCAGAGCAGGGACCAGGACGCGGGAAAGACGCAGTGCGAGTACTACTCGGAACACGGAGTCGTGGTTGCCAGAACGGACGTAACCTATGTCCTCAACAGCCAGGTGTCGGTTACTACTCGCATGCGCAAGTTTGTGTTTGGGTTTAGCGGCACGTTTGAAACGTTCGACGCCGTGCTCAAAGACGACGCGTTTATCAAGACTCAGGGGGAGACGTCCGTTGAGTACGCCTACCGCTTTTTGTCGACCCTTCTCTTCAGCGGCATGATAAACTTTTACAACTTTTTAAAGCGCCCCGGGTTGGACGAGGGGAGGGTTCGGGAGGCGTACAGGCGCATGGCCGCTCTCACGGCAAAGCTCATCCCCGGCGCGTCTGTGTTAGAGAGCGCGTGCGATAATCCCAGCGGGGCGCCGCTAAACTTTAGGGGTTTGACAGACCCTCCAGGATCTACGGGCGGGGCTACAGGCGACTGGGATGACGACAACGACGTGGTGTTTGCGGCCCTTAACGAGGGAGCCATAGACATGTTATACTGCAACTACGAGTTTGTGAGACCCGAGACCACGCAGGAGGTCTACTCGCAGTTTCTGATGCTCAAGACGATGTTTGTGGGTAGATACGCCATCTTCACGGACCTGTTTGGCGGGGACTTTGAGTCTTCCCCATTTGACACGTTTGTCGACAACATAAGCTATAAGGGGTGTGAGATTTTTGTAGGCAGTATGCGCGGGGGCGTTTCTTCGATCGCCCTCCAGACGGACAGCTACACGCTCATGGGGTACACGAGCGCCCCGGTCTACCAGTTTGTGGAGGAGCTGGCGCGCAGAAAGCTGCACGAGGGAATAGCTGAACTCTTTGGGGCTATGAACATGCCTCGCATGGTTCTGCGTGACCAGCACGGGTTCATGTCTGTGCTGAACGTGAACCTGAGCGAGTTTGTGGAGTCGGTGGACGACGTGGAGCTGGACATGGCCACCGCGGTAGACTACGGCCTAAGCTCCAAGCTCGCCATGACTATAGCCAGATCGCAGGGTCTGAGCTTAGACAAGGTGGCCATCTGCTTTCCCCGCAACAACCTAAGAATTAACAGCGTGTATGTGGCCATGTCACGCACTGTGTCGTCGAGGTTTCTACGGATGAACCTAAACCCGCTTAGGGAACGTCACGAGCGCGACACTGTCATAAGCGAGCATATATTAGCTGCCCTGAGGGACAGAGACGTCCAGATCGTGTATTGAGGTCAGCCACGCAAGAGTCGACAACCAACCGCGCGCGTGTTCTACGCAAATGGAAACCTGTAGTCCGCCAGTTACGTTCATTACCTATGCTCTGTATGGAATAAAAACCTCTCCTGCTTGGACCCTTCCCAACTTTGAACAGGTTATTTGTAGCTGCGATTGGGGGTACAGGCTGATCGCCGTGGGGGCAGAGTCTAAGTGCGATGCCATGTCGCAGGGCAGCTTCGTGATTCAGCACGGCACCTCCATAACGGCATTGGTGCTGGACTGCGGCGTCGAGTTTTGCTCGTACGCGTTTACTCACGCTGAGAGCACTAGGGTCCCCCTGACCACCGAGGACGGGTCGGTGCTGGTGGTTCCCTTTTGTGGCTGGGTCTGCGTCGGCAGGGACAGGTGCTTGCGTAGTATGTCCGGCGGGGTCCTTACTATAAGCTGGGATACGAGCCATACGGCGTACATTAGCGTTGCCGTCTATCGCCCGCCCACCTTACAATGTCATGCCCTAGACTGTGCCCGTGCAGAACCTACCGTATGTTCCACCGCTGCCATAAACAACGTCTCCGAGTCCGAGCCCTTATACGCCGACCGGGAAGGTGACAAGACGCAAGATCAAGATGGCAGTCACGATTTTTTGGAAACTATTCTGATGGAGTCTGATCTCTACGGTACCAACGGAGCCTCCGCGTTGATGGAGCCGTGTTTCCCCTGCCTCTCCAACGACTGACGCCTGACCTTTCGCCTGAAAAACGATTTCCCTAACCCCACCCGCCCCATTTAAAAAAACTACAATAAAAAGAGTTTATATAAACAGATAACGTTTATTTTGTTTTTATTATGACAACTTTGCGGTTTTTTACATATGCCTGAGAGTGTTTCTTCTCGGCCGGGGTCGTCCCTGGTGAGGCTGTGCCGACCTGGTGGATGTGGGCTGGGTTATAGATTGTCGCCTCTGAGCGTGGTGGACCTCGCCGCGGCTGCCGCGTCCGTCGCCGCGCTGGGTCTGGCTCTCGCCGCGGTGATTGCGAACGTCACTACGCGGTCTTTGAGACGACCGCAACGTACTCCCCATGGCGGCATTCACTGGTGTGTCTGGCTTACCGATTGATTTTCTTCGCTGTGCGGCCATGGCCAGCGCCCCGAGCGTTCCAGAAGGCCTCTCCAAGCTAGCCAGCGGTCCGTCGCCACCCGCTCCGGCGTGTGTGCCGTGATGAGGAACCGAGTTTCGCCTAGACGACAGAGATCTGTGCCGGGGTCGCGCAGATGCCTCCTGTTGGGGTCGGGAGGAAGCCGCGTGCGTCGGCGTTGTTGCGGCTGCGAGCTTGGCGGCAGCTCTGCTGTTCCTTTCTAGGAATCTGCGATAGTCGTCTGCGGTCGCAGCGCGTCCTCGCCCAAACACGTCCATCCTACTCGCGGACGGTGGTTGGTTTGTATCGTATAGAGAGAAGCGCGCCACCTAGACACACTCACTTAGCTTGCGCGTCAGCTTCTATAACGTTATCCCGGTGGAGGTACACTTTATCCACCGCCGAAAATTCGTAAATGTACACGGGAACCACCGGATGTGTACGTCCGTCCGACGATCGCGTGTAATACTTTCTGGGTTTTCGCGCTTGAATTACAGACTGGAGCTGGTCTCTAATCTGCTTGGCGTGAGCTCTGCGACACAAGACGAACATCTGCAGGCTTTTATTGCTTCGCATGACTCGCTCCGAGGAGGGGCAGTGACGCTTTCTGCGTCGCGTCGAGCTAGCGCTGGAGAACGAGGAGGTCTTGGTGCACGCAATGGTGAATTTAGCCAGCGTCACGCGAAGGTCCTTTCTAATGGTGTCCGTGAGCTGACGGCGGCCAAGTTCGTCAATGGAGGATACCATAAACATGGTATCAAAGCCAACATAGTTGGCGTTCTCTCCGTCGGGGGCGAGACCCTTGAGGGATTCTACGGATAGGTCGGGTACGCAAAGCGGGGTTGGGGTGGAAGTGGTAGTGCAAGTCGTGCCAGTGGGCGCAGGTGGCCGCATTTCGGCGAGGTGGTCAGCTACTGGCCCGGTGACCACCTCGACTGGCCACCCCCACCCACTAAGTACGGTTAATGCGGACTCCATTTGCGGTCGCGGTTAGGAACAGGTACGAACCTGTGGAGGTCTAGCTTATGTAGCCACCTGGTATTGGTAGGCGTTGTTTTCACCGTAAATTACTCAATCTGCCAGTCTACGGGCTTTCTACCTGTCTTCGTGAGGTACGCATTGGCCTCCAAAAAGTGTGGGCAGTCACTGAAATTCACCCGCGACAGGGGCGAAGGGTGTCCGTAGGTGAGCACCAGGTGGTGCTGTTTGTTTGGTGAGCAGGACTTCTGGGCGTGGGCGCCCCACAGCATGAAGACGAGTCCTTGGGACGTAGTACACAGCCTGTCGATAACCGCCCTGACTAGCCTGTGCCACCCCAGAGTGGCGTGTGATCCCGGTTTTCCGCGTGCGACCGTCAGCGTGGTGTTGATGAGAAGCACCCCCTGTTCTGCCCACTTTTCCAGAAACCCGTGCATTGGAGGCCGAAACGATGGGTACGACTTCTGAACGGCCGAATAGATGTTGCGTAAGCTGGGCGGCACTGGTACCCCCTTTCGGACGCTAAAGGCTAACCCGTGCGCCTGACCTGGCGCGTGGTACGGATCCTGTCCCACAATAACTACACGCACCTTCTCGGGGGGTGAAAAGCGCGTCCAGGCAAAAATGTCTTCCTTTGGGGGGAAAACTTCTTCGTTGGAGCACCGCAGTTTGTATTCGTTGAGGAGAAGTCTCACGTACGGCTGTTGCATCTCCCTTTCTAGAATGGGCCGCCATGAGGGCGCTATATTAAATTCCCGCTCGACGTCTTCCCACGAGCTATGGCAGTTGGTCGTAAAGAGTGGGTGGGTGGACACGCTGGTGTTGATGAGAGTTACCCCCTGCGGTAGCCCGCAGGGTCGCCTTCGTTTTGGTGGGGGAGCTCCAGTCTCACATGGCGCTGGGGAGACGACACACGCTGGCCGGCCTGGTTCGCTGGTTGGGGTAGAACTCTTTAATCCGTTTTCCTCTGGTGATGTATTGGGTATGTTTACAGGAGATGCATTGGTATCGTGATAACAGGTGCTACTCATCTTTAGGTCTTTTGTAGATTGGCGTAGTAGGAAGCCGGTATACAACTGTCCTTCAGTCCTTCTGCTATGTCTTTAGACTTTGGCGGTGACAAAAAGAAAGGCCCGGTAAAACAGCCCAGGGGAGGAGGACCCAGAGTCTCGTCGGGAGAGGACTGGGATTGAGAAAGAGAATCATCTAAAGCGAAAAGCAGCTTCTCTTTAAAGTCTTGAGGCATGTTTCCATTTGTGACGTCCTCAGCCAATCCCTGGATGACTGCGAATGGATTAACCCAAACCGGTTTTGGCGGCGTGTCAACCCACAAAATAGCTTCCGGGGGATTGCAATGGGCCTTTACCATAATTCCAGTCGTTCTATTTAGTAAATTTTTGATATTGGGAGATGTAAACAGTTGACCTTTCATTATCGGGCCACTACCGCAGCTGGCCTCTAAAATGCGCTTGGGTTCTCCCGGCCCCCATGTGAAATCGAGCCTCGTTGCTTTGACGAGTTTGGTAGTTACTAGCCATGCTAGCATATAAATCAGTTCGATCCTGGCCCAGCAGCGCATAAACCGCCTCATTCTTTCGGGAGTCACGAAACTAAGTGGCGGTTGGAATTCTGTACATCGGTTTATGTACAGGCTGTTCGCAAGACACACCCAATTAGGATTTGATACATCGAGTTGTTTTTGCGTTGATATAAACACCTACCAGTATACACGATTCGGTTTAGTACGGACTTAATATGTAAAGAGAGTCTAGCACTATGTTATGGTGGTTAGAGGTTAGCCCCCTCACCATCTTGTTCCCCGATTTGAGAAAATCCGAAATTTGATTTTGGCGCTAGCGCTAACGCTAGGGCTGGCGCTAACGCTAGGGCTGGCGCTAACGCTAGGGCTGGCGCTAACGCTAGGGCTGGCGCTAACGCTAGGGCTGGCGCTAACGCTAGGGCTGGCGCTAACGCTAGGGCTGGCGCTAACGCTAGGGCTGGCGCTAACGCTAGGGCTGGCGCTAACGCTAGGGCTGGCGCTAACGCTAGGGCTGGCGCTAACGCTAGGGCTGGCGCTAACGCTAGGGCTGGCGCACTATCTACTAGCACCGGAAGTTGTAATATTTGTGAGACCGGTCAGCCATTTTCCAAAATCTGTACTGTCATAGTTCTTGACCTTATGGTGTCATATCTGTAAACTGTGGGCCGCCATTTTCTAAATTGCGCATACGCACCGCCCCGGAAGATGTCATACGCCCACCAGGAAGCGGTCATATGCCCCGGACTAGCAGGCTGTTGGGGGCTTCGGTTCCAAAGAGGGTCTTTTGGCAGCTAACCGCGGATAGGTAAAAGGTAAGACCTTTTAATAGCAGATATACCATTAGACAGCGCGGGGGGTAGGCGTCCAAGGGGGGCATACAGGATATTTAAGTGGGGGTCATAAAAAATGTATGAGATAGTTCCGCAAAGTCATTTGTTTTTTGTTTGGTAGAAAGCCATTGCATTAGTGCGGCGTGAAAGTGTACCCAATTAACAAGATTGGAGAACTCTGTCGAGGGGAAAAGAGATGCCAAACCCCCAAACATCAATAGATCTTGGATTGATGCCAACTGTGATGCGAACCGGATTCAGCTAAGTTGCATTTACAGTTGACTTTGGGAGGGGGTGTAGCATGAATGGGGCAACATTTTATATTTTTTAGTGCATGCATATTATACCCCAATTAGCCCCCACTCGCCATAGCGTGGTGATTAGAGTTGGGGGTGATGTTCACATAAACAGCCAGAGGGGGGTGCTTTGTTTAGGTGGGCTTTTGTGATATAAAGGAATTCACATGCCTGCCATCGGGGGGCGCATTATTAATACGATGGGGAAAAGACCATTTGCGATGGTATCCGTATGAAACAATTTTCCATTCTAAAAAATATTTATGTGATTATGCTATGCATTGTGGGTTGAGGGTGACAAAAGCCCCCAACAAGCAACTATTTTGGGGTGGTCTGTACATGAAATAGGTAAAGGCATGGTGTGCCTCTCACGTGTTTGCATAAACGGGGTTAGGTTTGGGGTTGGTTTTTAAAGCGGTTATTACAGCATCGCGGTTTTTGAGGCGCTGTTTGAGAAAAGGAGATTTCTGCAGGTGCAGTGGTTCCCCTGGGCCTTATATCTTGCAGCTTTAGAAATCTGCTTTCTTAAACGGAACTGTATAATCGTCATACTGATGCAGAGAACTTAAACCCAGTACTATCCTGTTTTTAAAGCACCCCTGCTATCGGTTGCCCCCCCCACACCCACATCTGCATGGGTTTTTGCCGGGTTCCATATACCCGGGGCGGCGACTATTAACACACTCAGACTGATATTAAACTTTTTTAAAAATAGCTTTATTGAAAATGGGGATACAAAACTTTACAAGTGTGGTAAAAAAGTTATTGGTTCCTCCGGTATCTTTGGCAGTTGTGGGGGCACCGCATCTCTTCGGGTTCAGGGGGCTGTGTCTGAAACGCCCGCTGCAGGTCGCGGACACGCTGAACCCCTTGTCTAATCAATGGGCTTGTGTCTGGGTAGGGCACCGAGGGCACACTCTGCCGTCTTGGCCTCAACAGAACATTGCCGCGCCGCCTAGCGGATTCATCCTCCGTTCGTCTGCGCACGTGTTGCGCGACACGCCCCCCGAAGATCCCTGCACCCTCAGAGCTTCGGTCAACTAACACCACCGCAGCAGCGAAGGGTTCTGCGGCACGTGGGCCCATACCCCAGCGACCGGAGCCCGCGGCTTCGCCTGTGGAGATGTCTCGCGGTGCCAGGGCCATAAACCTGCGCGCAAACTCCCGCAGGCTGCATCTAGGCCGCGCAGGCAGCTCCCCCGAAGAACTGCCAGACGGTGCAACAGGTTGGTCCCTGGGGGGTTCTTCAGATGCCAGCGTGGGTGTAGACACCAGGCAAATTATTGCAGAGCTTGAGCTGGCAGGTGGGGATGAGGGCCCCGCCTCCTCTTCCTCATCGTCTGGGATAAGCACTGGCTGGTCGGTGGTATTCAGACTGCTGCTAACATCGGCAGGTTCTGTATCACCATCGCTGTCCTGAGTTAAGTCTATGATATCCCCGTTGTCCTCCCCGTGGGTGCGGGGGTTGGTTCTTCTGGGCTGGCGCCTTCTCAGTCTGGCGCTGCGCCGACCAACTGGTCCTGGTGCAGCAGGCCTTCTTCCCCGTCTGCGCCCTCTGGTTGGTGGCCCGGGTCTTGCACGTGTGGGTCTGGCGTCTTCTTGGCGGGGTGCGGGTGCTGGAGCCGAACTATTGTCTGTGCTGGTGTCATCGCTCGTATCTTCTGGGTCTGTTAGGTTGTTTGGGTCAACCTCTGTGTCGCTGTCTGTTTCTTCCCCAGACGAAGAGCTCGACGAAGAGTCGATGTATTCTACTCCTCTTCCGCGGGCTATCGGCAAAATCGGCCTAGACGCGACGCACAGTTCGGCCTGGACGATGAGATCCGTGACAAAGGGCACCGTGTCCTCGTGAAACATCGGCCAAAACTGGCGAGTGAGCTCTTCCTCGTTACAGCCGTGCTCGCACAGTGTATCCATAACAATGTTCCGCATCACCAACGCTAGCTCTGGGGTATCGAATAGCTGGTCGAGCCTGTCACACAGCCAGTCCACCAGGGGTTGCAGGCGGGGAGCCCCGGCTGTCCCATTAGCGTTGAGGGGCACAAATGCCATCGGTCCGTTCCACGCAGAAATATTGGCTGGAGCATCGCCAGTATCCACAGCCAAAAATTGCCCCTCGAAACTATCTTCATCTTCCTCGCTGTCATAGTCAAACTCCACGCTCACCTTGGTTTCTTTAAACTCGCTGTCGCTCTCGATGGTGTGCACTACAGATTCGACTGGCACTTTGCAAAGAGGACAGGTCGGGTTTTGTCGTATCCAGCGCGTAATACACACGTAGCAGAACGCATGTAAGCATGGAAGCGCCATAGAGTAGTTGCTGGGGTCCTCCAGGCAGATCGGGCACCGCTCTGCAACAGTTGCCATGGTGGCAGCGATTTGAAGAGTTTCCAAATGAAAAGGCTGTATCAGCTGTTAAAACCAGGCTTGGTGCCATTCATATATCTGGCTGTAAAACTCACGTGGCTGTGCACGCCCATTCAACACCACCCATATGCTTAAAATTAGCATTTTGAACGCATGCCAAATTTGCTCGATGTACGGTTCAAATGTATCGAACATATGTATCACAGGGGTATATAGCATGGGAAGCCGTCTGAATGCGATTGGTGGGAGGGAACCCCCGGGGTGAGCACATGGTGGCGCTCTATTCTCTGCGTGTGTACTGCGATGCTGTTTGGGATTGCATAGTTAAGGGTTTGTCTACCGGTGCCATTTAACACAAAAAACTGTCTGCCATAGTCCCCCTGCCATAGTCCCCCTGCCATAGTCCCCCTGCCATAGTCCCCCTGCCATAGTCCCCCTGCCATAGTCCCCCTGCCATAGTCCCCCTGCCATAGTCCCCCTGCCATAGTCCCCCTGCCATAGTCCCCCTGCCATAGTCCCCCTGCCATAGTCCCCCTGCCATAGTCCCCCTGCCATAGTCCCCCTGCCATAGTCCCCCTGCCATAGTATTATTAAACTTTCAGTTTACCTGCTCTAGGGGGGCTACCGCTATTTACAACCAACACCCCCTTATGGTCCTATTAGCCCACCTAACCCCCTTAGTGTAAGCGCAGTATAGACAAGCCGGGCATATAGTGGGGATAAACTAAGGGCAGTAGTGTTACTGTGGGTTACAGGCTATATCACTGAAATAGGCGCATCGAACCTTCTCCGCTACTCCTCAGTTCAGCTTGGAAATACTAGAGCTGTGGAATAGTCCCAGTAGTACCTAGTTTCCCCATCTCTCTCACACACACCCCCTCCCCCACCATCTCCAGCCACTGTGTTAAGCCACCATTCACCACCCGTATACCGATCAATGGTCTTTACTGACACTCCCTGGCGCTTCTGACAAAGTCTGTCTACCAGGGCCATCTGGTCAAGGGTCACCAGCCCGCGCCCGAGAGAGAACCTGGCCCCCACAGCCAGCGTCCCACCCCCGCATTTGAATAGGGGGGCGTGGTCTAAGGGGGGGGGCAAAGTGACGTCACTTCCGGTGACGTCACCGGAAGGGGCGTGGCCGGAAGCGGAAGGGGAGGAGTCAGTGACGTCACCGGAAGGGGAGGAGCAGGAAATGACGTAGGCGGTAGTGACGTAGGCGGTAGTGACGTCGCAGGAAGGGGAGGAGCAGGAAGGGGAGGAGCAGGAAGGGGAGGAGCAGGAAGGGGAGGAGCAGGAAGGGGAGGAGCAGGAAGGGGAGGAGCAGGAAGGGGAGGAGCAGTTACCATCAACCCGCCCATCAACCCGCCCATCAACCCGCCCATCAACCCGCCCATCAACCCGCCCATCAACCCGCCCATCAACCCGCCCATCAACCCGCCCATCAACCCGCCCATCAACCCGCCCATCAACCCGCCCATCAACCCGCCCAGTAAACAAAGACCACGCGGTCGGTTAAAATTTAAAAAAAAACATCTTTATTGAAAACAACCAATCACCGAGAGGGGGAAGCCTGGAAGTGCCCACCAATTGGGCAGACATGTGAGCAATAAGGAACGTGGGCTGCTAGATACAACGCCCCCTTCGTTCCTCACATGTCGTCCGGGGAGGGCCTTGTTCTTCGCGTCAGCAGAGGGCGGAGCGGGGTTGAGCGTCAGCGGAGGGAGGTGGGGTCTAGGCGGAGTCTGCGTTGTGCTGGGCGGACACATAGTTGTGGATGTACTGATTTTTGTTTTTGTCCGCAGGGAGGCGCTCCATCGTGTTCAGGAGAGATAGGGGTTGCCCCAGTCTCCACCGTCCTCGTCGTCCGACACCACCTCGATCTTGATGGGAGCGCGGCGGAGGGCCTGGGCCGCGCCGGGGCTAGGGCCGGGGTGGTCGGCCACCAGCTCCACGTCGCCGGCCCCGTCGATCTCCAGCTCGTCGTCGGACTCGGGCAGACACAGCTCCGTGGCGCCCATGTGGAGGACCGAGGTCGAGCGAGAGCCGAAGCCGGGTTCCCAGTCGACTCGCGGGGCCCGGCGGCGGGGAGCCTCGGTGATGGGCAGCACCAGGGGTCCGGCCTCGGCGTCGGGCTCCAGCAGCGCCACCCGGCAGAACTCGCTCAGGAGCTCGGGGATCAGCAGCTCCGAGGGCTCCACGGCCCCGGCTCCGCGCCGGCCGCAGGCGAGGTACACGGGGCGCAGCCAGGCCCCGAGGCCCCAGCGGTTGGCCGCGCGGTGGCTCTGCGCGGCGCCCTCCTCGAAGTCCGGGTCGTGGAAGCCTAGCCCCTCGGCCTGGGCTCGCATGTCCTTGCAGCCGTCGTAGTCGGGCAGAACGCGCTGGCGGTACTCCCTCGGAGGCAGGGGGACGCGGGTGCGCTCCCCGGCGCGAGTGTCCACCGTGTAGGCCACGTTGGCAGCCCGGCACAGCCTCAGGGGAGCCGAGTCCGGGTACAGGCGCGCGAAGGCGGCTTCGGCCCTCGAGAACAGTCCGGGCCCGAAGAGGGTGCTGGAGGTGAGCACCGCGCGGCTGAGGTGGCGCTCCCGGGGCCAGCGCACGGCGCAGGCGACCCGCGGGGTGAGGGCGGCCCGCATGTAGATGTGGTACTGGCTGATCGCGGGACCGTCCTGGGGCCAGTCCTCGCTGGAGACCGCGTCCAGCACCAGGAGCTTGCGTCTGGCGGAGCCCAGGCGGAGGCAGAGGTACTCGACGCAGCCGGTGAAGGCCAGGTCCCCGGTGGAGAGGAGCAGGACCCCCTGGGCGTTGAGGGCCGAGACGTCCGGGGCTCCGGTCCAGTTGCCGGCCCAGGCGTGGGACCGCTTGGTGAGGACGCGGTTCCCCAGGGCCGCCAGCAGCGCCGAGAGTCCCCCCTTGATGTCGGACCAGAGGGGCTCGCGCCGCGAGCCGCCGGGGCGGGCGGCCGGGAGTCCGCCGAGCAGGTCCTCGTCCTGGAGCGGGGAGTAGAGGACCACCACCTTCACGTCCTCGGGGTCGGGGATCTGCTGCATCCAGGCGGCCCTCCGTCTCAGCGGGCCGCTGGCAGCCAGCTCCCCGAAGCGCGCGCCGTCCCTGGCCGGGGGTCCGCTGCATCGGGCCGCGATGGTGGCTAGGGCCTGGGGATCGAAGGTGAGCGCCGGGCGCCAGGCCTCGGGGAACAGCGGGTGGTCGATGAGCTCGGCCACCAGCTCGGGGGGACAGTAGGCTGCGCAGGCCGCGTCGCTGGGAAGCGGAGTGTGGCAGTCTCCGCGGGGCACGCGCCTGAACCCGCCCCGACGGTCGGGGCCCTCGGCGGGCATGGGTCCCAGGGCCCGGGGAGCCTGGTGGCCCTGGGTGGCCACCCTGCGCTTGGGGGCAGGAGGGCTGTCGACCGGCCCAGAGGAGGGATCGTATCCCCGGGCGGACGAGGAGAAGGCCGGGGCTCCAGCCTGGGCCGCCGGCTCTAGGGGCTCGGAGCGCCGCTTGCCGCTCTTGCCCCGGGGGCGCCCGTGGACGATAGCACCGCGGTCGTCCGAGGAGGAGCCGGGCATCGCCTCCTGGCTGAGGTGGGCCGGGGAGGCGGCCGCCTGCGGGGAGCGGGCCTTCTGCTGCTGCCCCTGGGAGCGGGCGCTGGTCTGGGTGGCCCGGGAGCAGGTGGCTGTCGCGGCTCCGCTACCGCCGCTCTGGGAGTGCTGGGGGGACTGGGAGTGAGTCGAGGGGGCCGCCGCGGACTGCTTCCCCGGGACGGTGGGCCACAGGGGCGGAAGGCTCCCCTCCGCGGCCGAGGAGCCGGAGAAGGGCTGCTGGCTGCCCTCGCCGCCGGGGGAAGACGAGGAGGGCTGGGACCGAGTCGGTGGGGCTAGCAGGGACACGGCCTCCCCCAACATCCCCCCGACCAGGCTGGGTATGCTGAACACGGCCTGGGTGACGGTCCAGGCCGAGGCCCGGGCCCGGGCCCCCTCGGCGTTGTAGCGCACCAGCGGCGCCACGGTTCGGGCCACCACCAGAACGGCGCGCACCGCGAGGCGCAGCTCGTCGGCGCCCAGGCGGTGGGTAGGGTCCGAGTCCCCGAGGAGCCTGGCCCGCTCGACCAGGTCCCTGAGTTCGTAGAGGGAGAGGGCCGCCGTCTCCAGCCCGGCCGGGTTGGAGCACAGCGCCTCGGGAGGGCAGGCGGGAGAGGGGATCTCGCTGGGGTCCAGTCCGGGGACGGCGGACGCCCCGCCGCGGAGGCGCAGGAGGGCCTCGAAGACGGCCTGGCAAGCCAGCACGCAGGCGTCCCCGAGCTCCCTGAGTCTGAAGGCGGACGGCCTGGGTGCCCTGGTACCCGGAGCGGCAGCGGCCGCGGCGGCCTTGCGTCGGGGCCCGAGGGCCGCGCAGACCCGGGTGTACGCTTCGCGGACGCGGACCGAGGCCGCCGGGGGCTCGGGTTGTTGCTGGCCGGCCGCTGCCGCGGCGGCCTGGGCCGGGTAGCCGGCCGAGACCCCGGCCGTGGTGGTGTGTGAGTCCGGCCTCCCCGCCTCGTCTCTCGGGTAGGCCATGTCAGCGTAAGCGCGCCGGAGGCTCTGGAGGATGAAGCTCTTCTGCGTGCGGTCGTAGCGGCGGCTCATGGCCACCGAGGCGGCCGCGTGCGGCAGGGCCCAGAGCGGGTTACCGGCCGCCATGGCATCCCCGATGTGGGGCAGGGGGTTGGCTACGCTCCCGGTGATGAAGGAGCCGTGTCCGCGCGGAGCGTGGATGAACTTCTGGCAGAACTGCGCCAGGTTCTGGTCGGGCCCGCTGAGCTTAGAGTTCTGCAGCCAGGACATGGCTTCGCGGCTCTCGAACACCATGCGGACCAGAGCGTTGTACTGCTTGGTAGAGTCCCCCATCTCCGGCACGAAGACCGGTACGGGTGTCTGCGCCTCGGCGTAGCGCGAGGCGGCCAGGACTATCTCGGGGTCGTCCCACAGCCCGTCCCGCGAGTCCCCGGTCCCCCCGTATCGCACCCTCCCCATCGGCGGCGGATCCGACCCGGGCCAGGGGTCCCCGGACGGGGTGAGCAGCGGCTCGCGCTGGTAGAAGCCCGGGCCGCAGGGAGCCACCGGGGCCGCCGCAGCAGCGGAGGCGGCCTGGGATGAGTTCATGTCCAGCAAGTCCCAAGAGGCCGTCCGCGGGGCCTCCTCGATCGGTGCCTGGGTCTGGGGTATGGGTCTGGGGTTGGCCCGCTTGCGCTTCGACGCTCCCGCCAGAGCCGATTTCGGACGCTGGTCCTTGGGGAGCCGCTGAGGGCTCCGGCCCGGCGGAGAAGCCATCCCCGCGGGCGGTTCGGGCCTCTCCAGCGTCTTGGCCAGATTGGCCTCGCGGACGCCCTCCAGGTACTCTAAAATGCGAGCCCCCGGAGGGAGGAGGCCTACTCCCGGGCGGCTGGGCGCGGGCGCGGGCGCGGGCGCACCCGGAGAAGCGGCGCCGGAGCGGCAGCTCTTCGGGGTGGCGGCCCCGGCCGCCGGGCGATTCCCTCCGGAGGACGGCCCGGGAGAGCCGGCGGCCGACGGGGTCTTCGCGGCGTCCGGCGAGTGCCGCGGGCGAGGGGTCTCCTCCTCGCCGCCTTCGTCGCTGTCGCTGTCGTCGGAGGACGACGAAGAGGAGCTACTCGCCCCGGCACCATCCGCCTGGTCGTCCGCGTCCATCGAGGACGAGGACGAGGACGACGATGAGATGGAGATGCTCCGGACCCGGGGCGCCGGGGACCCTCCACCAGGGGAGGCCGAGGGTGGAAACTCGGGCTGCGGGGACCCGGGGCAGGTCTCGGTATCGCTGTCGAGGGCGACCGGGTCGGCCGCGTCCCCGCCGCCGGATGATGAGGAGCCCGTGGCCCGGCGACCGTTCCCCGGGGCCACGGAGGAGTGGACCATCTTCAGCATCGCTGCGAGCCCCGGAGCCGGGCTGGGTGCCGGGGACGCCGGCTGGGCGGCCGCCGGGGTAGGAGGACCTCCGGCAGCGGGCGACCGCTTCGCCTTCCCTCCGCGGGGCTCGGGAGCCGGGGACGGCGGGGGGATGACCACCGCCGGGGTGGCGAGTGGAGCGTCGTCCACCCCGAACATGCCCTGGCTGCCGTACAGCAGGTCGGGCGCGGCGGGCTGGGTGAACCCCTCTTCGGCCGCGCTGGCTGCGCGGATGAGGGGGTCCTCGCCGAAGTCGTTGCTCTCGATGAAGTCGTAGAGGTCCGGGGCGAAGTCGCTGCGCTGGCTGGCCATGGCGTGCTGGTTCCGGCGTAGGGGTCGAGAACCACCACACGAAGGAAGGCTCGCTCGGAAGACCGAGAAGGGAAGGTTTTCTGGCGGTTGGCCGGTGGCGGGGTTCCGCGGCGGGCGCACGGACGACGGGCGCCGCTTCTCTACCCTGGAAAAGCAGAGGCGGAAAAGATGTTGAGTTGGAGCGGAGCCGAATGGTAAAAGGGAACGCGGGCGGCCGGGGCCTCTCCCCCGCTTGGGTGGTAACCACGCCCCGTCAGATATCCAGGGTTCCGCGCCGAGCTCCGCCGGAGCAGAAGCCGGCCGGATCTGCCCGGGGAAGGTATAGCCTTTGCCAGCCTCGGTAAGTATTACACCGCGCTATCGACCGCTGGGTCGAAGCGAGCCTCGAAGCCCCTCGGGCCATCGGTGTTGGAGGGGTTCCATGGCCCTTTTGGCACTCGCCCCGTTCTCTAACGCTTTCCCCGGGAGGAAAAGAAGATCGAAGCCGGTCGTGTCCCCGGAGAGCTCTTACCTCCGCAGGCCGAAGAAGGAGTGCCAAGAGCGGGTAAGCTTTCCAAGATGCGATCGATAGTCCTCGAAGGCTGGCTGGTCCAGTGAGCTGAAAGGCTCTCTAGTCCGCGATGCTACGATGGGTGAGCAACAGGTGCTTTATACTACTACGATGGGGTTTGTGCCTCCCCCTAGTGGGAGGGGCCAGCCCACACCGTCGATCTGGATTGGCCGTTGACGGTGGGCGGTGGGCGTGTAGCGGCTCTAGCCTATGGAAACCGGTCCCGCGCTTTGCATTTGCATGCGCTTAACGCCTTCCCCCCGCTCCCACCAATGAGAACCCGTGTGTCGTTTCTAATTTGCGTATGTCTCCTCCCAGGGAAGCGCGTCGCGCCAACGGGATGCCGAATAGCGCCTCTCATATGCATAAAGATGAACGTCCACGGACGCCATGACACCTCGATGCACATCTCATCTGCATGCGTCTCCTCCCCGGGAAGCGCGTCGCGCCAACGGGATTCGGGATAGCGCCGCTCATATGCATAAAGATGGCCGCACTCGGACGCCATGACACTTCCTGGTAAATCTCATCTGCATACCGATGAGCCTGGGAGGAGCCGAGGGAGTGGGCTTCAAAAGTAATTTTAATAAAAATGGCGAGCGTGATATTTCCGATTGAAAACGGAAATGGTGTAAAAAAGTGGGAGGGGGAGAGGAAGGTGGGCGTTAACGCGTCTCTGTATTTCCCGGTTGAATCTCATTAAAGCTGAACCAATTAAAACATGTATTGCTCTCGCGTGTGTTTTGGGCGGGATGATATCTACGTGTGCTGATTTACATATTATCTCAAAAAGAGCCACGCGGTGGCGCTGTTTTAAAACACGGTTTTACATGCGCTTTCATACACGTTCGTATGGTGGCGCTCTAGCCTGTTAAACCCGACGAATGTAGTTACTGCAGCCAACCGCCTAGCGGCGCCACCTAGCCCATTAACATGTGACGCCACGATGTTACGCTATACACTGAAGCCACCCCCACTCCATCGACGTAACACGGTTTTCCCTCCCAATATTCAAATGAAGTAATGGGGCGTGGCTTAAAACAGTTGTGGGGGCGTTGGGGAGATGCCCTGTACCCACCTTCCACCCACGTCCACCCCCCCTCCATGCCCCGCCCACGTTTTTTTTGAGCCGACCGCACACGCGTGCAATCGTTGTAACGTGTACACGGTTTCAATTTGTCACATTTTCCCACGGGTACGGGGGTTACACATAAATACCCAGAGCACCACCATCCATACACCCTGGGAGATACATATCGAGGTTTCACTTTCTATCGTTATACACCACCCCCCCCGTTATCGATTTTTTTACCACGCGCGCATAGAGGTACCCCTCCCCCCAGTACGGATAAGGGGGGGGGTGTCAATAAAATTTTTGCTCGATGAAACCGAGGGGAGGGTGTGCGGTTAATGCGGGTGGGGGGGGCAAAAATTTTTTAGTGCGACGAATCGCCTGGCTGGTTTACGGTACGCGGCGATGGGGGGGGGCGCTAAAAAACGGGTGCTGGGTCCATACCCGCGTCGAGGTGAAACCGGCTCACGGTGCCCACTAGTTGGCACGATGCCATGCGCGCTCCCGAGACAGGGGTTATGGGGCGTGGAACGGATAAGAAGTGCGAACACGTAGTGTTCGCACTTTGTTGCAATAATTATTATTATAACTTATTGGTGATTGGTGCGAACGGGCCTCTGGGCCAATCAAGGTGGAGGATTTGTACCACGGGACGCGTTTCCAATTTTCGTCCGATAATCGATAATCTATCGATTGAAAAGGCGTGGTAATGCACCTGTATCCGCCTCCCTGAGGGCGGAGAATATGGAACTCGTGTATATATTACCCGGCGGACTACCAGCTGTGGATACACACGCAGCTTGAAACCCAGAGCATTTTGACGTGCATTTACACCACGGAAACCTAGCGAGGTAGGCGTGGGGGTATCGCGGGTGGTCGGTGGTCTACCCATGTGGTGGTCGGTGGTCTACCCATGTGGTGGTCGGTGGTCTACCCATGTGGTGGTCGGTGGTCTACCCATGTGGTGGGAGGGGGTCCACACATTGGTAGGTGTGGTTATAATGTTTTTCCATTTGTTTACAGGCCAGGACGCCAACGGATACCCCAGCCCAGCTCCGGCGACCCCAGCCCAGCCATGCCACACGGCCAGCCGTGCGGAGCGTGCGACGGATCCTGCCGCATGGCCCAGCGGGGGACGCCGTCAAACAGCCCCATCATCCCGTCCCTGACCCCCTCCCCCCCGGCGGGGGACCCGTCCCCACGCTCCAGCCAGCGCATCGACGCCGTGCGCGTGCCCGCGAGGCTCCCAGGCGGCTCGGACCATCCGGAATACGGCATGCCGCTCTCCCCACGGGCCCTGCGCCCGTACCTGGCCCGGGGGCCCGGGGCGTTCTGTGCCCCGCCGTGGCGCCCCGACGTGAACCGCCTCGCGGGGGACGTCAACCGCTTGTTCAGGGGGATATCCACCTCCTCGATCCACGTGACCGAGGACTCGCGCACCCTGCGCAGGGTGCTGCTGGATTTTTACGCCATGGGGTACACGCACACGCGCCCCACCCTCGAGTGCTGGCAGTCCCTACTGCAGCTTCTGCCCGAGCAGAGCTTCCCGCTGCGCGCCACGCTGCGGGCACTGAACTCCGAGGACCGGTACGAGCAGCGGTTCCTGGATCCACCGAGCGACCCCCCGAATACCCTCTTTGGGGAGGAGTGTGACGTGAGTGGAGACGAGTCGCCCTCCGAGGAGGAGGAAGACGAGGCCAGCGGGGAAAGCAGCGTCTCGGAGTTTAGCCCCGAGGAGGAGACTGCCAGCAGCGAGTACGATAGCTTTTCGGACGTGGGGGAGGATGACTCTTGCTGCACTGGAAAGTGGTCCAGCAGCGAGAGCGATAGCGATAGCGAGTCTGATACTCCCACTAACAACCACCCCACAACCCGCGCCAGCGCTGCCAAAAAGCGCCGCAAGCGCCAGCCCTCGAAGGGCGAGCGTCCCACCAAAAGCGCTCGCCGGTGAGTCGGAGAGGCCGCACGTGTACACGCTCTCCAAAACACACCAGCGCCACGTTTAACCAGTAAAACCACCACTCGTTGGCACCCTGCTTCACCGCAACTCCCAACACACCCGTTGAACACCCTCCACATAGCCCCCAAACCCACTTGCCGTCCCACCAATAACATTACAAACGATTAACCAATAAAAGACATCGTTAACGGCACCCTCTGTAGTTTGGTTTCGTTTATACGGTTGGTTTTCTCCTGCTTGGCTGGGATGAATAGGTGGGTGCTCTGAACTCCAGCTGGGGTGGGTGGGGAGCGGGAGCCACAAAACGGTTGTTGTTTAGCGTCAGTCCACGCTACTCGGGGCGAGGTCGGGGGCAGCGGGAATGACCGCACCGTCACGCCCAACCCCCGACGGCTATCGAATAGATAGCAACGCCCACGCAAAGGGAGGGGAAAGAGCGATGGGGAAGGGTGTGGTGGGGGGAGGAGGAACAGCTATAGTTACCGAACCGCGCAGAGGAAATACAGCGCGCGGAGGGCAGCGCGCAATCAGTGCTCCCGATCTCCCAGCCACTGAACCACGACAGCATGGACGGCGCGTACGTCCACGGCCACAACGGCTCCCCGATGGCCGTCGACGGCGAGGAGTCCGGAGCGGGGACGGGGGCGGGCGCCGACGGGCTGTACCCTACCAGCACGGACACCGCGGCGCACGCGGTCTCGCTGCCCCGCTCCGTGGGGGACTTTGCCGCTGCCGTGCGCTCCGTGTCGGCGGAGGCAGCGGACGCGCTCCGGAGCGGCGCCGGGCCGCCCGCGGAGGCCTGGCCGCGCGTGTACCGCATGTTCTGCGACATGTTCGGTCGCTACGCGGCCAGCCCCATGCCCGTCTTCCACTCGGCGGACCCGCTGCGCCGCGCCGTGGGGCGGTACCTCGTGGATCTCGGCGCGGCGCCTGTGGAGACCCACGCCGAGCTCAGCGGCCGCATGCTCTTCTGCGCGTACTGGTGCTGCCTGGGACACGCGTTCGCCTGCTCGCGCCCGCAGATGTACGAGCGCGCCTGCGCGCGGTTCTTCGAGACCCGGCTCGGGATCGGGGAGACGCCGCCGGCGGACGCAGAGCGCTACTGGGTAGCGCTGCTTGACATGGCCGGCGCCGAGCCCGAGCTGTTCCCCCGCCACGCCGCCGCGGCGGCGTACCTGCGCACCCGCGGCCGCAAGCCCCCGCTTCAGCTTCCCGCGGCCCGCCGCACCGCCAAAACTGTGGCCGTGACCGGCCAATCGATAAACTTTTGAAAAATATACTCACTATATACTAAACCACACTTCCTAGAGTCTGCCTGTTTGTGTGTTTCCACCTCTCTATCCCTCCTCCCACAGCTACCCCAACTATCTAGCGGGCGTGCGGAACCGGGGGGGGGCAGACCACCAGGTCTCGCCGGTTTTATCCTTTCGTTGTGGGTGGGAAGGAAGGGAGGAATTGATGGGTTGGGGTGGTTGTGGTAGTCCTGGAGCGTGGGAGGACGCACACAGCTACTAAGCAAAAACAAAGCGGGGAGGCCGAGTGGGGGAAAGCGGGGAGGCCGAGTGGGGGAAAGCGGGGAGGCCGAGTGGGGGAAAGCGGGGAGGCCGAGTGGGGCCGAGTAGTGTGGGAGAGGCGCTAGAGGGCGCCGGCAAACAAGGGAGTGTGACCACCAAAACTCCAGCACCACGGGAAATATGGTTTATGTTTTTTATTAAGAAAGCTAAAACGCTCAGTACAGCCCGTTCAGAGATACAGATTATTTACACCGCGCTAACTTTGGCATCAAACGGCCACGGGGGCGTCTTCGGGGTTTTCTGAAGACACGTGCGCGCGGCTGCGCGGCTGCCTGGACCCTCTGGAGTGGGGGTCCGGGGAGCTCTGGAGATCCAGCCGCATGAAGCTGGTGTTTACTTCCTGGAAGGCGTCTTCCGTGACGTGCAACTGGTACTCGAAGCCAAGCTTCATCACATAGCGCTCCGATGGGATGGGCACCCTCTTCGGCCCCTGCCAATTCGTGATCCCCTCGGCTATGGCGGGGGGAACCTTGGCGAATGCTTCTTCCGGGAGAGTGCTGGGGTCCGCGCTGCTGGCATCGGCGGCGTCGGCCCTGATGTAATAGCGCTCGTCCGCGGGTTCCTCCTCGCCCTCGTAGTACTCCTCCGGGTAGAGGAACGGCAGGCGGACGAAGGTTCCGTCGTTCAGCTGCTTGTAGAACCGCTTCTCGATCTTGGGCAGCGGCAGGGCGGTGTAGCTGAGCACCTCTCCGGCCACCACCCCCTCGACCGGCACGCGGCACGGCACCTCGCTGGGAGCGACGGGGAAGTAGCCCTCGGGGACCTTGGCGAAGTACCCCTCGTTCATCTCCTCGCGGCACCGCCTGAAGTAGGAGCGCCCGAGCATGCACCCGAACGGGTTGAACAGGTGCTTACGCTCCCCCTTGGGCGCCCCCTCGCCGCCGGAGTTGGCGGCCGCCGCCGCGGCGAAGGCGGGAGCCAAGACGAGGTGGGGCGGGTTGGCATTGCGGCGGCGAGCGAGCGCGCAGCGGAAGACCTCGGTGCCGGCGGTGGCGGCTGTCATCATGTCGGAGTTCATCATGTCTATCTTCTTATTATTATTATCTTCCTTTAGGTTGTCTTGTCTCCTCTTCGAGAGGGGGATGCTGTTCAAGGCTCGGTAGCGGCAGGTGTAAAGGCAAGGCTTTACTGGTGTAAAACCACTGCTCAACAACAAAGCGAGGTGAGGTACTGGCGAGAGTCCCCTACCTTTTAACGTGTGGATGTCCGGCCGAACACTCCCCAGAGTAGGCGTTCCGTCCACGTCACGTCTCCCGTCCGGCGGGCGGCCGCGGCCCGCGGGGCCCCGGGGTGGGGCGTCTCGGTGGCGGATCGAGGGGGCGTGGGAGCGCGCGAGCGCCGCTTCGGGGCGCGCGTCCCCCCCTCCGACGGCCGCCGCCGCTGCCGCCCGGCGGCGGAAGTTTCCCGCAGGCGCGCGGGGTCTACCACCGCGTAAATTAACCTCTTAACTGTTGGCGGACAAACTATTGAATTAGAGCTATGTTTGGAAAACCCACACTCACCCCCTATGGTGTTTTCTCCACACGCTGCTTTGAGGGTATGTTTATTATCAACTGTGGTCCATGGTATTGTGTCAAATAGTTTTCCACATACGAAGTGAGGCTGCCAAGATTTCTGAAACTCTCCTGCTATCTCTGCGTATAACATTCGTTTAGGACCGGGTATCAGGTCAAATACAGGCTTGCATAAGTCTGCTGCCCCCAGTACCCAGAGGTGATAGGGTTGATTAATAATAAGGCTTGAGTTGAGGTGGTTATAGCCAGAGAGTACAGACAGCCACTCTATGCTCACGCCCATTCTATCTTCGTGGTAAACCACTCCATTTCTATCGAGAGCGATTGCCGTAGCCCCCCTTGTTCTAACTATGGGCCTACACGCCTTTGGTAGGGTCAATAAACTCGATGAAAATCTGTAGAGGTCGGCTGAGCGGACCACTATTGGTATTCCAAGCGGTTCCGATGCCAAAACAAAACATTGCCGGCTCAAAAACTCCCACAGGTGCCCATCAACGTCGATGGAACTGTTTGGCAATGCTTTGTGTCTGTCGACCACTGTAACAACTGTAATTAAGACCACACCCATGTTATGAACAGATGGGTGGGTTGAACCAACTCCATAAATTTCAGCAGAGCTGCTCTAGATACGCACTCTGTTGTGAAAAAGACTCGCCGTGCGCCAACCTCTATAGCTTTATAGGCACACGCCCACGGCATCGAAATGGAAAATAAACAACACGACCACCTAACCGACTGGTTTTCCGGTACTACGAGCGATGCGTCTGAATCGATGGACACCACACCCCCGCTGCCACCTACCGTTCACTCGGTGGATCCCTGCTACAGCGGTGCAGCCGCGGACGAGGACCTGTACTCTGACATAAGCGAGGGTGATCTCGAATACAGCGACTGTGATAGCGCCTCTGAAAGTGATGAGGATGACGACGATGGGCTTATACCATCCAAAGAGAAAGCTCGGGAAGTGGCTGCCTCGTTTGGGTACACGGTCATCAAAACGCTTACGCCGGGTGCTGAGGGACGTGTGATGGTGGCAACCAAAGATGGTCAGCCGGAACCGGTCGTGTTGAAGATTGGTCAAAAGGGAACTACTCTCATCGAAGCTATGATGCTGAGGAATGTGGACCATCCCTCCGTGATACGAATGAAGGACACCTTAGTATCGGGGGCTATAACGTGCATGGTGCTGCCTCATTACAGCTCGGATCTATACACCTTTCTGACTAAGGGAGCGAAGCGTGTTCCCATTGATCAGGCTTTGGTTATAGAAAAACAGATTCTAGAGGGGTTGCGGTATCTGCACGCACAGAGGATCATCCACAGAGACGTCAAGACTGAGAACATTTTTATAAACAGCGTCAATCAAGTCTGTATAGCTGACTTTGGGGCCGCCCAGTTTCCTGTTGTGGAACCCGCTGACCTCGGCTTGGCTGGTACCGTCGAGACCAACGCCCCGGAAGTTTTGGCCAGAGCAAAATACAACTCCAAGGCAGACATCTGGAGTGCAGGCATAGTCTTGTTCGAGATGCTCGCCTATCCATCAACTCTATTCGAAGACCCTCCGAGTACCCCAGAGGAGTATGTGAAAAGCTGCCACTCGCAACTACTGAGAATAATTTCAACGCTCAAGATAAATCCGGAGGAGTTTCCTAGAGACCCCGGGTCGAGGCTCGTGCGCGGATACATCGAGTATTCTAGACTCGAGCGCAAGCCCTACACGCGCTACCCCTGCTTTCAACGCGTCAACCTGCACATTGACGCGGAGTTTCTGGTTCACAAGATGCTAGCGTTCAATGCCGCGATGCGCCCATCGGCCGAGGAGCTGCTGGCCTACCCAATGTTTGCACAACTTTAGGATGACTAACCTATTTCTGGGAGGAGACAGCGTGGGCGATGGTGTATAAAGTTGGTCTGCTTTCAAGCACTGCCACTGCGCTACAGTGCCACCAACTGTAAAGCGGTAGTAAGCTGCAGTTATGTTGACTGTCGCAGCAGCTCTGAGTCTGCTCAGCTTGCTTACGAGCGTCGCCGGACGGCTCGCCCCAGATGAACTCTGTTATGCCGAACCACGCAAGACTGGCCACCCACCAAACACCCAGCCCGAACGTCCACCCGTAATATTTGAGCCCCCAACAATTGCGATTAAGGCTGAATCCAAGGGTTGCGAGCTAATTTTATTAGAGCCACCCATAGATGTAAGCTATCGCAGAGAAGATAAGGTGAACGCGTCCGTTGCTTGGTTCTTTGACTTTGGGACTTGCCAAATGCCCATCGCATACAGAGAGTATTACGGTTGTATTGGCAATGCTATTCCCTCCCCCGAGACCTGTGATGCTTACTCATTTACTCTCCTTAGGACAGAGGGTATTGTGGAGTTTACCATCGTAAACATGAGCCTACTGTTTCAGCCTGGAATATACGATAGTGGCAATTTTATCTACAGCGTTCTCCTGGACTACCACATATTTACAGGACGTGTAACGTTGGATGTGGAAAAGGACACAAACTATCCATGTGGCATGATTCATGGACTTACTGCTTACGGAAACATCAACGTAGATGAGACCATGGACAACGCCAGCCCGCACCCGCGTGCCGTGGGGTGCTTTCCCGAGCCCATCGACAACGAAGCGTGGGCAAACGTTACATTTACCGAATTGGGGATACCAGACCCAAACTCATTTCTTGATGACGAGAGTGATTACCCGAATATATCAGACTGTCACTCGTGGGAGTCACACACTTACCCAAATACGCTGAGGCCGGCCACCGGACCACAGACATTGTTGGTGGGTGCAGTTGGACTCAGAATCCTGGCCCAGGCATGGAAGTTTGTCGGTGATGAAACGTACGACACCATCCGCGCAGAAGCAAAAAATCTAGAGAACCACGTACACTCCAATGCAGCAGATTCGCCTCCCGAAACTCCATCGCCGCAGGAAAACTTGAACGACCCCGAAGTTGCCCACCTGCGAAGCGGCCAAAACGAAGACAACACACACACGGGGGGTGCGTCAAACGGCATCCAGGACTGTGACAGTCAGCTCAAAACTGTGTATGCCTGCTTGGCTCTCATTGGACTCGGCACATGTGCCATGATAGGACTGATAGTTTACATCTGTGTATTGAGGTCAAAACTATCCTCCCGGGATTTTTCGCGCGCGCAAAATGTAAAACATAGAAATTACCAGCGACTTGAGTACGTTGCTTAACACCTGTAAAATAAAAAAAGTTTCAAATCGAAAACATTGTTGTCTGTAATAACTGAGTGTGGTTTTAAAAATACTAAATCGCGGCAATTCCGGAAATAGCCCCATACAAAAGGGAGGGTTGTTGGTGTTTAGAAAATAGTTTCCCCGTTGATGAGTTTTGCGTAGAGGTCTAACTCATCCGCGATGGGGTTCATCTATGCGCGCAAACTTTTGCTGTGCATGGCTGTTAGTATATACGCCATAGGGGCCACTACACCAACTGAGACTACCACCTCTAGCTCGTCCACGTCTGGGAGTGGCCAGTCTACATCCAGTGGTACCACTAATAGTAGCAGTTCTCCCACCACGATCCCACCTACCACATCTTCATCTCCCCCCACATCAACCCACACATCCTCCCCATCTTCAACCTCTACCCAATCGTCTTCAACGTCGTCAACAGCGGCGACAAGCTCGTCCGCACCCTCTACAGCGTCCAGCACCACCTCTGTTCCAACATCCACATCAACAGAAACCACCACAACAACCCCAACCGCATCTACAACGACCCCGACAACAACGACAGCAGCGCCTACAACAGCCGCTACAACCACAGCTGTTACTACAGCAGCGTCTACATCAGCGGAAACCACAACAGCTACTGCGACTGCTACCTCAACCCCAACCACGCTTACGTCCACAGCAACCACTACAGCTGCCACCACTGCTCCAACAACCGCTTCCACAACAACTGATTCGACCACAGCAGCAACGACCACAGCAGCAACGACCACAGCAGCAACGACCACAGCAGCAACGACCGCTGCTACTACTTCCTCTGCAACTACCGCGGCTACCACCACCGCGGCTACCACCACCGCGGCTACCACCACCGCGGCTACCACCACCGCGGCTACCACCACCGCGGCTACCACCACCGCGGCTACCACCACCGCGGCTACCACCACCGCGGCTACCACCACCGCGGCTACCACCACCGCGGCTACCACCACCGCGGCTACCACCACCGCGGCTACCACCACCGCGGCTACCACCACCGCGGCTACCACAACGGGGTCTCCAACCTCGGGTTCCACATCTACTACAGGGGCTTCCACGTCCACCCCCTCAGCTTCCACTACCACATCTGCCACTCCCACATCGACGTCAACAACATCAGCTGCGGCTACTACATCTACCCCTACCACAACTTTAGCTGCAACATCAGCAGAGTCTACCACAGAGGCTCCAACATCTACACCCACTACTGATACGACCACCCCTTCGGAGGCAACCACAGCTACTACATCACCTGAGTCTACCACAGTTTCAGCATCGACTACCTCTGCTACGACCACGGCATTCACAACCGAGTCTCACACATCGCTGGATGCGTCTACGGGGTCTACATCCACAGCCGAACCCAGCTCAACGTCTACGTTAAGAACAACTTCTACTTCGGCCCCCTCCACTGATCAGCCCACAGAGTCATCTGCTTCAACAGTGTCTGAGTCTACCGACTCTTCCACCGTGCCAACGACTGGGACCGAATCTACAACAGAAGGCTCATCAACCCCAGAGGCGTCCACTAACTTGGGCTCGTCAACATACGAGAGTACCAGCGAAGACTCGGAAACTTCAGATGGGAATACAACGTCTGGAAATACCACCCCATCACCTCCCCCGCGTACCCCAAGTTTTGATGATACCCAACAGACCACAGACGCTGATGTCTCAACCCAGGATACCACCATCGCTGACCACACCACTACCAACGCTCACAAACACGCAGGGCGGCACAAAGGTCGCGCAGGGGGTCGTCGGGATGGCCATCAGGGGGGGTCACACACAACACCACACCAAAACCGTTTGACTCCCTCTCCAGATGACAACCATTACGATGATCCCAATTACCCCAACGGTAGGAACAATTCAATAGAGAGTGTGACTCCGCCCCCACCAGACCGACCCAGCATAGAGCTGGGGGTTGCGACGCTCCGAAAAAACTTTATGGAGGCGTCGTGTACCGTTGAGACTAACTCTGGCTTGGCTATTTTCTGGAAAATTGGCAACGCAAGCGTAGACGCGTTTAATCGTGGAACTACTCATACTCGGTTGATGCGCAATGGGGTACCGGTTTATGCCCTAGTATCAACTATTCGAATTCCGTGGTTCAATGTTATTCCACTAACAAAAATTACTTGCGCGGCTTGCCCTACAAATCTCATCTCCGGCGATGGGGTGGACATCAACTCATGTGCCATAAAATCAACCACAATACCGTGTCCAGGCCAACAGCGCACCCATATTTTTTTCTCTGCGAAAGGGGACAGGGCTGTGTGTATCACATCAGAACTGGTGTCCCCACCCACCATAACGTGGTCAGTTGGATCAGATAAGTTGCGCAACGATGGATTTACTCAGACGTGGTATGGAATACAGCCAGGTGTGTGTGGTATACTGCGCAGCGAGGTTCGCATTCACCGCACCCCCTGGCGCTTTGGATTGACATCGAAGGATTATCTCTGTGAGGTTATCGCATCGGACGCAAAGACAAGCGATTACAAAGTGCTACCCAACGCCCACTCAACTTCCAACTTCGCTTTAGTGGCTGCGACCACGCTAACAGTGACAATTCTATGCCTGTTGTGCTGCTTGTACTGTATGTTAACCCGCCCCCGAGCGTCTGTATATTAACTCAAAAATTATCTCTTGGCCTTTACAACCAGTGGTGGCGTGTGTGCAGAAGCGCGCCACCGCCCTGGTACGTTTTTCAATAAACGAAGCATGTCTACCTTCAAGCTTATGATGGATGGACGTTTGGTTTTTGCCATGGCAATCGCGATCTTGAGCGTTGTGCTCTCTTGTGGAACATGCGAGAAAGCCAAGCGTGCGGTTCGAGGACGCCAGGATCGGCCAAAGGAGTTTCCACCACCCCGCTATAACTATACAATTTTAAAAAGATACAACGCGACTGCGCTAGCATCACCGTTTATTAACGACCAAGTAAAAAATGTTGACTTGCGGATTGTTACTGCTACGCGCCCATGTGAAATGATAGCGCTGATCGCTAAGACAAACATAGACTCAATCCTGAAGGAGCTGGCCGCTGCCCAAAAAACTTATTCCGCTAGACTCACCTGGTTTAAAATTATGCCAACGTGTGCAACGCCTATACACGATGTTAGTTATATGAAATGCAACCCGAAGCTATCATTTGCAATGTGTGATGAGAGATCAGACATACTATGGCAAGCTAGTTTAATTACTATGGCTGCTGAAACTGACGATGAACTTGGACTTGTAATTGCAGCCCCGGCACATTCTGCCTCGGGACTGTATCGCCGCGTTATAGAAATTGACGGAAGGCGAATTTACACAGACTTTTCTGTAACTATTCCCAGTGAACGGTGTCCGATTGCCTTTGAGCAAAACTTTGGCAATCCAGATCGGTGTAAAACTCCAGAACAGTACTCGCGGGGAGAAGTTTTTACACGTCAGTTTCTTGGTGAATTCAACTTCCCACAAGGAGAGCATCTGACATGGTTGAAGTTCTGGTTCGTGTACGATGGTGGAAACCTACCAGTGCAGTTTTATGAAGCCCAGGCGTTCGCAAGACCCGTGCCTCCGGATAACCACCCTGGATTTGACTCTGTCGAGTCGGAAATTACACAAAATAAAACAGACCCAAAACCTGGCCAGACAGATACCAAACCAAATCAGCCTTTTAAGTGGCCAAGCATCAAACACTTGGCCCCAAGACTCGATGATTTGGATAAGGTCATAGAGCCCACAACGAAGCCGCCACAAACGTCTAAGGGCAACTCTACGTTTGTGGGCATCAGCGTTAGTTTGGGTATCGCGGGCATAGTATTGGTGGGAGTCATTCTATACGTCTGCTTGCGTCGGAAGAAGGAACTGAAAAAGTCTGCACAGAACGGCTTGACTCGCCTACGCTCGACCTTTAAGGATGTTAAATATACCCAGCTTCCGTAAACAGTGTTGCGTAATATGCTGGGAGGTGTCCACGGCCTTAAAGCTTCGCGGTTTGGAGATATAACGCACAACCTACAGCAAACGCGACACAGCAAGTAGTCGCTATGGCCAAACTCGCTAAATTAACCAGCGCTGCGATATTACTGTCTATGGCTATATGTTCAACCGCAATCATATATCGCGGAGAGCATATGAGTATGTACCTAAACTCCAGTTCTGAGTTTGCAGTGTACCCCACTGATCAGTCACTGGTTTTGGTGGGCCACTTGCTCTTTCTCGACGGACAACGCTTACCCACTACCAACTATAGTGGGCTGATCGAATTGATTCATTACAACTACTCCAGCGTTTGCTACACTGTTATCCAAACGATATCATATGAATCATGTCCGCGTGTGGCCAATAATGCGTTCAGATCGTGCCTTCACAAAACTTCCAAGCACAACCACGACTATTTCCGAGTCAATGCCTCTGTTGAAACCAACGTTCTCTTAAACATCACCAAACCACAGCCCACAGATTCCGGGGCGTATATCCTTCGCGTAAAACTTGACCATGCGCCAACCGCAGATGTTTTTGGAGTTTCCGCCTTTGTCTATGATCTAAAATCTAAAACCGTCCCCGATCCAATGCCCACCACACAAACGGTGAAACCGACAACTAGCTATGTGTCGACTCCCACATATGACTATACCGATGCCGTAACAACTACCGAAACTGAATCCACATCAACATCTACCCAACAGACGATGACTTCCACCCAAACCCCCAGCGCTACATTGGGGACACAGCTAACCACAGAGCTGTCGACAAACGAAACCGTGGTTGTTGGTCGGGAGGCTCTGTTATGCCACTGGTTCCAGCCATCGACAAGGGTGCCGACCCTGTATCTGCATCTGTTGGGACGCACTGGCAATCTCCCGGAAGATGTTCTACTGGTAGAAGACTCTGAGATTCTTCGTACCCCATCGCCTGAACCGAGGCCTGCTGCATCACCCGCTGACGGTGATGAGTTTAAACAAACAAACTCAACTTCCCTTAAGGCGCGCAACAAGATCGTCGCAATGGTGGTCATCCCGACCGCGTGTGTCCTAATGCTCCTGCTGGTTGTTGTTGGTGCCATCATAAACGGTGCCGTGCGCAAACATCTATTGAGTTGTGCAAGCCGCAGAATCTACCGCTCCGGACAGGGGGGCACATCGGCGGCCGAGCGGAGACGGCTGACTTGCGGTCCCACTTTAGCCGCGTCATCGGAGTCGCTGGCTGACGATACAACGTCATCACCTCCAACCCCCAAACCTTCAAAAAAAACCAAGTTGGAGACCGATCCGCTTATGGAACAGATGCAACGGAAACTAGAGGCCATCAAAGAAGAATCATAATTGTGGGGGGGTAGATGGGGTGGGTATTAAAGTTTGTGTATTATCGCTTTTATATTTATTAAAATTTGTGAAACATAAACATCTTGTGTAATGTTTACATTATTTGTGATTGGGACGGTCCCCCGGGAGGTGGTACAACTTGGGTTTAAAGCTCTGGATGTTTGGTAGTAAACCCACAGTTCTCCACTTTGGCGTCAAAGCAATCAGACGTCTAATTCGAAGTAGAACGTCACAATGGAGCTGTTGACCACAGGTCGCGCTTGTATATTTTTTGCGCTAGTAACAGTACTCGATGCGTGGGGAGTCCAACAAGTTGAACTTTCCGAGGGGGCTTGGGCCATGATCGACGGAAGGGACGTTTTAACCCCTACTAACACAACTACGCGGGTCACAAAGGCTTGGACGTTTTTGGAGACCCCTCCCGGCTGTGCTGGCGACATATCAGTTAAGAAGGTGTGCGTGAGCCCTAGTCTGTGCGAAGATAACATTATAATAGGAAAGCACTGTAACCTCTTAACGGGGGAACACGGCATTGCGTTGGCCGAGTTTAACGTAGTAAACGGATCGCTGCGCAGAACAGACGATGTGTACTTTGTGAATGGTACGGTTTTTCCAATCCTTGCCGAGACCCGCAGCGTCCTACAGATCCATAGGGCAACCCCCTCTATCGCAGGGGTCTACACCCTCCACGTTTCCATCGACGGAATGATGAAACACTCCGTCGTGCTGCTCACCGTCAAGAAGCCTCCCAAACAACCGCAACCACGCTTGCGCGTTAAGACCCCACCACCCGTAACCGTTCCTCAGGTTCCAGTAAAGACCCACACAGATTTTGTGGTCCACGGATACCACTCGCGCGTGTACTCTGAGGGCGAATCTTTCGACCTGTCGGTGAACCTGGAATCCCATATCGTGGAGCCCAGCTTTAGCGCAGAGATCCAGTGGTACTATATGAATACATCATCGTCATCATGCGATCTATTTCGAGTTTTCGAAACCTGCATCTTTCACCCCACCGCCATGGCCTGCCTGCACCCGGAACAACACACCTGCTGCTTCACCTCCCCCATCAGAGCGACCAAAATCCTACACCGGGTGTATGGAAACTGCAGCGATCATGGAAAATCGTGGCCTTCTAGGTGCCATAGCACTCTGCTGGGCAATCGTCCATACTTTATCCAACCAGCACAAAACAGAGTGGACCTGTTGTTTAAAGACACTCCCGCGTCGGCTACCGGGCTGTATGTGTTTGTATTATTGTACAACGGACATCCGGAGGCGTGGACGTATACGCTGCTGTCAACCGCAAATCACTTTATGAATGTGTTTACTGACGTGACCCGCCCACGGCTAGGAGAGCACTTTTATACGGACCTCGGGCACAAAATCATCACTCCTCATCCATCTGTAGCTACCACTGAAGAGTTGGGAGCTTGGACTCGACACTACCTCGCCTTTTTGCTGGTTATTATCTGCACTTGCGCAGCGCTGCTAGTTGCATTGGTGGTGTGGGGCTGTATTCTCTACATCCGAAGCAACCGTAAGCCGTATGAAGTGCTGAACCCCTTTGAAACGGTTTACACGAGCGTTCCAAGCAACGACCCCTCGGACGAGGTCTTGGTGTTTGAGCGCCTAGCTTCGGACTCTGACGACTCCTTCGACTCTGATTCAGACGAAGAGTTAGAATACCCACCACCTCCAAAACCAGCTCCACAGCTCCCACCATACCAGTTTGTAGACGGGGGAGACGCCCCTAGCGGCAGGTCCGGATTCAAGGTTTGGTTCCGCGATACACCCGAGGCGTCTCCGGTTCCGCTTCATAAACCAACGCTACAGGGTCCAGACTACAGCCGGGTAGCGTCGAAGCTAAAGTCAATCCTAAAATGAGCGGCAACAGCGATAACACAGAGTGCTTCGGGGGAGTCAACTATGCCGAGGGAATGCGCAAGCGTAAACACAACCCGGTCAGAAACAGCACCTTTCAAGAGTATCTAGACGCTCGTAACGCGCGATATCCCAGATCCGGCTCAACCTCCGATTCAGACGAGGACTACACAACCCGATCAAAGTACGAGTCAAATGTCAGCGAGTTTAAAAAAATGATGGATCTGGAAACTCTACCTCCCCCAAAGGCTGAGCCACAAGCTCAGAAGGCCGAGCCCGATGCTGCGAAGGAGGAGCCAGTCAGCACCACTAGCTACATCTTAAACGAATGGGTGGCTCCTATGATTGGGCATTTTCTGGCAATGTGTATGTATGAGTTTCTTTTCAAATAAAAACAAACATTAACCCCTGTAAACATGCGTTTGTCTATTGTGCATGATAGAGTTAAACCCAACCCTAAAGAGTGATATGTTGAATCCCCTGGGACCTCGCGGCAGTCATATATCCCTCGGCCCCCTCATTTGGGAGCACATTGCCTGCCCGGCGGCAGTCTTCCTCCCTTAGCTCGCCCTCTTGCATAAGCTAAACTATTCCCCTCCCAGCTAGTTTCACCCACCAGATTAAGCGAGGTTTTCCCTCTCAGCGATCACTTTTCACCACCGAAGAACAGGCCCTCATCGGTTCCCCTCCGTGTTTTCCCATCCATCTATCCAACCACTACATTTTCATGGAGAAGGCGGAGGCTACCGCAGTTGTCATACCCCTGTCAATTTCCAACCCCAGCTACCGTGGAAGCGGTATGTCCGACCAAGAAGTAAGCGAAGAACAATCTGCTGGGGATGCCTGGGTGTCTGCAGCAATGGCAGCCGCAGAGGCGGTGGCTGCTGCCGCTACCTCCGCCGGAATCGACAACCCTAACAACGACACGTCCACAGTTGCTTCTGCTAATGGGGGTCCTGGTTTAACACTGGGTGATGACACATACGGCCTGGACGGCACTGCCTTGGGGTGCCCGTCTCCACCATCACCGGAGGTAATGGGTCTAGAGATGGTGGTTGTGCCGTCGCTCGCTACGGAGATTGTGGCGGTCGTCCCAGCAGAAACAATTTCTGCTAGCGCAGCGGCCCCTGCAACCTGCGTAGACGACGGTAACGCTCCGCTGCTCGGACCAGGGCAAGCGCAGGACTACGACTCAGAGTCGGGATGTTATTACAGCGAGAGCGACAATGAAACGGCCAGCATGTTCATACAGCGAGTAGGACGTCGACAGGCCCGCAGGCACAGGAGGCGGCGCGTGGCCCTTACGGTTGCAGGCGTAATCCTGGTTGTGGTCCTATGCGCGATTTCCGGCATCGTTGGGGCGTTTTTGGCACGCGTGTTTCCGTAACACCACCTTTTACCCCACAACGGCCCCTCGCCCCCCTGGTCGACCAGCCACCGGACGTTTCCCAAGCCTCCTCCACCAACGGCATTCCCCCTCCATCACAGAGACGTTGTCCGCCAACAGTTAAGAGGTTAATTTACGCGGTGGTAGACCCCGCGCGCCTGCGGGAAACTTCCGCCGCCGGGCGGCAGCGGCGGCGGCCGTCGGAGGGGGGGACGCGCGCCCCGAAGCGGCGCTCGCGCGCTCCCACGCCCCCTCGATCCGCCACCGAGACGCCCCACCCCGGGGCCCCGCGGGCCGCGGCCGCCCGCCGGACGGGAGACGTGACGTGGACGGAACGCCTACTCTGGGGAGTGTTCGGCCGGACATCCACACGTTAAAAGGTAGGGGACTCTCGCCAGTACCTCACCTCGCTTTGTTGTTGAGCAGTGGTTTTACACCAGTAAAGCCTTGCCTTTACACCTGCCGCTACCGAGCCTTGAACAGCATCCCCCTCTCGAAGAGGAGACAAGACAACCTAAAGGAAGATAATAATAATAAGAAGATAGACATGATGAACTCCGACATGATGACAGCCGCCACCGCCGGCACCGAGGTCTTCCGCTGCGCGCTCGCTCGCCGCCGCAATGCCAACCCGCCCCACCTCGTCTTGGCTCCCGCCTTCGCCGCGGCGGCGGCCGCCAACTCCGGCGGCGAGGGGGCGCCCAAGGGGGAGCGTAAGCACCTGTTCAACCCGTTCGGGTGCATGCTCGGGCGCTCCTACTTCAGGCGGTGCCGCGAGGAGATGAACGAGGGGTACTTCGCCAAGGTCCCCGAGGGCTACTTCCCCGTCGCTCCCAGCGAGGTGCCGTGCCGCGTGCCGGTCGAGGGGGTGGTGGCCGGAGAGGTGCTCAGCTACACCGCCCTGCCGCTGCCCAAGATCGAGAAGCGGTTCTACAAGCAGCTGAACGACGGAACCTTCGTCCGCCTGCCGTTCCTCTACCCGGAGGAGTACTACGAGGGCGAGGAGGAACCCGCGGACGAGCGCTATTACATCAGGGCCGACGCCGCCGATGCCAGCAGCGCGGACCCCAGCACTCTCCCGGAAGAAGCATTCGCCAAGGTTCCCCCCGCCATAGCCGAGGGGATCACGAATTGGCAGGGGCCGAAGAGGGTGCCCATCCCATCGGAGCGCTATGTGATGAAGCTTGGCTTCGAGTACCAGTTGCACGTCACGGAAGACGCCTTCCAGGAAGTAAACACCAGCTTCATGCGGCTGGATCTCCAGAGCTCCCCGGACCCCCACTCCAGAGGGTCCAGGCAGCCGCGCAGCCGCGCGCACGTGTCTTCAGAAAACCCCGAAGACGCCCCCGTGGCCGTTTGATGCCAAAGTTAGCGCGGTGTAAATAATCTGTATCTCTGAACGGGCTGTACTGAGCGTTTTAGCTTTCTTAATAAAAAACATAAACCATATTTCCCGTGGTGCTGGAGTTTTGGTGGTCACACTCCCTTGTTTGCCGGCGCCCTCTAGCGCCTCTCCCACACTACTCGGCCCCACTCGGCCTCCCCGCTTTCCCCCACTCGGCCTCCCCGCTTTCCCCCACTCGGCCTCCCCGCTTTCCCCCACTCGGCCTCCCCGCTTTGTTTTTGCTTAGTAGCTGTGTGCGTCCTCCCACGCTCCAGGACTACCACAACCACCCCAACCCATCAATTCCTCCCTTCCTTCCCACCCACAACGAAAGGATAAAACCGGCGAGACCTGGTGGTCTGCCCCCCCCCGGTTCCGCACGCCCGCTAGATAGTTGGGGTAGCTGTGGGAGGAGGGATAGAGAGGTGGAAACACACAAACAGGCAGACTCTAGGAAGTGTGGTTTAGTATATAGTGAGTATATTTTTCAAAAGTTTATCGATTGGCCGGTCACGGCCACAGTTTTGGCGGTGCGGCGGGCCGCGGGAAGCTGAAGCGGGGGCTTGCGGCCGCGGGTGCGCAGGTACGCCGCCGCGGCGGCGTGGCGGGGGAACAGCTCGGGCTCGGCGCCGGCCATGTCAAGCAGCGCTACCCAGTAGCGCTCTGCGTCCGCCGGCGGCGTCTCCCCGATCCCGAGCCGGGTCTCGAAGAACCGCGCGCAGGCGCGCTCGTACATCTGCGGGCGCGAGCAGGCGAACGCGTGTCCCAGGCAGCACCAGTACGCGCAGAAGAGCATGCGGCCGCTGAGCTCGGCGTGGGTCTCCACAGGCGCCGCGCCGAGATCCACGAGGTACCGCCCCACGGCGCGGCGCAGCGGGTCCGCCGAGTGGAAGACGGGCATGGGGCTGGCCGCGTAGCGACCGAACATGTCGCAGAACATGCGGTACACGCGCGGCCAGGCCTCCGCGGGCGGCCCGGCGCCGCTCCGGAGCGCGTCCGCTGCCTCCGCCGACACGGAGCGCACGGCAGCGGCAAAGTCCCCCACGGAGCGGGGCAGCGAGACCGCGTGCGCCGCGGTGTCCGTGCTGGTAGGGTACAGCCCGTCGGCGCCCGCCCCCGTCCCCGCTCCGGACTCCTCGCCGTCGACGGCCATCGGGGAGCCGTTGTGGCCGTGGACGTACGCGCCGTCCATGCTGTCGTGGTTCAGTGGCTGGGAGATCGGGAGCACTGATTGCGCGCTGCCCTCCGCGCGCTGTATTTCCTCTGCGCGGTTCGGTAACTATAGCTGTTCCTCCTCCCCCCACCACACCCTTCCCCATCGCTCTTTCCCCTCCCTTTGCGTGGGCGTTGCTATCTATTCGATAGCCGTCGGGGGTTGGGCGTGACGGTGCGGTCATTCCCGCTGCCCCCGACCTCGCCCCGAGTAGCGTGGACTGACGCTAAACAACAACCGTTTTGTGGCTCCCGCTCCCCACCCACCCCAGCTGGAGTTCAGAGCACCCACCTATTCATCCCAGCCAAGCAGGAGAAAACCAACCGTATAAACGAAACCAAACTACAGAGGGTGCCGTTAACGATGTCTTTTATTGGTTAATCGTTTGTAATGTTATTGGTGGGACGGCAAGTGGGTTTGGGGGCTATGTGGAGGGTGTTCAACGGGTGTGTTGGGAGTTGCGGTGAAGCAGGGTGCCAACGAGTGGTGGTTTTACTGGTTAAACGTGGCGCTGGTGTGTTTTGGAGAGCGTGTACACGTGCGGCCTCTCCGACTCACCGGCGAGCGCTTTTGGTGGGACGCTCGCCCTTCGAGGGCTGGCGCTTGCGGCGCTTTTTGGCAGCGCTGGCGCGGGTTGTGGGGTGGTTGTTAGTGGGAGTATCAGACTCGCTATCGCTATCGCTCTCGCTGCTGGACCACTTTCCAGTGCAGCAAGAGTCATCCTCCCCCACGTCCGAAAAGCTATCGTACTCGCTGCTGGCAGTCTCCTCCTCGGGGCTAAACTCCGAGACGCTGCTTTCCCCGCTGGCCTCGTCTTCCTCCTCCTCGGAGGGCGACTCGTCTCCACTCACGTCACACTCCTCCCCAAAGAGGGTATTCGGGGGGTCGCTCGGTGGATCCAGGAACCGCTGCTCGTACCGGTCCTCGGAGTTCAGTGCCCGCAGCGTGGCGCGCAGCGGGAAGCTCTGCTCGGGCAGAAGCTGCAGTAGGGACTGCCAGCACTCGAGGGTGGGGCGCGTGTGCGTGTACCCCATGGCGTAAAAATCCAGCAGCACCCTGCGCAGGGTGCGCGAGTCCTCGGTCACGTGGATCGAGGAGGTGGATATCCCCCTGAACAAGCGGTTGACGTCCCCCGCGAGGCGGTTCACGTCGGGGCGCCACGGCGGGGCACAGAACGCCCCGGGCCCCCGGGCCAGGTACGGGCGCAGGGCCCGTGGGGAGAGCGGCATGCCGTATTCCGGATGGTCCGAGCCGCCTGGGAGCCTCGCGGGCACGCGCACGGCGTCGATGCGCTGGCTGGAGCGTGGGGACGGGTCCCCCGCCGGGGGGGAGGGGGTCAGGGACGGGATGATGGGGCTGTTTGACGGCGTCCCCCGCTGGGCCATGCGGCAGGATCCGTCGCACGCTCCGCACGGCTGGCCGTGTGGCATGGCTGGGCTGGGGTCGCCGGAGCTGGGCTGGGGTATCCGTTGGCGTCCTGGCCTGTAAACAAATGGAAAAACATTATAACCACACCTACCAATGTGTGGACCCCCTCCCACCACATGGGTAGACCACCGACCACCACATGGGTAGACCACCGACCACCACATGGGTAGACCACCGACCACCACATGGGTAGACCACCGACCACCCGCGATACCCCCACGCCTACCTCGCTAGGTTTCCGTGGTGTAAATGCACGTCAAAATGCTCTGGGTTTCAAGCTGCGTGTGTATCCACAGCTGGTAGTCCGCCGGGTAATATATACACGAGTTCCATATTCTCCGCCCTCAGGGAGGCGGATACAGGTGCATTACCACGCCTTTTCAATCGATAGATTATCGATTATCGGACGAAAATTGGAAACGCGTCCCGTGGTACAAATCCTCCACCTTGATTGGCCCAGAGGCCCGTTCGCACCAATCACCAATAAGTTATAATAATAATTATTGCAACAAAGTGCGAACACTACGTGTTCGCACTTCTTATCCGTTCCACGCCCCATAACCCCTGTCTCGGGAGCGCGCATGGCATCGTGCCAACTAGTGGGCACCGTGAGCCGGTTTCACCTCGACGCGGGTATGGACCCAGCACCCGTTTTTTAGCGCCCCCCCCCATCGCCGCGTACCGTAAACCAGCCAGGCGATTCGTCGCACTAAAAAATTTTTGCCCCCCCCACCCGCATTAACCGCACACCCTCCCCTCGGTTTCATCGAGCAAAAATTTTATTGACACCCCCCCCCTTATCCGTACTGGGGGGAGGGGTACCTCTATGCGCGCGTGGTAAAAAAATCGATAACGGGGGGGGTGGTGTATAACGATAGAAAGTGAAACCTCGATATGTATCTCCCAGGGTGTATGGATGGTGGTGCTCTGGGTATTTATGTGTAACCCCCGTACCCGTGGGAAAATGTGACAAATTGAAACCGTGTACACGTTACAACGATTGCACGCGTGTGCGGTCGGCTCAAAAAAAACGTGGGCGGGGCATGGAGGGGGGGTGGACGTGGGTGGAAGGTGGGTACAGGGCATCTCCCCAACGCCCCCACAACTGTTTTAAGCCACGCCCCATTACTTCATTTGAATATTGGGAGGGAAAACCGTGTTACGTCGATGGAGTGGGGGTGGCTTCAGTGTATAGCGTAACATCGTGGCGTCACATGTTAATGGGCTAGGTGGCGCCGCTAGGCGGTTGGCTGCAGTAACTACATTCGTCGGGTTTAACAGGCTAGAGCGCCACCATACGAACGTGTATGAAAGCGCATGTAAAACCGTGTTTTAAAACAGCGCCACCGCGTGGCTCTTTTTGAGATAATATGTAAATCAGCACACGTAGATATCATCCCGCCCAAAACACACGCGAGAGCAATACATGTTTTAATTGGTTCAGCTTTAATGAGATTCAACCGGGAAATACAGAGACGCGTTAACGCCCACCTTCCTCTCCCCCTCCCACTTTTTTACACCATTTCCGTTTTCAATCGGAAATATCACGCTCGCCATTTTTATTAAAATTACTTTTGAAGCCCACTCCCTCGGCTCCTCCCAGGCTCATCGGTATGCAGATGAGATTTACCAGGAAGTGTCATGGCGTCCGAGTGCGGCCATCTTTATGCATATGAGCGGCGCTATCCCGAATCCCGTTGGCGCGACGCGCTTCCCGGGGAGGAGACGCATGCAGATGAGATGTGCATCGAGGTGTCATGGCGTCCGTGGACGTTCATCTTTATGCATATGAGAGGCGCTATTCGGCATCCCGTTGGCGCGACGCGCTTCCCTGGGAGGAGACATACGCAAATTAGAAACGACACACGGGTTCTCATTGGTGGGAGCGGGGGGAAGGCGTTAAGCGCATGCAAATGCAAAGCGCGGGACCGGTTTCCATAGGCTAGAGCCGCTACACGCCCACCGCCCACCGTCAACGGCCAATCCAGATCGACGGTGTGGGCTGGCCCCTCCCACTAGGGGGAGGCACAAACCCCATCGTAGTAGTATAAAGCACCTGTTGCTCACCCATCGTAGCATCGCGGACTAGAGAGCCTTTCAGCTCACTGGACCAGCCAGCCTTCGAGGACTATCGATCGCATCTTGGAAAGCTTACCCGCTCTTGGCACTCCTTCTTCGGCCTGCGGAGGTAAGAGCTCTCCGGGGACACGACCGGCTTCGATCTTCTTTTCCTCCCGGGGAAAGCGTTAGAGAACGGGGCGAGTGCCAAAAGGGCCATGGAACCCCTCCAACACCGATGGCCCGAGGGGCTTCGAGGCTCGCTTCGACCCAGCGGTCGATAGCGCGGTGTAATACTTACCGAGGCTGGCAAAGGCTATACCTTCCCCGGGCAGATCCGGCCGGCTTCTGCTCCGGCGGAGCTCGGCGCGGAACCCTGGATATCTGACGGGGCGTGGTTACCACCCAAGCGGGGGAGAGGCCCCGGCCGCCCGCGTTCCCTTTTACCATTCGGCTCCGCTCCAACTCAACATCTTTTCCGCCTCTGCTTTTCCAGGGTAGAGAAGCGGCGCCCGTCGTCCGTGCGCCCGCCGCGGAACCCCGCCACCGGCCAACCGCCAGAAAACCTTCCCTTCTCGGTCTTCCGAGCGAGCCTTCCTTCGTGTGGTGGTTCTCGACCCCTACGCCGGAACCAGCACGCCATGGCCAGCCAGCGCAGCGACTTCGCCCCGGACCTCTACGACTTCATCGAGAGCAACGACTTCGGCGAGGACCCCCTCATCCGCGCAGCCAGCGCGGCCGAAGAGGGGTTCACCCAGCCCGCCGCGCCCGACCTGCTGTACGGCAGCCAGGGCATGTTCGGGGTGGACGACGCTCCACTCGCCACCCCGGCGGTGGTCATCCCCCCGCCGTCCCCGGCTCCCGAGCCCCGCGGAGGGAAGGCGAAGCGGTCGCCCGCTGCCGGAGGTCCTCCTACCCCGGCGGCCGCCCAGCCGGCGTCCCCGGCACCCAGCCCGGCTCCGGGGCTCGCAGCGATGCTGAAGATGGTCCACTCCTCCGTGGCCCCGGGGAACGGTCGCCGGGCCACGGGCTCCTCATCATCCGGCGGCGGGGACGCGGCCGACCCGGTCGCCCTCGACAGCGATACCGAGACCTGCCCCGGGTCCCCGCAGCCCGAGTTTCCACCCTCGGCCTCCCCTGGTGGAGGGTCCCCGGCGCCCCGGGTCCGGAGCATCTCCATCTCATCGTCGTCCTCGTCCTCGTCCTCGATGGACGCGGACGACCAGGCGGATGGTGCCGGGGCGAGTAGCTCCTCTTCGTCGTCCTCCGACGACAGCGACAGCGACGAAGGCGGCGAGGAGGAGACCCCTCGCCCGCGGCACTCGCCGGACGCCGCGAAGACCCCGTCGGCCGCCGGCTCTCCCGGGCCGTCCTCCGGAGGGAATCGCCCGGCGGCCGGGGCCGCCACCCCGAAGAGCTGCCGCTCCGGCGCCGCTTCTCCGGGTGCGCCCGCGCCCGCGCCCGCGCCCAGCCGCCCGGGAGTAGGCCTCCTCCCTCCGGGGGCTCGCATTTTAGAGTACCTGGAGGGCGTCCGCGAGGCCAATCTGGCCAAGACGCTGGAGAGGCCCGAACCGCCCGCGGGGATGGCTTCTCCGCCGGGCCGGAGCCCTCAGCGGCTCCCCAAGGACCAGCGTCCGAAATCGGCTCTGGCGGGAGCGTCGAAGCGCAAGCGGGCCAACCCCAGACCCATACCCCAGACCCAGGCACCGATCGAGGAGGCCCCGCGGACGGCCTCTTGGGACTTGCTGGACATGAACTCATCCCAGGCCGCCTCCGCTGCTGCGGCGGCCCCGGTGGCTCCCTGCGGCCCGGGCTTCTACCAGCGCGAGCCGCTGCTCACCCCGTCCGGGGACCCCTGGCCCGGGTCGGATCCGCCGCCGATGGGGAGGGTGCGATACGGGGGGACCGGGGACTCGCGGGACGGGCTGTGGGACGACCCCGAGATAGTCCTGGCCGCCTCGCGCTACGCCGAGGCGCAGACACCCGTACCGGTCTTCGTGCCGGAGATGGGGGACTCTACCAAGCAGTACAACGCTCTGGTCCGCATGGTGTTCGAGAGCCGCGAAGCCATGTCCTGGCTGCAGAACTCTAAGCTCAGCGGGCCCGACCAGAACCTGGCGCAGTTCTGCCAGAAGTTCATCCACGCTCCGCGCGGACACGGCTCCTTCATCACCGGGAGCGTAGCCAACCCCCTGCCCCACATCGGGGATGCCATGGCGGCCGGTAACCCGCTCTGGGCCCTGCCGCACGCGGCCGCCTCGGTGGCCATGAGCCGCCGCTACGACCGCACGCAGAAGAGCTTCATCCTCCAGAGCCTCCGGCGCGCTTACGCTGACATGGCCTACCCGAGAGACGAGGCGGGGAGGCCGGACTCACACACCACCACGGCCGGGGTCTCGGCCGGCTACCCGGCCCAGGCCGCCGCGGCAGCGGCCGGCCAGCAACAACCCGAGCCCCCGGCGGCCTCGGTCCGCGTCCGCGAAGCGTACACCCGGGTCTGCGCGGCCCTCGGGCCCCGACGCAAGGCCGCCGCGGCCGCTGCCGCTCCGGGTACCAGGGCACCCAGGCCGTCCGCCTTCAGACTCAGGGAGCTCGGGGACGCCTGCGTGCTGGCTTGCCAGGCCGTCTTCGAGGCCCTCCTGCGCCTCCGCGGCGGGGCGTCCGCCGTCCCCGGACTGGACCCCAGCGAGATCCCCTCTCCCGCCTGCCCTCCCGAGGCGCTGTGCTCCAACCCGGCCGGGCTGGAGACGGCGGCCCTCTCCCTCTACGAACTCAGGGACCTGGTCGAGCGGGCCAGGCTCCTCGGGGACTCGGACCCTACCCACCGCCTGGGCGCCGACGAGCTGCGCCTCGCGGTGCGCGCCGTTCTGGTGGTGGCCCGAACCGTGGCGCCGCTGGTGCGCTACAACGCCGAGGGGGCCCGGGCCCGGGCCTCGGCCTGGACCGTCACCCAGGCCGTGTTCAGCATACCCAGCCTGGTCGGGGGGATGTTGGGGGAGGCCGTGTCCCTGCTAGCCCCACCGACTCGGTCCCAGCCCTCCTCGTCTTCCCCCGGCGGCGAGGGCAGCCAGCAGCCCTTCTCCGGCTCCTCGGCCGCGGAGGGGAGCCTTCCGCCCCTGTGGCCCACCGTCCCGGGGAAGCAGTCCGCGGCGGCCCCCTCGACTCACTCCCAGTCCCCCCAGCACTCCCAGAGCGGCGGTAGCGGAGCCGCGACAGCCACCTGCTCCCGGGCCACCCAGACCAGCGCCCGCTCCCAGGGGCAGCAGCAGAAGGCCCGCTCCCCGCAGGCGGCCGCCTCCCCGGCCCACCTCAGCCAGGAGGCGATGCCCGGCTCCTCCTCGGACGACCGCGGTGCTATCGTCCACGGGCGCCCCCGGGGCAAGAGCGGCAAGCGGCGCTCCGAGCCCCTAGAGCCGGCGGCCCAGGCTGGAGCCCCGGCCTTCTCCTCGTCCGCCCGGGGATACGATCCCTCCTCTGGGCCGGTCGACAGCCCTCCTGCCCCCAAGCGCAGGGTGGCCACCCAGGGCCACCAGGCTCCCCGGGCCCTGGGACCCATGCCCGCCGAGGGCCCCGACCGTCGGGGCGGGTTCAGGCGCGTGCCCCGCGGAGACTGCCACACTCCGCTTCCCAGCGACGCGGCCTGCGCAGCCTACTGTCCCCCCGAGCTGGTGGCCGAGCTCATCGACCACCCGCTGTTCCCCGAGGCCTGGCGCCCGGCGCTCACCTTCGATCCCCAGGCCCTAGCCACCATCGCGGCCCGATGCAGCGGACCCCCGGCCAGGGACGGCGCGCGCTTCGGGGAGCTGGCTGCCAGCGGCCCGCTGAGACGGAGGGCCGCCTGGATGCAGCAGATCCCCGACCCCGAGGACGTGAAGGTGGTGGTCCTCTACTCCCCGCTCCAGGACGAGGACCTGCTCGGCGGACTCCCGGCCGCCCGCCCCGGCGGCTCGCGGCGCGAGCCCCTCTGGTCCGACATCAAGGGGGGACTCTCGGCGCTGCTGGCGGCCCTGGGGAACCGCGTCCTCACCAAGCGGTCCCACGCCTGGGCCGGCAACTGGACCGGAGCCCCGGACGTCTCGGCCCTCAACGCCCAGGGGGTCCTGCTCCTCTCCACCGGGGACCTGGCCTTCACCGGCTGCGTCGAGTACCTCTGCCTCCGCCTGGGCTCCGCCAGACGCAAGCTCCTGGTGCTGGACGCGGTCTCCAGCGAGGACTGGCCCCAGGACGGTCCCGCGATCAGCCAGTACCACATCTACATGCGGGCCGCCCTCACCCCGCGGGTCGCCTGCGCCGTGCGCTGGCCCCGGGAGCGCCACCTCAGCCGCGCGGTGCTCACCTCCAGCACCCTCTTCGGGCCCGGACTGTTCTCGAGGGCCGAAGCCGCCTTCGCGCGCCTGTACCCGGACTCGGCTCCCCTGAGGCTGTGCCGGGCTGCCAACGTGGCCTACACGGTGGACACTCGCGCCGGGGAGCGCACCCGCGTCCCCCTGCCTCCGAGGGAGTACCGCCAGCGCGTTCTGCCCGACTACGACGGCTGCAAGGACATGCGAGCCCAGGCCGAGGGGCTAGGCTTCCACGACCCGGACTTCGAGGAGGGCGCCGCGCAGAGCCACCGCGCGGCCAACCGCTGGGGCCTCGGGGCCTGGCTGCGCCCCGTGTACCTCGCCTGCGGCCGGCGCGGAGCCGGGGCCGTGGAGCCCTCGGAGCTGCTGATCCCCGAGCTCCTGAGCGAGTTCTGCCGGGTGGCGCTGCTGGAGCCCGACGCCGAGGCCGGACCCCTGGTGCTGCCCATCACCGAGGCTCCCCGCCGCCGGGCCCCGCGAGTCGACTGGGAACCCGGCTTCGGCTCTCGCTCGACCTCGGTCCTCCACATGGGCGCCACGGAGCTGTGTCTGCCCGAGTCCGACGACGAGCTGGAGATCGACGGGGCCGGCGACGTGGAGCTGGTGGCCGACCACCCCGGCCCTAGCCCCGGCGCGGCCCAGGCCCTCCGCCGCGCTCCCATCAAGATCGAGGTGGTGTCGGACGACGAGGACGGTGGAGACTGGGGCAACCCCTATCTCTCCTGAACACGATGGAGCGCCTCCCTGCGGACAAAAACAAAAATCAGTACATCCACAACTATGTGTCCGCCCAGCACAACGCAGACTCCGCCTAGACCCCACCTCCCTCCGCTGACGCTCAACCCCGCTCCGCCCTCTGCTGACGCGAAGAACAAGGCCCTCCCCGGACGACATGTGAGGAACGAAGGGGGCGTTGTATCTAGCAGCCCACGTTCCTTATTGCTCACATGTCTGCCCAATTGGTGGGCACTTCCAGGCTTCCCCCTCTCGGTGATTGGTTGTTTTCAATAAAGATGTTTTTTTTTAAATTTTAACCGACCGCGTGGTCTTTGTTTACTGGGCGGGTTGATGGGCGGGTTGATGGGCGGGTTGATGGGCGGGTTGATGGGCGGGTTGATGGGCGGGTTGATGGGCGGGTTGATGGGCGGGTTGATGGGCGGGTTGATGGGCGGGTTGATGGGCGGGTTGATGGGCGGGTTGATGGTAACTGCTCCTCCCCTTCCTGCTCCTCCCCTTCCTGCTCCTCCCCTTCCTGCTCCTCCCCTTCCTGCTCCTCCCCTTCCTGCTCCTCCCCTTCCTGCTCCTCCCCTTCCTGCGACGTCACTACCGCCTACGTCACTACCGCCTACGTCATTTCCTGCTCCTCCCCTTCCGGTGACGTCACTGACTCCTCCCCTTCCGCTTCCGGCCACGCCCCTTCCGGTGACGTCACCGGAAGTGACGTCACTTTGCCCCCCCCCTTAGACCACGCCCCCCTATTCAAATGCGGGGGTGGGACGCTGGCTGTGGG